TATAGCCAACAGTTTCGATTTCTTTAAATTCGGAGTCACTGTACAGAAGATTGTCACCAGGTTTAGACATGCCAGATAAAACTGAAAAGATGTAGCCATATTTAGCTTTATCCATTAAAGCTTCAGTTTCATTCGTCCATTTAGCTTCATTCTGTGACAGCCCTAAAGTTGGAACATCATCTTCAATACCAGCAGTATCCCAACTATTGCTATAGCCGCCGTTAAGATAACTCCGAAAGCCTCCGTAGTAATCATAGTCATAACCGTCTTCATCGTAGTGTCGAGTCTGGACTTTTGAAACGTTTGATGGAGCCGATTGACCGCCTGTGTAGGGATACCCTTTCGATTTAGATTTGCCATAATTAGCATAAGCTCCATAGTTATAAACTTTCTCTTTGACTTTTGCGTAATCTTCTTCCGGAATATCAAAACCGAATTGATTACTATCAGAAAAATCAAAGATATCTTGCAACTGCAATGGAATGAGCGCATCTGCACAACATGCTCGTTGAACAGTTTTATAAGTAAAGGTATTATCAGACTTATTCATTAGGTTACCAAACACAAATGAGTAGATACCATGTTTGCCTTTTTCATCTGAGTTGTCTGTGGCCGAATAGAATGCACCCATTGTATGATGTGAGTGTGATGTCAATACCAACACCTTATTAGGGTCATCATACCAACCACCAGTTCTTTGGTAAGTAATAGATGCACCTGCAACTTCCTGTTCTGGAACTTCAACAAGGAATTCTTGGGCTTCTTTATCCCACCAGATTTGTGCCATTACTTCGTTCTTATTGGTTTCGTAAATCTTACGATAAAAACGAATAATTCCATAAAATAATTTACCAGGAATTTTTGGGATGTCTGTAGATTGAATAAAGCTTTCGGACATTTTTGGCATGCCGATCATTTTAGTTTTAAAACTTTCTGCTTTAATCCAGAAATCACCAATAACAGAGCGGACGAGTTTATAAACACCATCTTCCGCGATTATAGAGTCGCCATCCTCGGCATCTTCTTTATTTTGTACAATTTGAGGCAGACGAAAATCCATTTCGCCCATCAAGTCTTCAATGCTCAAACTCATAATATTTTCCTTTCATTAATTATAAGCTTACATCATAATGCCGCTAAGAGTAGTATCATGGTTGCGTGCCAATTCACGCTCTAGATTATAATCTTCATTATTCACGGCTTTCATTGCAAAGAATTTGCAAGTAAGATTTCGAATACGAGCAGTAACTTTAGAGTCAATTTCTTGCAAAGTAGAATCTCTAAACAAATACGTATCATCTAAATCTGAATTGAATGTTGAGCCAAAGAATAATTGCGGCAATTGTTCAATATCAAACAAGTTTCCACTCTTCAAAATGGAATCTACAAGACGTTCATTTTCGCCCCAACAAATTCCATAAGAAGCACTATAGTTATTCATTTTGAGATACCAAAGTTTTGTATTAGGTTTAATCTCATCGCCATTGCAAATAAAGATAGAGCTTTTTCCACGAATAAAATGGCCCCTAGAGTTGACCACAGCTTTCATTACAATGCCCGGCAATTTAACTTCGACATCAGAATAGTTTTGATATTTAATTCTAAACATTCTAGAGGGCTGATAAATTAGAAAACCCTTATATTCAGAATTTTCCCAAATTCTTAAGATGTTTTGCGGGATCAAGCCAGAGTCTTTGTTCTCTCCGTTAGGACCAGCTAAAGCAGCAGCAGCAGCTTTTGTTGTAACCATTTTTGACGTGCATTTGCCTTGTAAGTCCTGAATATGAATAACAGCCTTATCTTTGTTCAAGACTTCAATATTAATTTTTCCTTGCATTTTTATTCCTTTAAAATAAAACTCTTTTTAATCAAATGTAAAACGAGCAGGATTCCATAAATAAGAATCACAGTTCCAACCTCTATTCCGCTCGTCTCTTAATATACTCATATTTTCTTTTGCTGCACGTCTTAACTTATAAGCCAAAGAATCATACACAGAATCGTGCATCCCATTAAATTCTGAAATAGAATCTCTTAATCTATTGTTAATATGCATAAACATATTGGTTTGTGGATCCATATCAAATCTAATAAGTTTATATATATAGAATCTCATTCCTCTAGTGTCAATTTCGCATGCTTCACCTCTAATTACATAACCTAATTGACTCATACATGAAAGACTCTTAGAGTATTCTCTATAGATATACGCACTAAGGTTTATATAATAACCATAACGGCCATTCCATAAATTCTCTGCAATCGATTTACTTATTAGACTGCAGCCAGTTTCATATATTATTTTTTCAACATCAATAGAGACCGGTATGAGAAATTCTAAAAATATAGACCCACTATCTGTCCTGCAAATATTATGGATAGCAGGCAATAGAATATTAAAGTCTTCAATATTACCAGAATACTTTGCATCTAATAAAATTTTGGATACGATCAATTTATGCAAAGGGTTTTCAAGATCAATATCATTCATTTGAATCCTCAAACAATAGGTTATGTACATTCACATATCTTGATTGAAATGCTTCTAATACATTGCTAAAGGATAATTGATCTCTAATCATCCAGGAGATAGGGTGATAATAGATATTATCTATCTTTTCAAAGTTCTTTAGTTCAATTCGCGCATTATCTCCCTCAGCAGGATAATAATAAATTCTTTGAGCATTAATCTCGGCCATCATTTGTCTAGATGATGCGTTTATATGGCTTCGACCAATATGCACCAAATGAAGATCATTCCCTTTTTTAAAAAACATAATGAATGTAGATAATCTTATATTCAATAGTCTTGGAAATAACTCAGGATCAATTCTTATTGTACCAGTGACAAATACTTTATCTGGATCACTGCCATTGGATGTAAAAATTTTATAGTATTTACCGAGAAGAACACTGCCAACCAAATCAAGATCCATTTCATAAGGGGTTTCAACTCCAGAGCTCTGGATTATTTTTAGCAGCATGATCCGTTGATATATTTTGTCTTTATCCATTTTTAACCCTACCAAAAATTAATGACCAGATTTGGTTAATGCTTTAAATGTTTCGCCGCTCAGAAGAACTGAAACCTCATTTCTTATAGAGCTACTATAAGAGCAAAAAATATTAATTTTATCAATCAGTGACTTATGTATACACAAAGATTGGCCCTGGATAAATAATCCATCCACACCATAGCACCCATCATGTCCGTCTCTAATATTTTTCTTAAAAATTCCCAATGGATTTATATTTTCATCATACACTCCCATTGTTATAGTTTCATTTTTTATTTTTATTCTGACATAAGTATTTCCCTCTTCAATATCAATAAGCCTATGCTCATAAGATAGCGGGGAAACAAAAGATTCAGACTTATAATCATTTATAAGTTCTCTAACTGTTTTTTGAAAATGAATTATTGTATCTATGTATAACCAATGATTATTAAATACATTAAAATTTATGTCAAAATAGGTAAAACGTAAATTCTTAAAAAATACGTTAAAATGGTGGGGTAAAATTGTCTTGGGAATTTTATATTTTACATTTAATTCGTTTGCAATTTTTGCAAAAAGTATTCTGAGAATAGCTTGTTTTTCATAATTTTCCATTCTCATTCCTTTATTTAAAAATATTCGTCTTGAACACTTTGAGCATTATTAAGGACATCAATAGCGATATCGATTGTTACAGAAGACTTCATCCAAAATTCAGGTTTGAAATTTCTAAAAATACGTTCAATAAGTTCTGGCTTGATATGCACAGTAGATCGAGCCTCCATAATGGTTTTCAGGTCTTCAACATCAATGCCTATATCTTCGCCTTGTTCGAAAATATTATGAAGATTTAAAATAACATCTTCACTCATTTCACCCGCCGCCGCAATTTCCTTTTCCGCCTCTTTGGCTGTGTTCTCCACATTACCAAGAATGGCCAAAAATTCATCATCAACATAAGACATACTTTTCTCCAATAAAATATAAGAATAGCCAATCATGGCGAAAAGAAATGGACTCCGCTGCATATACATGCACAGTACGGAGTCCTATAATTATTTGGGCCCCATTGACCCACATTACGCAATCAAGCGTTTAATAAAAAAATCAAATTGTATTTAAAGCTCTACTTAAGCTTTAGAGCCGGTACGGTTTGTAATAACCAGATAACCGTCGGCATTGACGCTGTGGTCAAAAGAGCCTTCAGTGCGCAGGGCAACGAATTTAGTTTTCAAAGCGGTCAGCATATTCTCAACGGTAGTAGTGCTACCATTTGGCAGAGTTTTAGTTTCACCGTTGTAAATGTATCCACGAATTTGAGACATAATGTTTCTTTCTATAGTAAGGTTTAAAAGATTAGCGACGATAAGTTGCTACAACTTGACCGCTAACATCGGAAATGATCAAACTGTCACCGTCAATAAGATTTGTTCGGGCGTATTGTTGGAATTTTTCCAAAGATTCGAAAACCAAACGGTTGTCAACACCAGACACAAACGCGGTTAGGTCATCAGGGTGCATTTCGGTATCACCATCGAGGAAACGCATAGTTTCTTCAGCGTCCAGTTCTCGAGATTCAACCAGCAATGCGGCATTTAATTGATCAACAGAAAGAGGACCAGAATGTACAGGAGTACCAGTAGGCACGCGGCCTTGCAGTGCAGAAGACAAAGCTTCAGCAATTTGTTCAGCAGTAGTGGTTTCACCTGCAATTACGATTTGAATTTGAGCCATAATATTTTACCAATTTAGGATTTTAGGAATAGCATAAGATACCAAATTTAAAATCACTTCGGCCTCTTGGCCACTTACAGGAATTGAAAATTGGGATTTTACACCGCCATTGTTTTGAGCCACCGAAATGAAATAAGGCGATTTACCTTCAGTTGCTCTAGTAAGTTTAATAACTTTCGTAGAGCCATCAAATTCATGGAACATTTCGGCCTCTTGTCCGCGCTTCATGGAATAAACAATCTGAGATAAGTCAGGCATTCCAAGTTTTACGCCGATTTTCTTATTTTCCCATTCGTATTGTTTTTGATTTCCAGAACCTTCTTTCACTGGAGCTATTTCCAAATAAATAAAACCTTTATTCAGAATATCTTTTCCTGAAGAGTTATTAATACGAGGGTTAACCAAGCGCATACGAAGCGCCGCCTTGGATTTATAAATAGCATATTCCAAGGGTTGTTCTGCTACATTGTAATTAGACATGTTTTACCTCAAAAAGGAATTCCGCCGGTAGGCATATGGCCAGTATTTGCGTTTCCGATATTACCATTGCCTACATTAGAGTAATCATTACTTCTAGCCGCAGCTTGTCCTTGATATTGTGCCTGAGGAGGTTCAACCACATTATATCCGTTACCTGCAGTTTGTGCCGAACCTTTATTGTAAGCATTCAATACCGCAGCTGTAATAGCCTCACGAGATTCTTTACTTACAGGGCCGGCAGTCTCTTGCCACGTCCCATCTTGTTTTTTATAAGAAGGGAAAGCAACGAATGGGCCATTTCGACCAGAATAAATTGAGATATTAATTTGGACAAATCCTTCAATCTTAACAAAGCCACGGGCTAATGTAGAACCGTTTGAAGAATTTTCCCATAGAGTAACCTGAATATTCATTATTTATCATCCTTTTTGAAAGAAGTGAAATGGCGATAGATATTAAGTTTAGCCAATTCTTCTTTACAATTGCGTCCATAAAAATGTGAGCAATCAGAATAATAACGAATTCTATATCCGCGATTAGCAAGCTCTTTCATTGAGGAGCTCATTGTTCCAAAGAAATCAATGCCAGCAAATGTTAAATCATATTCATGTGGCGGCAAGATAAAGTCAATATTATTAAAATATTGGGAAATACTGTCGTCACCACTAGAGCTAGGAATTTGCATGAGATTCTCTTTGCCAAGCCAGTTGTCAGATTGAAGTTCAACCTTAATAACCTTGCTATTAGGAATCAGATTTCCATTACTCCATTTGCTATTTTTACTACCGGAATAATCAACAGTTATAACTGCATCGTGTTTAATATTACCAGAAGCAAAAGAAGCTTGCAATTTTTCTAAACTTTTATTTGCATTAGCTATTGCTTTTGGATTTGAAGGATTGGTAGTTTGATCATTTAACATTGAAACAATCAATACAGATTTTCTTTTAGGTGTAGTTTGTTTTTTCATTTTGTTTCTTTTATTATTATAGTTGTAGAAACAAGGCATTATTTAAATGATACGAAAGAACAGTCGAACGCCTTTTTTAAAAGATTTTCAAAGTCTTTAATGTCCAATTTCTCTTTGCACGTACTAAAAGAAATTGAAACCTTATTGTGTTCAGGGAAGGTATGCCAAGCCCAATGACTTGTGCTTAACAAAAACACCCCAGTAGACATAGTTCTATTCCCAAAGATGTAGTCGGAATAGCCTACGCATTGCATTCCGAGTTCACATAACACAAACTCAGAACAGCTCTTTATATATCCATGCTCTAGATATATATTAGGACTCTTATTAAAAAAGAGTTCAAAGTTGTAATCGTAAATTTCCATTTTTAAGCCTCGGAGATTTGCCGATAAAGGCGGTGCCATCATCAATGATACCAATTATCATCTTCGACACCTTGCCCTAGAGGGGGCCATTAAATATACAAGAGCCTTGGCCCTATCGTCAGCCCGATACACAGATCCTCTAAGGTGTAAAGCCATTAGTTTGATCCCTAGTCATCGAACTGATAAAAAGAGAGTCACTTCTCTTTTACCATTAGCTTCACACTCTCTTCGTGAGTGAGCATCGAAGCTTCCAGTTCATTTAAGAATACTTTCGTTTTATTTTCAAAGTTTTCTTTGCCAATATTGGCACGTAAATCTGCAATCATGTTTCTGATTTTCTTTTCATCAACAACTGCAAATCTAGCATCGTGAAGCATAGCCATTTGGTATACTTTATAAAGAATATAAGCAATAGCTATAAAAATAATAATATAACTCATATTTGCCCTTAACTAATTCTATACTGTAGCCAATTAGATAAATCTACCGGTGAATCGAGGTCTATAAAATAAGATCCTTCATTTACCTTAACGCCAGACATATGGGCATAGATTGAAATATTTTGAACCAGATTTGTAATATCACTAATGGCAGCCATTAGTATATTAGTATTTGCAAATCCATTTTTAGATACAGTAATGTAACATTTAATAGATCTAAGGATATTCTCAGAATTATTTTTAATTCCAATTAAACTTATCGTAACTGGAAATGAAGGAATCATCATTTCTGGTATATCCGAATCGATATCAAAAGGTTCGGGTTCGCCAAGTTTAAGTGTATTATCCCAAAGGAGAGATTCTACTTTAAATACTTTTTGATCTCTAAAATAAAATGTGGCTAAATTATTTCCATTTTTAAGATTCAACAACTTCATTGTTTTTATGATCCTATACTAAGCTAACTCCATAATAATGCTCATCGAATATATCCATGAAGAAAACAAAAGCTTCATTAACTTTGTTCTCTTTTAAAAGGCTGTGCAATCTTTTTATAATGAAAAAGTTCAATACAAGTTTGGATACAATTTCTTGATTAGGATTATTGATTACAAGACCATTCCCAGCATCTATTGCGCCACAATTATCAAATTCAAATTTAACCCTTTCTTCCATACGATCTATGTCTGAATCATTCAACAATTCAGCATTTAAATTATATGGTAAATATATTTCAAATCTATATCCAATTTTTTTTAACTTTGATTGAGTCTGGATAAATATGGTCAAATTTTGTAAAGTGAAAATCTAAGTCTTCTATTTTTAGACATTTTTTCAAAAAAGTATCAATATTCCCATAAAGGATTTTATTTCTACAATGTGTATCAAGTCCATTCAAATCGGCTTCAATCCAATCTCTTCTTTTATTTTTCATATTGTTACCATCCTTCATAAAAGAAAATTAAAGATGGGCAAAATATGTGTAAATGGATATGCTACAAAAGATGTAGTTCTTCATTATTTTGCCCTGCAATTAATATTGCATATTATCTCATTTTAAATGCACGCTCTTTAGCGCTTGCCGGAACTTTAGGAAGTGGATACCAGGCTACATCAAAACCTTCGCAAAAGACATCTTTTCTTCCAACGCCAAATTTACTTACTACCCATACCACTTTGTTTTTAGGAGGAGGAACTTCCTCGGCGTCGTGACAATAAGTCTCAGGTGTTGTTAGTATATCCATAAGGCATGCCTTTATCTAAAAGTCATTCTACTTAGCTCACCAGTTTCTCTGGAATAAATAATTACATTTGTACCAGATTCTGATGTCCATCCATGAGAGCTACTATAAGCGTCATTTGGAATTAACGTTTGATGTTGTTCAACAATGATTCCAAGATTTTCAACTACACGACGATGATGCTTATCTCCCATATGGGCATATCGATATTTGGTTCGTCCCCAAATTTCAGGGAACAATGACGGAATAACTCCAGCCATTTTTGCAAATTGAACCTTATCGCCATGATGATAAGCAAGCATAGTTTTACCAAACTCAATTGCATAAAATGGATAAGAACTTTTAATTACCGCTATATTAGGATCGTTTTCAAAATAATATGAGAACAATTCCTGCAACCATAAAGATCCAATAGGATCATGATTTCCTTGGGCGATTAATAGAGTAACATTCGTTGCCTTGGTTCGAGCCCGTTGTACAAAATAAGCAATAATTCTGACCGCAATGGAAATCAAATCAGAATAGCGAGAATCTTGATCTAAGATGTGTCGTGACGCAGGAGTAACAGCAAGCTGAGAATCACTATGTAGGAAGTCGCCAAGAATATTGACAATAGCGTGTTCAGTATGTGGAGTTGCTTCAACCATGGAGTCAATTACTCTATAAATTTTCTCTGTAGCAATTTTTGTTGACCACTCTTCACCAGACTCATCTTTAGATGCAAACATCCCTAAGTGATAATCTGTAATTGTGTATTGTGCCAGCAGGCCTTCTCCGCTAATTGCCCTAGGAACTAAGTTAAATGGCGCCGGCTGAATAATATCTTTAAATGACTCCATTGCGCGATAAATAGTTTCTGCAATAGGATTCGCTTTGCCATCTTTTTTAACCCATTGTAATTTAACATTACCCTTAGCATCATACAAAGTCGAAGTGCTATCAGCAGGAGAGATTTTTACAGGTTCTTCAACAATGCCAGATTCGGCATTAGAAACAGGAAGAGTGAGGACTGCAGTAGTGTCAGTTTCAATATCTTTTTTAATATCGCTCTGCTGAACTACGACACTATTTGCTAGTCGCCCACTCAAAAAAGTCAGAACATTTCCAATTGTACCTGTTGAGACACCAAGTTTTTTGGCAGCTTTTCGGACGCTACCAGTTTCGATAATCGCTTGAAGTTTTTCGCGTTGCGCTTCGGTCGTCGCAACTGTTAGTAATTTTTCAAAGTCATATTTAGAAGACATTAATTTGTCCTTATTATTATTATTATTATTATTATAAAAAAGAACCGACACATGTAAAAACATATGCCGGTTTGGTCTAATACAAGTATTAAGCGGAATTAAACCTCATTTAAATTGTTTTAAATATCTTCGCCACGGAAACGTAATTCTTTTTCGGCTTTAAGGCGATATTTAACATCCAGTTTTGGAAGCATTTCTTTAAGATTTTTAGTAGAAATACTTTTAACGGATACCGGTTTTTCTTTGCGTTTTGAAATCAAACTTTTCATTTTGTTTCCTTTTGAATTGAAGATAAAGACAAGAGTCTAGTAATGTCCTTGGGTTTATGGCCATCATACTCTGGCGCATTTGGTAATTCTTTTACATTAAAATGATACCAAAACTTAGAGTTGTAATGATAAGTATATTGACCTTCAGGTGTATTTATACCAACAATAAACGAGTCTTCGAACATTGTGCCATCGCTATGTTTCCATGATTTCCAGGCCAATTCTCGGTTGCTATGGCATATAATTGAGAACAATATTCTTCTATGTTCATAAAGTTCTCCGAAAGTATGATGTCCATCAGATATATCTTTGGTAGAAAGACCATTTAAATATGCGAATTTGCTTATATCCATATCAAACCGCCATTTTGGCTTTAAGTGGACCATGGCTTTGATAGTCAATCAATTTCACATCGTCAACAGTATAATAGAAAATATCTTTTTCTGGATTCAACCATAGCTTAGGCAGTGGTAATGGATCGCGTGTTAATTGCTCTTTTAGATTGTCAACAGCGTTCTCATAAATATGAACATCACCCAAAGAACCAATTAGTTCTCCGACTTCTAAGCCTGCTTCTTTGGCAAGCATATGAGTCAAAATAGCATAAGACATGATGTTAAATGGAAGCCCTAAAAATAGGTCAACACTTGCTTGAGTCCACATGCAATTTAGTTTGCCGTTCTGGACCTGAAATTGAACTTGTGTATGACAAGCGGTCAATGCAGCATTTTCGATCTGGGCTGGATTGTAAGATAGCATAATCAGCTTACGACTATTTGGATTGGCTTTTAACTCTTTAATCAACCAGTCCAATTGATCAAATGTATCAAGTTCGTCCCAACTTGAAATTTCGAAATCCCGCCATTGTGTTCCATATACACAACCAAGGCTTCCATAACGCACTTCGCTAACTTCTCTACCAGACCATGCTTCATAATTATCAGACCAAATAGTACGTTTGTCTTTTAATTCTGCACGAGGTTTGCCATATTGGATTTCGGCAAGTCTACGTTCATCAGGGCTGCCTTCAATAAACCATAATAGCTCAGCTACACAGGCTTTAATAGCCATCTTTTTGGTAGTTAGCACAGGTAGACCTTCCGATAAATCGAATCTAATCTGACGTCCAAATACAGTATATGGCGTAGGTATTTCCGTACGGTTTAGTTTAGGTGTTCCATTTTCAAAAACGTCTTTAACCAAATCTAAATACTGTCTCATTTAGTTATCCTTTTCTTTTCGTCCCATATATCGCTCTTGATATACTCGACACAATTGAATACCTGGATATAGCCTTACATTTTCCATTGGGATATATTTAAAATCGATACCTTCAACTTTGTGCCCAAAGCACCAAATATGCTCAGCAAGTTCAGCTTTATCGCTAAGTGGCCTTTGAATTTGAGAGCTTCTATCATTAAAATATGACATGATTGTCTCTTTAAGGTACATCTTTAAAGCAGCATAATCTCTTGCTATTTCCCTATCAGTCAGGCCAGGGCATTTTGATTTAAAGTCTTCATAAGGGTAGTGATTTCTCATTAATTCTTTAATTACTAAGTTTGACTTAGCAGTAATATCTTCACATTGTAATCGTCGAATAAAATCCTTATCGGACTGAAAGAAGTTTAAAATCTCAGTGCTAGGCTGATAGTCTTTGACATCCTTGATGTATTCCAGAAATCTGCAATACATAGGATGCTTCATTGCTTTAGTAAGTTTCTTTTCTGGAATGTCTGTAAAAATATTTTTGACGAAAAATGGCGATTTAGATATAGCTGCAAATGCTTCTTCTTCTCTTGTAAATTCGCTCTTATATATACCAATTACGCCTAAAATTTTGTGCCAATTATTAGTGACAAAGACTTCATTACAATTGTAAATATAGTACAGTCCATTGGGATTTAACTTAAACCCTTGAGACTTAAATATTTTCCCAATAATCGGACAGAACATGCCGTAAGAATAATAATTCAGAGCATACGGCATATTATTGACTTCGATTAAATCTACTTGAATTTGATTGCCTTTGTGATGAATCAATACGGAACTGTCGTTTGTTTCCAATACAAGGCCATGTTTATAGAAAAGCTCTTTAGCAAGATTGGTACAACTGACAAGAATGTCAATATCACCAAAGCTATCCTTGTCTAAGAAAGATTTCGTAAAAGCATAATTCATTGGCGCAAGGACTTTAGAGATGAACAGACATGCTTCTTCATATTCTTGTCTGTCCACTCTTTTTGTTTTAAATAGATTACCACCCATATTAATTCGCTTCCGTATTTTTTGACTCCAAATATTCGAGCCACTGTTTATATTGTTTTCTAATTACATCTTCGCCAACACTATTTTCTCTTTTTGAATCTCTTTCAATTGCTTCTTCTAAAGAGATAGGAAATTCTTTAACTTCAAATTCATAGCCGTGTTTTTCAGCAAATTTCTTCCAAAATTCTCGTGTTTTTGGATTCAAATTCGTATTAGAAATGATAATGTTTGATTCAAATTTTAATCCTTTTTCAGCTATCATCAATTCAATTTCTGTTACACGCTTTTCGTTTTTCTTATTGAATTCGTATGTTGACCAGTCAGAGCCAGGTTGAACGATCTTGAAACGAATGTTGTCACGATTGATGTTAAGATTATTATTGCCACTATATTCATACTTTTGGGCTTCTGCCCATGTTGTTTTACCCGAAGCAGAAACGCCAACAGTGATTATTAATTTTGGCATATTAAATCCATCCTTTATCTAAGTCTATATTATTATCAAAGATGCAACATTCGTATTGATGTTTAATAATTTTAAATTTAGTCGGCATATCCTTAATTAAAGAGTCTACCCTATTGAGAAAGTCATCCATATCAGAATAGTTTCTAACGGTTATAAACCTAGTATTCTCTTCGCCTCTTAAAGAGTTTCTAGACAAATGCGAATCTTTACTTTTACAGTAATCTTCAAGTTATTTTATATCAATATCATTGAATCTTACTTTAGTATGATATTCAAAATATTTATGTTTAAATAAAGGATAATCTTCTCTCAAAGCGTTGAATTCAAACAGAGGAATTTCAATTTTACTTCTGGACACTTTGAAGCCAGACTCTTTCAGCGCATTATTTAATCCTCTTACATAAATTTTCATATCTTCCATAAGGTCAAAATCTATCACTTTTGACAACATTGGCTGAATAGTATGATCTCCATTTGGCAATTCTATTACCAAAGGCTTACAATAGAGCTCTTTGCATTTGTCTTCAAATTTTTTAATTTTTTCTTTAGACGGCAAGTCTATTGTTATATGAATTTCATATTTCATACGTATCTCCAATATTCAATTTATATAAGAAAATAACCGCCCCATATCTAACAGGGCGGCTTTTATTTTTCAGTTAATTTGTTTCATTAATGTGATCGGCGCGTTCCCATAAAGAGGAGTTTTGCCATCCCATTTTTCAATAAATTGTTGTTGCAAAAGTTTTTCAGTAATACCTTCTGATTTCAATTTATTAGTTTCAGCTTCAAGACGAGCAAGTTCTAAACGCTTTTTCTGTTCTTCAATTTGCTGATCAATTACAGCAATATTCTGATTAACTTCATTGCGTTTATCAATACGCTCGGTAACAGATTTAGAGAATGTCAATTGTGAACTAAATGTCATTAATTCAAGGCCGCGCTTTTTAAATTCAGTCTTAACGATCTCTTGAACTTTTTGCTCAAAAGACAAACTGCCGCCTTTTGCCATCAATTCTTCCGTAGTATATTTTCGACTTTCTTCTTTCATCAAGTCAAGAATTTTTGGCTCAAGGATATTGTCTTGAAGTGACTGAATGAATTCAGAACCATAGCCGAGCTGTTTATTATCAAATACAACATCAACGGCGCGGTCTTTTGTTACACGGAAAGTGTAAACAGGTGTTGCAGAGAAGTCTGTATTGTCGGACGCCTTTAATGTAACGGCATCTTCAAATTTACCACGCTGTTCCCATAGTGGAACTTGGTACAACTCTGTGCCCGGTGCAACAGTCCATACCAAGCCAGATACAACAGAGAAATCAGATTTACCATTACGACCATAGTTTTCCATTAAGACGCCAGCCTGATTTGGCTCTACACGAGAACAGGCGGCAATTGACAACATCGCCAATAAGCCGATAAAGATCTTTTTAATCATTTGAAATATTCTCCAAAAATTTAATAATAGATACAGGAATAATAAATGAAATTAAAATTCCTAAAAATGGATATGGTGTATGATTAAAGGTCCAAATGGCAACAAAGCCAATTCCAAACATACACAAAATAAAAGTAAATACTTTATACAGATTCATTCTTTTTTATATTTTCCGGTAATAATCATACCAATAAAAACTATGATAAATAATGGCAATGTAATTGGCCACATCATACAAATACAAAGTTGCAAAATGAGAAGTACACCCTTCTCGACATTATCAGATCCAGGCAAATCAATGTCCTTTTTACGGATAATGAAACATTCCAATAAAAACAGTAAAGTTCCGATAACTAAAACTATAATTGGATCCATTTAATTTTCCTTTTCTTTGGATTTTGGGCCAAAATATTTCTCATAAAAGCCCTTCATTGAATCATAAAACCTGTTTTTCTCTCCACGACTTCTATGTCTTCCATATTTGGCAAGAACAGAGTTTGTATAAGAAGTAACAGCAGCTTTTGTAATACCATAAAGAGTGAGATATTCGGGATTACTAATTTTTACAGGTTTACCATTTATAATGCAATAGTATCCTTCAAGGTCGGAATATTCCGAGTGTCTATTCGAATTTAAAGTCAAAATTGACACTGTTGGATTTTCACTGATAGAGCAGATAGTGATATATTCATGTTCCAGGCGCTCATCTTTTACCGCTCCACTTGTATAAAATAAATCACCATCTTTTAAGCCTATCCAGCCTTTTCTTTCGCTAAGAAGAAGATATCTATATTTCCAATCGGAACTCCGCCAACAGTATCTTTATTTATGACACAATCAATAGTATCAAGAACTGTTTTGAGAAAACGGAGTTCAACACCATCTCCATTTCCTTTTATATGAAAGAAGTTAGAATAAGCCATAATAACTCCTACTCTCCAAAGACTGCAAATGAGACATCTTGCATTGATTTCAGAGCCTTTTTCATATCACTTCGAGAATCACTTAGCTTAACAATGGAACTTAAATCGCAACGATAATCCAACTTTGATTTTAAATCTTCAATTGGCTCTTGAAAATATTTATTTTTAATTTCAAGAGGTTTATTGTTTTTAAATGTATACCATCCGGCACTTGTCGAATTAAGTCTACTATCAGTATATCTGAGTGTTGTAAAAAACATATGCTTTTTCTCTGGGATGATAAAATAAATGCAACCTAAGACTTTAGAGACAGAGATATAAATTGGAGAATTTTCTATCAATATATCTTCAATCTTTTTAGATTTCTCTAAGATAGTATCAACTTCGCTATGAGGATACAAAAAACAATGAAAAATCATAAAGACAATTGTGACTGGAGTAACCCATAGTAATTTGGCGCCCAAAAACATCCAAAATAAAAATCCAATTACAAGCTGAAGTAGTAGTATCACTATAAATAAAGTGTCGGGACCTGTTTTAATGCGATACCACTTGCCGTTTGGACAAGAATGATCTTTCCAATAGCATTTAGGCTTTCTGCCACTAGCGTCCACAAATAATTCCGCCATAATCTACTCCTTATCAAATCTTTCGTACATTAATTTTGGAAGCCTTATAGACTTACCTGTACTGCTAGGCTGTAAACCTTTAACTGTCCACACAGTACCAACAAGGGATTCATGATTGGATTCATAATTTTTGGTTAAAGCAATTCTTTTGGGATCATCCCAATTTAAACCAAAATCGGCCCAAAAGGCAATTTCAGGATTGTCAACAGATCTACAATACATCGAGCCTATCTGTCCTTCGCGTTTTCCAGTACCGTATTTAACCTGTTCAATTTTTACATCTTCTAAATGTTCACGAACACGCTTTATTTGTGTATTAACACGTTTACCCATACGGTAGATACCATTAGGATCTTTAAGTACAATACCTTCTCCGCCGGATTTTACATTAGCCATAAAGACTTTATCAATAAAAATATGGTAATCATTGTCAGGACATGTCCTATGATAAACAGATGAAGCAAAAGGTAAATAAAGGCCAGAAGAAGCTTTTAAGTAAAGGGCTACATAGGGATCTTTGTCCTCATTGTCGCCATCTAAAAGAATAGAATCATGGATGCCAATATTAAACTGAAAATTAAGCTCTTCATCACTCCAAGCTTCTTTTCTATTTGGACTAACTAATCCTGATAGTCTTTCCAAGGAAGCATCTAGCAAACATAATTCAAATAGGATAAAGTCAGCTTTATCTCTATTATAAACAGATTTAAGTTCAGATATGTTTTGAAATAATACAGATTCCGGCGGCACAAACAAAGGTAGTTGAGTCCGACTGTATACAACCCCGTCCTTCAGGTTAAGAGCCGCGAATACGCCGTCCAATTTCTTTTGTACAATCCATCCAGAATAATTACTAGATTCCTTATATTTTCCGAGCTTCATAAAGTCCATATTAACATTCCTTAGAAATTTTTTGCAGAATCTTCCTACCAATTTTTTCTTTTTTAATTACACCGGCTGCTATGCAATCCATAATTCCTGACTCTTTAACAATATCAAGAATCATATCTGAATTTATAATATCAACAGGGAATTCCTTTTTGATTTTGTTTTTCCTTACAACTAAAGTTGAATCTTTTGCTCTTTCGGAAGAACCATAAGGGACAAAATCTCCAATTCCATAAAGTGACAGTCCAGTGTCATCAATAATAATTCCTCTGCCACCTTCCCATTGAATGTAATACACATTACAAAGTACAAATCCGTCTGTTAAACGTCCACATTTTCTGAGAAAATATAGATCTCTAGATGCTAAAACTTTTTCAGGCTTAACGTCATTATCTTTAATCAGAATCTCACCGCCCTCGAAAAGTGCTGGGATAAGAAATATTGCACTTAATGTTTCGAAAAGAATAGCACATCCCTTTAGCCATTCTGGGAATATATCAAGATATACAAAAATAAGAACAGTTAAAACTACAAAGGCAGCGCCAAGTGAATAAATTATTTTATTGGCCTTAGCGATTTTTACAATATCAATCCACTTATAAAGACCATACTCATACATTTCAAATTTATTATTTGATTCATATATAAAGAATGATGACATGCTACCTTCATTTAAATATTATCGATTAAAGCCTCTAAAACTTGCAGTTTTAGGTTTGAAGAATACCGACATAAGGATTACTACAATAACAGCTGCTACCGCAACCAATAACGGCATTAATGCAAATCCAATCAGCCAAAGCCAAGAGATCGCCAAGTAGCCAAACAGCTTGGCAGCGATTGCAATCAGAACTGCGAAATAATAAAATGTACTGAAGTTCATATATACCTCACAAAAGTGATAGCCCTAGAATTACTCTGGGGCTTATTTTATTTATTCTTTATTTTCAGATTTCAAAGAGTTGAAAAACTCATCGAAGCCTGCATCAGAAACGCCGGTTTGGCCACCAGACAGAATTTTAGCAGCTTCGGCTTTACCTTTGGTATTGACTTTAATTTCACGAAGGAATTCGTCAGCATCAATATCAACGGTAAATGTTTTACCCAGAGAAACATTCAAAGCGACTTCATTTTTCTTCATTTGCAGTTTCTCACGTTGCAAACTCAAATCGAAGCAAAGACGCTCGTATTCGCCTTCTTGCTCGATATAAGAAGCAAGCATTTTCTTCTTCTCTTCAAGAATCTGTTTGCGCATAAATACACGATAGGCAGCATTACGCTCAATTTTGCCGGCAGCAACATCTTTGCGCAGAGCTTCTTCTTCTTTTTGGATCTTAGGCTCTTCGCTATTGATTTCTTTTTCAATATCTTCAATAGACTGTTGAACAGAAGCGCGGTTAACACAAGCCTGATTAATCGCTTTACCTACATCAGAAACCTTTTGGTTGATGTATTCTTTAGCACGTTCAGGATCATTGAAAATCAATTCATTTGTTTTGGTTTTGAAAAAGGACATAAAAATTGCTTTTAATTTTTCCAACATTGTCGTCTCCTTACTTAAGGGATAGTTTATAAATCTTTAATTCGTAATCCCCTGTCGAGATAGAACGAATTTCTTCCTTATCAAACTCATCAAAAGAGTAATCAAGGAATGTATCATACTCATAGTCCTTGTTTTTAAATTCTATTTCTGATAAGTAAACGGCATCTACAAGGCCAGCAGAAAGAAAATGTTTGTACAATTCCGCGCCACCGATTAAGAATAATTCCTCATCATTAGAGGTGCATAAATATAAGTATTCCTCTAATGTTTCCATTGTATAAGAACCATTTCTTCCATCTCTAGTTACAGGGATAACAGTTCTTCTATTCAATGGGGGCATATTTTTAAAGGTTTTATATCCGCAAATACAAACATTGCCAAGAGTCATTTCTTTAAAGAATTTCAAATCATCAGGGCAGCGCCAAGGAAGCTTTCCTTTATAACCAATGCCGCCAGTCTTTTTATCAACCGCAACAATCATGTTTAATTTTGAATCAGCAAACATTATAGTTCCTCTTCTTGAAAACGAAGTTCAATACTACGCTTAATACGAGCGGCTGCTGTCTTTTTGCTTTGCTCGGTTGGCTTATTGTATACTACACCAAGATTCTTAGCTTGTTTACTTAAAATCCAATCTTTAATCCAAGGCTTACTCATTAAAACACTCCAAAAGATAAAAACAAAAGCCCCACAGTGCAGATAAAAATCTACTCTATGGGGCAATCTCATAATATGGATAGGAGACTAGCAAGTGCGATAAAGTGTTATTTCTTCAACAATCATAAAATGTTAAAAGACAAATAATGCTAATCCCCTAATTGGAGGAGAAGGTGGGATTCGAACCCACGGACCGTTTCCGATCGGCTGATTTCAAGTCAGGTGCAATAGTCCACTCTGCCACTTCTCCATTTTTCAACGTTCTCTATGATAAGTTTTACTCATACATAAAGAACCTAAAAGCTTACTTTCAATATACCCCATTTTCTCAAGGGTACGTTTATAAACCTTATAGCGTCTAGTATCAGCACCTTGTACTGATAGAATAACGCTATTAAAACTCAATTCATTAAAGAAATCTTTAATAAATAAGTCAAAACTTTGTTTTGCCAACAATAACCCTGAAACTCCAATAGTTCCTGTTATAGAGCGAGCACTAAATGCCACATCTATACTTTTGCGCTTTCTATATATTGATAAGCATACAGAATAAACAGGAAGGCCATTATATTTCTTTACTGGTCCAAATTGGATAAGGATAGTATTGTCAATATGTTTAATACGATAACAGAAAGTAGGAAGAGAATCACCTTCTGCAATAAAAGGCTGATAATTCCAATCTGACATTTCTATTACCTTTTAGATGGGGCGCCCCGACAAAAATGGCTCGACACGTTATGTCCGATAAAAAGTCAGATGTAGTCGCAGCCTGCATTCAAGGCATAAAAGTTAGACAGGCTGGATGCGTGGAGGCTGTATGGACACGGGGCCTGATATGGCTTCCCTCAAACTTGCAAACGCCTGTCTTAAATCGTTGGAGCGGGTAGCGAGACTCGAACTCGCCTCATTAGCTTGGAAGGCTAAGGCACAACCTCTATACCATACCCGCAAATAGGTTAAGGACAATATAGTCCCTCCCCGACCAATAAGGTATACGTTAATTAACCATCGATCTTATTGGCCTAACGGTAAAATTTTGTTAAACCTAAATCTAAGCAATAACCTTAAAGTCTAAAATCAATATGTAGCCAGACATATCCTTATATAGGCTATCTATTTTATCTGAAACATGGGATTCTAAGGATTTAAATAAAGAGCCGGCAATATACATATCGTCAATTTCAATGAAAGCCGAACGCTCTTTGCCGTTACGCTCATAACGAACGAAACATCTTTTCTTGGACATATTTACACCTCTGTTATGTATCACAACCAGCAGGATTTGAACCTGCACGCCACTCTCCGGCTTCGGCACATTAAGTACCGATACGTCTACCAATTCCGTCATGGTTGTGAAATTCCCATTAGCTTTGGCCGCTAGTTGGCGCTATTAGCCAAAATATTTTTAACCTTGTACTGTACTGTGGAAAGGAAAGGATTAATAATTGAAATATATGGGAAATGGGAAACTTAGTGGACAGAATTGGCCTCGATTCCAATAACGTCGTGTATAATAATAGGCGCGGTTTTTCCTCTTAAACTATCTGTCCATTTGTTTGGCTGGCACGGTAGGGATCGAACCTACGACCGGACGGTTAACAGCCGTCTGCTCTGCCGCTGAGCTACATGCCAATATATTAATTAGACACCATACTGTTTTAATGTCTATTATTAGAAATTGTCTCAATTAGCTTATTGGTAAGCTTTTCAATTTCTAACGAATTTTGTTTTAATTCTTCTAAGAGCCGTTTTACTCTCATTTCTATAAAATCAGCAAACGATGAAACATTCTTGACTTCTGCTGTAGACACTATGGTTACAATTTCTTTCATCTAATTTCACCAGTATATCATATATCTCCTCATCTAAATGAGGATATTCTTCTATTTTAAATGTTAGCCTACAGTATAAATCTTTTAATGTAAAATGCCCAGAATTGATAAGAAAACCAAACAGTCCTTCTAAAAACGCATAAGAAATACCATATGTATCATCAAAATCAATCCTTAAGGTAAATTCAGTTTTATGAAGTTCAGGAAAAATTTTCGATCTAGCAAAATCTTCGCCATCTTCTTTGCCTTTTGGAAACTTTGAATATTCTGATAATTTAACTGTTTTCATATATACCAATACTGTATTAATGTGGCTGCATTATGGTCCGCGAGGTGGGACTCGAACCCACACGACCATTACAGTCCTCGGATTTTAAGTCCGATATGTGCTACCCAATTTCATCACTCGCGGATTATATTTTGGTACGCGCACCTGGAATCGAACCAGGGTCATCTGCTCCACGCCGCCGCTCTACTAATAAGCTAATGGACGCCAATTATTCGCCCATTCTGGAATTGCACCAGATTCTCTCGACTCGCAAATATTCTACCACTAAACTATACGCGCAAAAATCGGTTTAAATTAGTTTCATCACCGAAAGTTTTCTAATACACTAACACTTTACCCATTCATTACATTTTAAAGCAGTACCGTACGTCAGAATAGGAATTGATTACGAGCACTTCTATTTGGCGGAAGATATAGGATTCGAACCTATGGAACGTTTTACCGTTCTACGCTTTAGCAAAGCGCTGCATTCAACCACTCTACCAATCTTCCTGGAATATGGTGAAGGAGGTAGGAGTCGAACCTACAATGTTTACCTTTCGGAACAGATTTACAGTCTGCCGCAACACCACCGTCGTTGCCGCCCCTTCATTATTGTTGTCAGCTGTCACGGACTTCTGCTAACATCCTGCGAGCATTTCGGTGTATACACGTTTAAATGCTTTCCGAACCATTCCATGTGTACAGGATAAACGTGCACTAACTAGAACAGATTCCTCTGGGATGAATAGTACACTGGTATAAAATTGGTACGGGTGGAGAGACTCGAACTCTCACGCACTAAGGCACCGGAACCTAAATCCGGCGTGTCTGCCCAATTTCACCACACCCGCATTGTAATCCTTTTCGGACATCACTCCCTAGAAGGATTAACTCTAGCTATGTATACATTCATAGTTCGGTGTAATTTCATCACGGCTGAATTTACACGAAAAGCCCAACAGTCTCAGGGGTTTACTGATAACCCAGCATTTCTACGTGATGCCATCCCGCCCAATATATGCTTATTGGGAAGCTGGCCATTAACCGAAGGCTCGCGGGATTCTTAAATACACATAGCAGTGAATTCTCGAGTATTCACCACTCTGCATACTTTTTACAGCACAGATACTTTTACGTTCAAGGGCATCACTCCTCATAGCCAAAAGTTAAATCTATCCGATTATTATGTTTCATTATCGGTTCGATGTGTTGTATTAAGGGAATAAACACACAAAAGACCAGAGTTTCTCGTAAACTCCAAACGTACATATTACCCTATGTAAAGGGATTGGTTTCTTTGAGCCAATCTAAGTCAGGCCATTTCACCCAGTGGCCGTCGGGGATTTTAAAACACATAGCAATAGGAACATAAAAATGGACCTATTACTCTGTATTCTACAGAAGACAAGATTTTAATATAAATCTATGTAAATTACCTTTTATTAAGCCCAAAGGTGGACCCCTTAACGTATCGCTTCGAAGGGCAGCGCCACTTTTAACGTGTATTGGAAAACGCCATCGGCTACGGCCAACGGGACCGTCTCATTATCGCATAGAGAAAGCGAAGTATTTTCCTGTTCAAAATACATAAAAGCCACCGGTCGATATCCTGACCAAGAAAGGATATGGAAGCGAACATAGGACTCGAACCTATAACTCAGGGTTATGAGCCCTGTGTGTTACCAATTACACCAACTCACTATATTATTGCCAATTATTTACAAATACAGGTGGGGCTCGAACCCACGACCTCGGCGTTATCGGCCTTGCTCTAACCAACTGAGCTACTGTTTATTAAACAATGGGGCTTAAAAATGCCTATCAATCCTTAGAGCAATATTGTAGCTATATTGTGGAATAGATCAACAGGGCTTAAAACTTTTCTAAATTTATTGGGATAGAAGCCCACGATTCCAATCGACAATATCAATAAGTTCCTTAAGCCATTTACAGAATCGGGGCTTCTTAAATTGTGTCTGCCAGGTATTTTTTAAAGTGACACTTATTATAATTCATAGTATAAAAGTCTATTATAATTTGGTCACCGCCAAGAGTTTATTATAGATCAAATATAATATAATATAAAATGAAATCTGGCAGGGCTTAAATTTTAAACATAAATTTGTTTTGATAGCCCCTACCCTTATTATTCCTCCACATGGGCAGGTAAAGATAGGGGAGTTGTCAAACTTAATTATTGAGAATGCTTGCCACATCGAATAAAGGACGGAATCGAACCGTCTACGTTCTGCCATCCGCGCAGACATTCCACCGTTGAATTACATTATTCGTTTTGTGGCAAGGCTTAAATTTAATTAATCCGGCTTACAGTGTACCGGGTCAACTAAATTGACTGCTATACTATAACTATTAAGGAGATTGGATCATCCCATGATTTGTCATTTCCAAAATACAACCATATGAAAGACTAGATTGAAAACAACGTAAGCAGATTAAGATATTTAAAACCGCATCATGCCAGACGGTTTATATTGTAAAACTTAATTTAATTATCTTTTACACAACGACCAAGAATTACAATATTTTCAATTATAACTCTTTCTTGTGTTTGAAGAGACTCTTTTAATTTTTCATAGAGAGTATTTTCGACAATATAATCAAATTCAGAGTTTAAATCTTCTTCTTTAACTTGAATAATTGTACTACCATGAACACATGGATGTATATATCTTACAAATAGATTTAAATATAGCATATTAAATCCTTTAAATATTTGGCGCGCCCGGTAGGACTCGAACCTACAACCTAAGAGGTAGAAGCTCTTTGCTCGATCCAATTGAGCTACGAGCGCATTAAAAAGGTCGGGAAGGTTAATCCTCCCCCGTATACGGAATCAGAGACTAACGTCTAATTTCCAACGTTAGTTTGGCTTCCATATATTTTTAACTTTTGATAAAACAGATTTGATAAAACTATACGGCTTTGTGGCATTTATCTTGCACACAATCTCACCTTCATACTGACCATTTTCTTTAAGGGCCCAAAATTTTCTTTTAGCCTCTTCTTCGCTATCTGCATAAATACTAATAGCCCAAGTCTTATTGTCAAATCTATAAGAGAATGTATATTCTTTCATATTAAATTCCTTGGATATCTATTAGTTCAAATTTGGCGCGAAGAGCAACTATCGATATCGCATGACCACTTTACCGCGGAAGTTATCCACTTTAGACAAGAGTTGAGCTATCTGCCTTTCGACATCAATCATTTGTGTTCAGCATAGATCGTTAGTCTATGCCCGGTACGAAACCAGCTCTACATTTCCATAGAGATCTGCTCTTCGAGCCACTTAGCTCTACATAATAGTTCTTGTTTTAAAGTTTACGTGGCGTTTTACCAATTAAACTATCTTCGCATTGAACATGGCGGGCTGTGCAGGATTCGAACCTGCAAAACGAGGGTGTTCCTTAAGTTTTCAATTTAAAAATGTAAACCTATCGGCATTCCTATTGGACAAGCTTGATAGGTTATAATGACCCTTGCGTCTACCAATTTCGCCAACAGCCCATAAAAATGGAGGGCGGTACAGGACTCGAACCTGTATCTTTTCATTAGCCGTGAAAATGTAAATCTTAAAGCATTCTTATCAGACAAATTTATAAGATTACCATAATGTTTTCCCATTAAACTAACCGCCCATAAATTGTAATATGGTCTAAGTGGCAGGATTTGAACCTGCGACCATCTGCTCCCAAAGCAGATGCGCTACCGAACTGCGCTACACTTAGATCATGTAAAGCAAATATAGCAATAGGTACCGCGAAAACGAGAAATGAGATACCTATTACTCTACTTACTTAGTAGAAATGGCTAAACCACACACTTTTGTTTTATGAATCTAAAACTAAATTTCTACTTTATTAATTTCAGAAACCCAAAAGTCTTTGTTGCCTTTAGAATTAAAGAACAGTGATGCCACTTGGAATACTGCGTCATTAAAACCGCCAATATTCAATACGTATTCTTCAGGAACTGTTTGTGAACTTGAGCCTGGAGTTACGTCAATGTTGATCATTCGAGTATTAGGATTTTGTTTCCGAATTAATTTCAATTGATCAACCGTGCCGGTAGAATTCCAGAAATTTTTGGTTGTGCTCAACCATGATTCATTGTCTGAAATCATAATGATATTATCTGGCATACCTGTATTGGCATATCGATCTTTAATAAATGCCATAGCGGCGCCACAATCCGTTCCACCACTTGCCATTCGTGAAAGCTTTTCGCTAATACCAAAAAGTGTTTTGCCTTTTGGTTCATAAATGGATGCGGTATGATTGAACAGAATAATTTTCAAATCTGGATTTTTATTCTTCAAAGCAGCAACAAGAACTGCCGCAACGTCCATTACACGAACGGTTGAACGACTATTAATTAAACTGGGATAGATCCGGAACGGTCAATAGCAACAACAGTTTTGCCTTCCAATTTAGGAACATTTTGCAAAGAAATTTCCGCAGCTTCATTCAAAGCTTTACGAATTCCATAGCTAATATTACCAGCCTTTTTGAAGGCAGAGAAGATAGCAAATGGCATAGCTTTACTACGAATAATATCGCGTTCAGATGTCAGTTTTTCAGCAATTTTGTTGGTAAAACTTTTATCGCCAAATACGCCATGACGTTCAAACGTTGCCAAATTCATACGGGTTTGGTTCCATGTTGCATTCTTAGCAATATGTCTCCAACCTTCTGTTGTTAAGCCCATAGAAGTATACATTTGGAATGGCAAATCTGGTAGCTCTTCTGCTTTTTCTGGATTACGTTTCAACTTCAGATATAACTGAAGCTGTTCAGGAAGTTTATCTTCTTGATAATCCATATCACAAACCCAACGATAAAGCTGGTTGCGATTTTCATTTGGCGCTTTTGGATGGACCATTTTGATAATGTCTTTCAAGGACGGATCATTACCAATAGAAGCATTAATAATTGTTTTGTCTGATGCAGAATTCAGCCAATCTTGAATTTGGCGTTTGGCATTTGTACCAAAGCTTCGGTTTCCAAATGTTCCTGAGCGAATGATTTGAACAAAGGTTCTTAACATGCGACCATTTGTGATGACGCGTTTAAAAATCGCATTAAACAAACCACGATCTTTCTTCATCAGATATCCAAGCAGTAAAGCAGAAGTATCTTTCATGAAGCCTTTTTCATGGGCATAGACTGCAACTTGTGCAACATATTTGTTGCTACATTTTTCGGCCATCTCAATAATACGAGACAGTTGAGTTTGCCCATCAATATGAAGATAGCCGTCAAGCATACCAGTTACAGCATACTGCGCAAGAGCATGCTGATGTGTCATAGCATAAGCAGTACCGCCAGACTCATTTGTTGTATTAACCTTATTGGATTATACAGATACAGACGCTCCGGTAGGAACATTAACACGAGAAGTTTTAAATAATGGTGATGCCATTTTATTTCCTTTAGACAAAAATTCTAAAACAAGGTTTATGATTTAACTTTCAATTTCTTCATAAAAGAAAAAGTTAAAACAAGAATCCCAACGAGGATGCCGACAAATATGCTGATCAATATAAGTCCAAAAGCATAAGCCATACTTATTTTATAACCTTAATACAAATAGTATCCACCTGTCCGACAGGACTAGGACATCTTTCGGCTAAACCTTCTTTGCATAATTTACGCATAATCGTTCTAGCCTTGTCGTGTGAATACTTATATTTATGACAGAAGAAGTACCCTTTTCTTTTGAGTATTTCCTTAACTTATTCTTTTTTAATTTTCCAGATTTTCATCGGTATCGGTTAGTATGTTTTTCCAATGGCTTAGCTTCTGGTAAGTATTGCCAATACCGGATGTATTCATTCGGTCTTAGGAATATTAAATCTTCATAAGATCCTGAATAAATTGAATAAAATTTTTTATATCTTCTTCCAGTAGGAACTGGATTTATTCCGAGAAGCATACGATCCCATAGAGAATCCCTATGTACAATCAAAGAACCGACTTTAACTTCGCCTCTTACGTCCAGAAGAAGGACGCCGCCGCTTATATCTTTTTCGATCTTTTCTTCAGGAAGTCGCCATGCCTTACGATCAACAGCATCTTCGATATCCATCCAGTATTCAATATCTTCCGGATTATATCTTTTTGTGATAACCATATCTTCAATTATTTCAACAGGGATACCTGTGAAGAGTTGTTCCGCCTTCTCTAAGAATTCTTCCCTTGGAAGATCCTCATTTTGTAATTCTTTTGGAAGTTGCCTTTGATAAAAGGCAAAGCCGACACGACCGTCTTTTGTTTTTACCAGGATATTTTTCCACTTCTGTCTGGTTTTCTCTCTTTAAGTGGAATCCATTTATTGTTATTGTTATCCATATTTTTACCTAAATTGGAATGGTGGGAGGGACGGGATTCGAACCCGTGACCAAGCGATTATGAGTCGCCTGCTCTTACCGCTGAGCTACCCTCCCATATGCAGGAATTCAAATTTATCTTCGAATTCTTTCAATGGCCTTACGAAAACTCTATCATTAGTGATACTTTTATAGACAACAACTTGAGATAAATCATGTTCTAGTTCACCAATGGTCATAAGAATATATTCACCGCCCTTATAATGACGATAAAACCCATTTTCTTTTAATTCCATTTACAACCTTTACATTTAATTGTTTTAATTAATCAAATAGCTTTTGCTTCATCTCTTCCGCGGCAAGCTAATTTATCTGCACGCTCATTCTCGATATGTCCATTATGACCAAGAACCCAAATAAAACGAACATCATGTTTTTTGACAGCTTCATCCAATTGTGTCCATAAATCCATGTTCTTAATTGGTTTATTTGTGCTTGTTTTCCAGCCATTCTCTTTCCATTTGCCGATCCATTCACAAATACCATTACGGACATATTTAGAATCTGTACAAAGAACAACACTCCATAAGCCAGATTGTTTAGGCTTAATAGAATTTAAACCTTGAATTGCAGCCATCAGTTCCATTCTATTATTAGTGGTTTCTTTTTCGCTGCCGTACAATTCTTTTTCTTTGTCGCCATATTTCATTAATACGCCCCAGCCACCAGGGCCGGGGTTACCGCTGCATGCACCATCAGTATAAATGTAAACTTTCTCAGTCATAATGGACTCCTTATATGTTAATTACTTCTTAACTAGAGAAGACACTACTTTTTCCCAGCCATCTTCTACATCTTCAAATGAAGATAAGACATAGCTACAAAGCAGACCATAAATTTGGCCAGTAGTTTTTGCGAACTCGCCATGTTCTTCAGTTTTAGCAAGTTCATCAATTTTCTTTTCAAATTCTTCACGCGTCATTTTATTTCTCCACAATCTTTATTTAAATTTACAATTTGAGGTTCGCCTTTATGAAAGACAAATATCATTTCTTTTTCTTCAAGACAAACAGTCGTGGTTTTAAACTTATAACCACGAATAGAAAACTCTTGAGTTTTACCTAATAATTGTTTTGTCTCTAAGGTTTGACTGTTAGCGACTTCATTGCCCTTATCATCAATCCAGTTTGGAACTAGAATAAGCCAAACAAATAATAATGCAACAAGAAAGCCAGCAAGAAACATCAATAGAAGAATGTCTTTAGTATCGGATGAATTAGTTCTCATTGTTTACCCATAGTATTATGATTTATGCTTCCCGGACATATCTTTTCTTTTCAAATTCTTTTGTAGTTAAAAATTTATTTTTATATCTATCATCTGGAAATGGAATATACATTTGTGACTCTGTATGGAAAACCGTATTATCAGCAGATGTAAATTCGCTATCATATTTTACATAAATGCCATCATTATTTCTGCCAATGACCCTATATTCATTACCCATGCTGTCAACAATAATATCATCAAGTCTTATATTGTCTTTTGTCGGATAACTTGAATTGTCAAAGATACGCAAGTCCCATAATGTTACCTTGACTTGTTTGATTGCCTTATCATTGCCAATTAAAAATCTTTTATCGGTATCATTTGAAGACAGTGTGATAAATTCTAAGTCTTTAAAATCCCAGTTCGCATTAGGATAAAACTGTCTTTTTAGAAAATCACCAATAGGTCCATCAACAAGTAATAATCTCGAATAATCTTTTAAAACCCAGGCATGAGAGCCTACTTTATTAATGATATTATAACCGGCGCCAAAACGAACTTCTCTTGCAAATTCTATACACTCTACACGTACAGGAAGAAAATCATCATGACTATTAATTTCTGTCACTATATACCGGTTTCCATATTTGTCTTCTAAAATTTGATCAATCTTTACGTCTTCAAATTTCATTTCGATTCATCCTTTAGTTTAAGCGATTTAACATCAATAACATTAATATCATTTCCGGAGCTTCTTGCAGCATTTCTAGATTTATAAATATAGAAAGTTTGACCAACCTCACGAAATTTTACATCAAAAGGTTTTTGAACAGAAATCTCTTTAACAAATTTTATACATCTCAAAAGGACTGGCATTTTGTCACATTCGGAAATCTCTCTAACTTCATACTCATTGCCAAACTTATCTGCAACAATCTGTCCAACTTTCATTTCTTTCAGTCTCATTTTTGCTATTCCATAGGTTTTGGTTTAAGTGATTTTAGAGTAATAATCTTTGCAGGATTTCGATCATCAAATTTTCGGGCTGCCCCATTAGATTTATATATCCAAAGTCTTTGACCAACTTCTGAAAAGTAGAAATCATCATCTACTTTAATATTTTTAACATGCTTGGTGCATTCTAATCTGACAGGTAAACCCCTATCATCATGAGAATTGTCTATCGCAAAGACTGTATATTCATTACCATATCAACCAGCTGCATATTAATTTCAATGTCTTCCAGTTTCATTTCACACTCCACGTTTTAAGATGTGATAATAGCAGCACTGTCAGAATTAATGATCATCTTTTTCTCCGTAATAAATATGATTCAAAGCATTAACATGTTCTTGTGCATTCCACTCTGTCGTATGGTACATAAGTCTTGAATTTTGACTAACATCTCTTATTGTACAACTATCAACATAAAAGTAACCACAAGGGCCAAATCCTACAAAATAGACAATTTCATCAGGATTTCTGAATTTGAAATCAGCTGCCTTTAATGGCTTCATAAAAGTAAAGCTTAATTTCACAAGCTCTAATTATTCTAGTGGCTTACGGCGATACTTTGTATTAAGACCCCATTCAGGATGATTCTTTAAATCATGCCATTGACCAGTAACATTATATTGCCAAAAAGTATACGGAAATTCATATTTTGAAGCATCTTCTGCATATTGCATCATCAATTCGGCGTGTAGGTGTTTTGTCATTTTAAATGTCCTCATAAACAATGTGAAAATCTTTTGCAGATAATTTGTCATCAGATTCAAATGGAATCCATACATATGCATCAAAGCAACGAGATTCGCCATTAGCACCAACGGTTTTTGCTTTAAAATTTAATTGAATCCTATCACCATTATAATAACTAACGGTATATATATTGCCAAGGCCATCAGAAATGGCCATATTCATTCTAATATTATCTATTGTTAAACAATCATCTTTAACAATTTTCAAATCAGATAGTGTCAATGTGATATCATCAATAGTGGATTGACGCCCTAATATGTAATTCCGTTTTGAGCCATTAGATGCATTAAGAGTAACCCTTTGTAATGAACCACCTAATGCTAAGCTAGAATAAAAATTCTCTTTGATATGCTTACCAAGGCCATCACCAATTGATAACAACATTGAGCGATCTTTTAAGACACATAGTGTCTGATTTTTATTTGTAAAAGATTCATGAGAATTAACTTTAACAGATTTTTTAAACTCAACACATTTGAGCCGTACAGGATAATATTCGTTTTCATAGGTAATATCTAACACTTTAAAACGATTACCATGGGCATCCTCTAGGATTTGGCCGGTTTTTATATCTTCAAATTTCACTTTAAACTCCATAATAAATTAAATGGTTATTATCAATTTTATGTATTTATTTATACAATTGAGAAGTCTTTCATTTCGCTTCTTGTAATCCACCATTCAGAATTAAGTTCAAATTCAAAAGAATGGCCATCCATTCGTGAAAAATAATTTTCATTATTAGAATTAAAAATACATAACAATTTTACCGGTTGGCGATTATTTTCTTTGCGTGAAATATTTATTATTTTATACCAATTATCAAAATTATCTTTTACAACCATCCCGACTTCAATATCTTCGAGCTCCATTTTAACCTCCTGCAATTAGAAATTTGCTAACCAATGGATAAAATGTGGAACCACCAATTCTATCGTTTAATTTAATCGAAATCATTCTTATCCTTCTAGAATACTTTAAATTTTGTTTTAGCAGCCGGCTTACTTACCAATTTCACGTCATCCGAAGACATAAGCTTCAGGATATTATCAAATGCAGAATCTGGAATTTCTTTATCGAAACGGCGCAGAAAATAGAGGATAACACTCACAATATTTTCAATTTCATCACCTGAAACTCGAATATTGCTAATGGCTGAACATCTACCTTTGACTTCCAAACCCATTTGTGAAATATCAAAGTACATATATAGGTTTAATCCATGATAATTGCTATCTTTATATGCACGTAATGAGAAGTCAATTAAATTCAATCCTGCTTTTTGTGCATCTGGTGTTACAACCATTTCTTTTAACTCAATGGCGGAATAATCGGTTGCATTAGTTGAAATGCAATATTGCAACTTCACACCATACTCGTCGAACAAATCTTTTAATACAGAAGAGAAGTCGCGGCCATTTATGAATAACATACATTCAGAGTCATTCAAGGAAGATGAATAAATTTCTGAATTGTAGCCGTCCATTAATTGCTGCATAGTGAAATCTGGATAAAGATTCGCCTCTTTAGCAATACTACACACTACGTCAAATGACGGCTCTTTAAGATAGGAAATAACAGATGCAACTTCTTGGACACGATCTTTATTATCAAGCAAGTCTTCTAAAACTTCCAATACAATAGAATCTGACAAAGATTCATATTCATAAGCATAGCGAATACGACTAGGCCGATTGAAAAAGTACTCGTTAACTTTATCTTTTTCATTTGCCGTAAATACAAATAGATTCTTTTTAGAACTTGTTCCATCAACAACGCTTAGCAGGCCACTTTGATCTGATGGTTTTTCAAACATTTTCTCAAATTCATCAATGAAAAACACACAACGATCGTCAATGTTATCAATAAATTTATCAATGATTTCCACATGCTCTGGCAGCACAATAATGACAGGATGTTCTTTCGACAGTTCAACACAAATCTGTTTTGCCAACAGGGATTTTCCAGAACCAGATTCACCATATAATAATACGCCGAGATTTTTATCAGTGGCTTTAAACGAATTGATAATTCTGTTCATTCGATTTGTTGAATCGCCATAAATTTTTGGCGGAATTGTCAATGGTTCAGCTACATTTAAAAATACTTTACCTGGGGTCATAGGGGTCGTAGCTGTTGCATAAAAGCCTGCAGGCAATGAACTTTTATAAAGATTTGGGTCGATATCTTTACCGAAACTAACAATACCATTTGCTACTTGATAAATATTTTTCATATTATTCCCTTTATTAATTAAATGACTAACTCAAAAGTTTACATTTGTATCAGCTTTTAAGCTTAAGTCTTGCAAATCTAACGATTTGCTCTATTAAAAGACTTTTAATCTTTTCTTTGATATTAGAATCAGGATTATCTTTAATAAAACTCGAAATGTTTCTTAGTATATCCGTTTCATTCGTCTTTAATTCCTAATTAATATATGATTTGATCTGGCGACACTTTTACAAAAGAGCCTTTTTCATGTCCAAATTTATACCAAGTATTGAACTTTAAATCTTTTACAAATTTTGGATTATGGATTTTACCCACTTCATATTGTGATTCGTTATCATTAATAAAGATCACATCTGAGCTAGATAATCCTTTAAATTTAGAATTACCTTTAATAATTAGTGTATTATCTACGCCAGAAAATATTGCTTTTGAATTATTACCAACAATGTTTACAAGATTGTTATCTCCAGCAACATACACAAAGCAATTGTCGCCACTTACTGTTACAGCGCAATCAGATTCAAGGACGAATATAAAACAGCCTTCTCCAACAGATGTAATAGTAGAACCATCTGACTCTGAAACTATAATATTTTTATATGAAGACGAAAGGATAACCTGATTAGGGCATGAGCTATAAGCCATGGAGAATGGTTCTGATAAAAATATATCATGAGAATCTATATCATTCTCGCAATATTCAATATCTTCAATGTTTGTATTGGAAAATAATGACTTGATAGCATTTCTAATGTAGGCAGATAAACTATTAAGAGGTTCTGTAGTTTGGTTATCCTTTATATATACTTTAAGTAACTTATCAAGATTCATATATTTTTGTGATTCGACCAAGTCGACAATAAGTGCCTCTAAAGAATATTCATCTTTATTCATATATTTACCTATTCTAAAATTTTAACCTGTTGCTGTTCTACATTATGCTTTGTTTGCATATCTGCAATTTCAACTGACAAAACTGTTATAAATACGAATAATGCGCCGCTGTACAATACGGCTTTATATGGGGTTTTACGATAATGGCCAAATGCAATGCCGGCAATCAGTCCGGCAATAGCTTTACCGACCATTACAATTACATCTGGAGTCATTGTGCCTCCTCTACTCATAAATTATTCTATAAAGGAAGGATTGTCTAAATTAATCCTTCTATTAAACTGAGAGATAGATTCATTTAATAAGCTAAAATTTTCCAATGAATACATATCGTCAGACTCTTCAACTTCTAATATATTATCTTTAAAATATAAGTTGAAATATTTAATATCTAAATTTTTCTGTCTGGATAATAATTCGAGCTCTTTAATAAAGAACAGTGAATCGGTAAAGATAAGCCATTGATATTCTTTTTCCGCAAATGCAACTATGCGTTCCGCTTCATCTTTTAAATTTGAAGGATGCATACTATATGTATATCGATCTGACCAAATACAGATTTCATTATCTTGATCCAATCCCATAAGGTATGAAGCATGAAGATGTATTTTTGAATTAAAATCTCCAGTAACAATATTCAAGCCATCTGAAAACAATACTTCGTCTTTACATTTTGGAAAGTTTGTCTTCTTAATTTTAAAGTATTCTTTATCCATTATTTTACCTTTGTTAATCTTCATAACCAAAATGACGAATTAAACTATCCATCTTTGAAATAATATTTGCCGCGCCTATTGGATTTTGACTATGAACAGTATAAATAAAACCTTTTGGAAATTTTAACCCATGATCAATCATTTCGTTTTCAAGATGATTAATAAATACAATAGCAGTGTCCTGAGAGCCTAAATCATGGTCGAATGCAATTTCCTTAGGCATTCCATAAAGCTCTAAGGCTTTAATTGCTTGAAAGCTATTTCGAGCTATAAACCAATCAGGAGTAACAGGAAAACGTTCATCATCAATAAACAGACGGTAATTCATATAGCCTCCAAAGCTAATCTTTCAATATATTGTTTATTACTATAATAAGTATCACTAATATCAAAGACCTTAAACCTTTAAAGCTTTTAATATTAATAACCTTAAAAATAAAACCCCGACAATAAGTCGGGGTTTCTTAATTTATATTATTGACGCACTTTAGTTTGTGCTGGAACAGCAGCTACTTCGCGTACAATTACTTCTTTTACAACTTCACGTTCTTTATCTTTGACACAAACATCAACTTCAGTAGAAATTTTGTCTTCAGCAACGTTTCGGAAATACATTTTCTCAACCACACCTTTTTTGAAGTCAAAATGAACTTGACAAACATTATGTTTACCATCAACTTCAAAGTGTGTATTATATTCCCATTTGTTTGCTCGAAAACCGCTTGTCCATTGAGGGAATTCACCCAACTTTTCACGAACAGCTGCTTTAGTCATACCAATATGCAATCCACGATATGCTGGCAAATGTGCTTCATCATGTCGACCTGAAGTACCAAACATACTTTCACGATTGTACATTTGAGAAGCACCTTTTGCATCTTTCAATGTATGGAATTTGGGCTCGTTGGCATATACATTAGCAGAAATGGCAATCGCTGCTGCAATCATAAACAATTTTTTCATATTTTAAAACCTTTCATTAACTTTCGTAATATTTCAAAACTTTAATATCTGTTTATCTTTAAAAATTAGAAAAAGTAGCCGATTGAAGCACCTACACCAATTTTTTCTTGAGTGTTGTAGTTGACATGAGCTTTGAAGCCCCATTTACCCATATCAGACAAAGCACTTACACCAATTGCAACTGCCGCTTCATCACCATAATAACCAACACCTGCTGAAACTGCTGATTGACCTGCATGATGAACTTGCATCAAAGCTGCTGCTGCATTTGCTGTTGCACCAATTGCATTTTGTCGATCTTCAACTTTGTCAAATTTACGTTCCAAAGCAGCAATACTTTGAGTATTCTTCTCAACAGCACCACTCAAACGTTCAATATTTTGAGTGTTTACACCTACTTGATTCAATGTTGCTTTGGTTTGATTAGACAGACCAACATTGTAAATTGTGTTCAAGCCGCTGGTTGCTTTGGTAACAGCAATACCATCAACACCTGTTACAACAGCTTGTTTTGTTTCAACAGTATAGATGCTTTGACCGTTTGCACCTTTTGTTTCTGTCACAAAAGTGTTTTGGCCAGCTTTTACTTCAGTTTTAGCTTTTGCAATTTCAACATCTTGCTGTTGGTTTTTCACTTTCAGACCAACAATATCTGCTTTGTTTACATTAACTTGATTCAAAGTTGCTTTTGTTTCGTTTGACAAATCAACCACATAATCTTGAACGGAATTTGTCAATTTGCCTTTGTTGACAGAAACAGCATTTGAACCTGCTGAAACTGAAGCAGAATCATCTTTTGCAGACAATGTGTAAATGCTTTGGCCGTTTGCACCTTTTGTTTCATTGATGGTAACATTTTGACCTGCTTTTACTTCTGTTTTAGCTGCTTTTGCTGTTACAGACAATTGAGCTACGTTTACAACATCAGTATCTTTTGTACCTGCTGAAACATTGGTAATTTGACGTGTGATACCTGTGTCAACATCACCAACAGAAACAGCAGCTGCTGTTGAAGTCCAAGCCAAATCTTTTGGCAATCCAATTGGAGCATTCAATGGATTCGCACCGAAAATACCTTTGTCAACTTTTGCTTTTGAATAAGCGCCAATTGCAGTTGAACCTTCAACAGATGCTTCTGAGTAAGAACCAATCGCTTGAGCTTCTTTTGCTGAAGCGTTTGCTAAAGTACCCAAAGCAAAAGCACTTTCATTAGAAGTTTTGGCATAAGAACCAATAGCAACAGAATAATCAGAATTTTCTGAAGTGTTAGCACCACGACCAAATGCAATGGATTGAATACCATGCGCTTGAGAATTTACTTGCAATGCTGTTGCATATTTTGCAGTTGCAACAGAACCATTACCAAGTGCAATGGATGCTTCACCATCACCTTTTACACCTGAACCAATCGCAACAGAACCACTACCGGCTGCTGTTGCTTTTGAACCAATTGCAACAACTCGTGATGCTTCAGTTGATGAACGTTCACCAATCACGATTGATGTATCTGCATCTTTACCTGCTGTTGCCTGTGTGCCAAAAACAATAGAAGAGCTGCCATGCGATTCTGTACCTGAGCCGATAGCCATAGCATTCAGACCGTTTACAACAACGTCCTGACCAATTGCAACAGTCCCTTGGTTATTTGCCTGTACACTGTTATCATGATTGAATGTATTTACACAAATGTTGCCTTCTACGCCACACTTTTGCATGGCGATTGTTTCGGCATCACCTGAATAATTAGTGTGCGGATTTGTATCGGCAAAAACATTAGTAGCTGCCAAGATAGACATCAAAATAAAAGATCTTTTCATAAATATAATCCCTTTAAATTAATTGGCAATTATGCCGGTTAAATAAACATCAATTACGGTGTTTTAGCGCAATAAAGATTTATCGCATTCTTCGATAACTTTATATTCGCATACACGAGCTTTAGAGCCGTCATAATCGACAGGCACTGATACGAAATTTCTTGGGTTAACACGAAGTTTAACTAGTCGCCATTTACCATCTGATGATTGACCATAGCCACTGCTCCGTAGATATCGCAATGAAGCAGCATGAAGGCCTTTGGAACACGTTCTGTTATCGTCATCATCAATTTGGTTTCGTGGCATCTTAATTACAGAACCAATTGAGTTATTAATGGTCCCGCTATAAGAATCCATCCAGTCTTCACGGATAACCTTATAACAAATAACATAGCCGTCTTTGTCAATTTCGATGTCATTGTGACCAATGAACGAATAGAGGTTATCAATTGTTTTTCGTGATGGATTTTCTTCTAAATTCTCAAGGAATTTTAGGAATGATTCTGGGGCAATTTCATTGTCGCCAACTTTACAAGCGCGGCTTACAAATTCTGAAATTTCTTTTTGCAACAATTCAGGCAAATCAGAGTCAATAAGTTTAGACTCCCAAAGGTCAACTTTATATTTACCAATAGATGCATAACGAACTTTTGAAATTTTCGAGAAAGTATAGGCCGCATTCTGATTTCGATACCAGTCTTTAAGAATTGCATCAAAGTCATTCTTAATAACTGGAGAGTTAAAAAGTTTTGCTGTCAAAATATTTCCATTACTTTCGACAGCTGTTGCGACAATAAATTTGTCAGGATTTATTGTTATGTTGTAATTCATTATCTAAACTTTCTATATATTTTAAGAAAACTGAATTTGGATTATTCCACATCGGATACATCTGATCAAGAATTTTCTCAATTTCCATTTTTATCAGAGCAACACCAATTACAATTAATGGGTGACTATCATCACCTAGATCAATAGCATCTCCATTGTTAATTGCTGAAAGTACAACATCTTTCATACGCTCTTTTAAAAGGGGCGATATAGTATATATAAAACTGCCCGGGCAAATTGATTCTGAACCAATTGTAGAGGAAAAATTGAATATAGTTTTACCTGGATTTTTACGCATCACAAATTTAGCAGCTGCAATGGCTTTTTCTTTCTCTTCATCGGTCATAATTTCAAAAAGCTTCACATAACGTATCTCATGTGGATCTGATGAATAAAAGGTAAAGACATTTTTCAAACCTGAAACTTTAGCAGCGATAAAACCTTTGGGAGTTCCTCTACCAACATAGATATTCCTATCGGGAAAGATCTTTTTAAGAGCTTCCATCTTTCTTGCATAATGAATGCTCTTTGTATTTGGCTCCCCAACAATAAAAACGTCATTTTCACCGATTTCATCTAACTCATAAACAATCTTATTAGAATTGTTTGAAGAGTAGAAAACATCTGCTGAGAATTTAATAGGATCGCCCTTTTTAACAGGGATCGGTTCTCTATTCTTTCGACTAAAATATTTACGAATTTTTGGATCATCTGCATTTAAGATATTGCATTTTTTACCAAGAAATTCTGCAAATTCTTTTAGTTTATCTTCATGTGTATCAACAAAGAATGTAATACCAGGAGGCATACAGCCTTTTGAAACTACAATTTGGCTATCTTGTACCATATCTGTAGGGGCAAAATTCAAAGAATCTTGTTTAATTATATTCCCTAAATAGCCCATTATATATTTCTTAAAGTTATTCCATGTCCTACTACAGTATTTACCGCCATAAGGCTGATTCTGGAAGGCCCATTTAACATCCTTAAGAAAATCAAAGTTCAATTTGCCAAATATGGTTTCGCAAATAGAAGCCGTATCAGGTGTAAAAAATAATTTAGGTATCCAAGGTGTAGATAGGATTTCTTCTTTTGTCATTTCTTTGACTTTTGAATCAATTTCACCCATCCTATCCTTAAAGATACGAGAAAGTGTTTGCTTTAAACTGTCATCGTATGTAACGGTTTCTCTTGATAAAGAAACTTTAACATCCCCAATAGGAACATCCATAATGGTTACAAGATTAAATGCCATAGGCAGATGGGATATTACATAATTAGGTCCGCCTACTGACATTTTAAATCCCGAAAAATGACTAGGTTTCATTTTTATCAACCGAAGGCCATCAATAACTTCAATGGCTTCAGCTGAAACGTCTTTGCCGTTTAAATCTGTCAATTTCGGCAAAGGCCAGAATCCAATCAATTCTTGATTGTAAACACCTTCTATTTGGCCTACATGATTGGCTTCAATGGGAATACGAATAGTAGTACCATTTGTGTCATTGGTATCTACATTTTTAAGCATTACTTGATAACTTGGAATGTCGTTATTTTTAGAAGTCATAATGACATTCTTTTTCCCATCTTTTACAGATGTAGCGATGAAATAATCAGCATATGCTAACGGGCTTTTAGACCCAATGCCAAAGCCGCCGATACTATCATTATTGTCGCTTTTCGTAGATTTAAAAAAACGTAGTGTAAATATTCACCATGTCGTCATAAGTCATTCCGACACCATGGTCTTTGATTTCCATATAATATTCTACACCGTCTTTATAAATAGAAATCTCAACTGGTCCATTGTATCCAGATTGACGATTTGCATCGTGTGCATTTGCCACAATTTCACGAATCATGGAACGAAATGGATTTGCATACAAATCACCAAACAAACTTCTAAAAGTTTTTGATGTTACTTCAATATTATATTTATTCTCAGCTGTTGTTTCAGTTTTATTTTCAGTTTCAATAATTATAATTTAACTCCATTAAAAATAAATATAGTATTAAAATAAAATTAAGCGGACAGGATTTACCTTGCCCGCCTATTAGCACATCTTACAGAAAATCGATATCAATTTCCTTAGCTTCTGTTACATTGTTTTCAGGGCTCGAATCAACCTCTTCAATGCCAAGCTGACCAATACATTGATTGTATACATCAAATGCTGGCTTAATCATTTTACCAACAAATGTTTTGTCTACAATCAAGTTGAACCACTTGGATACTTCAGGGTCTTTCAAGTCAATAGGCTCGCCATTGTTGTCAATGGTTTGACCTTTATTATGCATACGGAGGAAGTCACCGGTAAGCTTAATAAGGTTATGCTGATCAGCCCATATAGCAATATTAATGATGGTCATAGCTGTTTCACGGCTATATCCCATTTCATTCACAATTGCTTCTACTACTTCTTTATGGACTGTTTGATCAGAACCCAATGTGCCCAACATAAATTTCTGATGTTGAGTTGCACCGCCTTTAATATGCTTGATCGCATTGATAACATAACGCTCATTCGTTTCAGTATACACATGGTCACACTCTTGAGCGAGTTTATCGTTAAGCGGGATTTTTACAAACTCTTTGCCTGTTTTGCCCGAGATAGCACGATAAGCCAAGTCGGAATCTTCATTCAGTAATGCCAAATAAAGTTCGATAAGCATACCGAATTGCCAAGAATTATTAGTGCCGGGACCAACGGCTTTCTTAGCGTTAGCAGAGTTTGTAATCAAATCAATATAGCTTTCATCACCAGGACGTTTACAATAGGTCGGAGTATAATGCAACTTATACTTTTTGGTCCAATCCAATTTCTTAATGCTATCATATTCTGATTGCAAGAAATCTTCATCCCATTGATACATCTTGTCGGTAATGTTGCTAAGTTGAAACTCTTTCATCATTTGTTGAGCTTCTTCTGGTAATACAGTAATTTGTAACAAGTCACCATCAATATCAGAATGGCTACCTTTGATTACATCTTTGCCAATCAATGCGCAGTGCAAATTGGATTTGACATCCAGATAATCTTCTAATGCAAAGCCATACTCTTGCTTGAGATAAGTATCAAACTTATTTACATCCCACAATTCTTTAATCAGCAACTGTGTTTTCCACAAAAACGGTGAACGTAATGTGAAAGCATAAAGCTTTTTAAAGGCCTGAATAATACCTTGTTCAACCGGCAGATTCTTGGTTGGATAGACATATTCATGCAAGTCGGTATAAATACGGTTATTCAATACAACGACAACGCCATCAGGGACGTATACATCGTGCATTTGTTTCATATTTACGCCGCGCAATCGTGGTGTAATCATAGTTTGAATCAATGTTTGTCCTGAAATCTCTGAAGAGTACAACATAGACTTCAAAGATGCCATGTAATTGCCATAGGCACTAACACGGTTTTGGTTGCTCTCATTACGACTCGGAATAATCCGATAGTAATAAGGTTTACCAAGTAAAGCATTTTGAATAATTTTACAAACTTCAATCAAAATGCCAGGATAAACATATTCGCCATTTGTTTGCTTACTGCAGAACATACCCAAAGTTTTAGCATCAGGAATACGAACTAATGTATTTTGACGCTGTTCGCTCAAATTGATATAGAAGCCTTTATTGAAGTCTTCATCAAGAAGCTTAGAATACAATGGGAAGATAGAGCTATGTTCCAGAATCAAATCTTTTTCAGAGAAATGATTCTTTAAGCTGCTTAATGTATAAACAGGCTTATGTTCAGCAGACACAAAACGGCGCGTCTTATCATTCAAACACTTCATCAATTCAATTACGGCAGATTTTTCATCCGGATCGATACAATTGTCCAGGATATATTGTGCCAAATTGGAATCTTTGGTCTGAGAAATATAGCGCAAAGCATTGAAGCTCATCTTTTGGCTTCTGACAACTGTAAAGTGGCTGCCAATTTCAGTATAATTGATTTGAATCACACCATACAAACGGGTCTTAAATTCAACTTCTTTTCCTTCACGGACCATTTTAAAGGTTACTTCCGGAATGGATTTAGCCGCGGCATTAATTTCATCTTCATCCATAGATGAGAGAAGTTTATCGCCAGAAGCGGGAGTATAATAACCATATTTCAATGCAAATGCTGCTTGCATTAAACGTACGGTATTTTCTTTCGCTTTAATGCTATTGACACCTGTAAGGATATCAACTTCCATTTCGAAATCGTCGGAATAGATGTGACCACAAGTCATCATGGTTTTAGTTACACCTTTCAGACCTGTATGAGAAGTGATTCGAGAATTGCCTACTTTGTAATAGGCTACAAAATCAATTCGCGCTGAATTGTTATAACCATTTTGAGAAACTTTGGTTACTTCAATTTTAACGACGTTATCCACTGCAATTGGGCGACGATCAAATACACCTAGTGTTACAGAGCCATTTCGTGCTGTATATGTTTCACCTTCTTTAACATGAATTTCATCGAATTCTGTTTCTTTATGGCGATTCATAAATACAATTTGGTTACCAATACGGCGATTGACCTCTAAGTCGCCGCCAACTTGATGGTAGCTTTCGAAGTCAATATCTTGGTAGACAACGATTGCATCCAAGCCGCCATTATCCAAGGGAATATGATCACCGTTTTCATCGAAAGCAAATGAACCGTCAGAGTTAATTGCTGCATCCTCAATAAACAAAGGTTTATCAGGTTGCAATACACCAAAATGGTTACCATTTACGTGAGTTTTCAAGCGAGCAGGCAATGCTGAAGCTCTAGGAAAGATAGATGAGAATCCAACAATACGATCTTCATCATCATATTCAAAACCAAATCCAGCACAAGAAATTTCTGCTTCACCATCAGAAACAACGATTTTGTTACTCTCAGAGAGCATAGTCTCTGAACCTGGCATCAGATTGAAGCAGTTAGCCATAGCCGTAATAGCTTCCTTGTCAGGGCTTGTAATTACACGTTGGTGAACTAAGTCGCCAATAGGCAAATCACGGTTCTTATAAACCAAAGATGTGCCAGTATTAGTGCTATATGGCGCCCATAAAACCAAAAGGTTCGATGACTTCAGGTTTGCATTAAAAGCATTTGGACTTACATATTCAACAAAATTTGTGATCAGTTTAATATCACGACGAATGTAAGTCGTAAAGATTTCATTATTCTTTAGGGCATCTTCAAATCGTTCAGCTAGGAAGAAGTATAACATTTCAAAGTGATTGATCACTTCAATTGGCGCCCGTTTATTAATATGACGCGAACAAAAAGCAAAATGAGGCCAATGATTCTTTGGATTGAAGAAAGATTCAGGGATGATAAATTCTGTCTCAACAGTCTTATCGTTGATCACATTAATAACCTTAAATCCAAAAGTGTCAGACTTAAGCTCAAACTCAATTCGACCCTCAGCGGTTAAATGTTCACGAAAAATCGAAAACACTTCTGCTGGTGTAGAGTTTTTGTTGATTACAGGAATTTGTCCATTAGAGATTCTTAAATGCATCTTTTATACCTTTCTAGGGTTAACACTTACATCCATGAAAAGACCGACACTCAATCGAGTGCCGGTCAGCTTATTTTTCCTTCATTTTATCGATCCGATTTTGAATGGATTTCATTACCCATTTCAAACGTCCCGTAAGAAACTTTATCTTTGCATAACTGTAGCTTCTTCTTCCTCTATTTGAACGCATTTCATTTCCCTTCCTTTGCTGTCTCTTTGTGCTTTGAAATCAATGAGCAAACCATTTCGTGGCAACATCCACAACAAGTGGTTGCACCGGTCTCTTTTTGTATCGTTTCAAGTTCTGCACCATTAACAGCCAAAGCAGCAATAGTTTTATCATTAATATTATTGCATATACAGATAACCATAAATCACCTTTCTTTAAATAATTATTAACAAAAGAATTGGCCCCGACACCTTTCGATGCGGGGCCTTTTCTATCACTAATAAAGGAGTATTAGGGTGCCGTCTTTCCGTCGTCCCTGCGATTGCAAGCCGTCGCCTACAAGCTGTCAAGAAAGGTATTTCAATAGGATTTTTCGGAGTCATGGATTATCCTGAACCATGTGCACAAAATTTTATACACTTAATAATGGGGCCCCGATCCGAATGCCTTTGTTGCCGAAAGGAAAGCAGTAAAGGGCATGGCATTCGGTGTACGGGGGAATGGTTATTGGGAACTTTGATATATCCGACAGTATACAAAAAGTTAGTCTGATTGTTCCCAATGCGGGTAATTGCGTAGTCAATGCAAGCAGAACAACTGTTATTTAACGACTGGTGACGAACTTTGAAAGGAGGTTTAAAGTATTTTCGTCACAAACTTGTTTTATTAATCAAAAGGCATTTTCGCCATTCAAGAATACACCGGTAATTTTGAATTCGCGTTTGCCGAATTCTTCATCTTCGATTTCGATTGTACCGACATCATAAATAGTGTCAGACTCGGCAAGGCGACGAATATGTGAAGGAATTTCAGCAATACGTTTACCTTCTTTGGTTAGAAGGATATTGCAACCCAAATCTTTCAAGTCTTCATCATCCATATCGGCAATAGACTTGATGTCTTCAGAAGTTAACACCATATGGTCAACTTGGGCGCATTCTGATTCTGCAAATTCGCGGAATTCTTTATCAGTAGGAGCAGAGAATGTCAGTTCCTGTGCAATAGCCAAACCAAGTTTAGCATATGCTTTATACAATACATTAGGTGATTTCATTGGTTAACCTTTAAAATTTATTTTGATTTAGATTTCAGTTTATAAAATACATGCCTGCCAATACGATGCGGCTTAACAGCTCGTGGTGCTGGTCGTTTTCCATTAGAGGAAAAGAAAATAGCTCCCCGGGTACTGTCGACATGATGTTTCGCCTTATGGGCTAAATAAACTTCTTGTGCAATTTTTTCAGTTTCTTTATCGTAGCTAGTTTTAGAACGCAGCTTTTTGTTACGATACCATTGAAACTGTCCACGTTGGGCGATAACGCCATTTACCGTATTCGGAAACTTTTTGTGTTTAACACGATTCATAATGACATGGGCGACCGCTTTCTTTCCTGCTACAGATTCGCCACGAGCTTCATTATGAATAGCAGTTGCCAAAGCTCTTACTTCTGAAGAAGCCGATCTCTGTTTATTTCCGGCTCCAACATTAAAACTTGCAACCAATAAAAGGGCTACAATAAGAAATCGTTTATTCATCTTTGGGTTCTCCATATACAACAATATAGCTCCCGCCTGAATGCGGTTCAAGAGCTACAGTTACATTGTTAAACTCACTCTTGATGTTATTTATAACAGTGATAAGTTCATCTGCACTGTAATAAACATCTTCGGAAAGAAACTGCTCAAGAAGACCAATTTCTTTTGATTTATTAGGCATAGTAGGCCGCCTCTTATTGTTTGTAGATTTAAATCCCTACAAGATTATTTTAATTTTCTATTTAACGGAAGGCAAAAAGTGCTAATAATTTCCGTACTGATAATACAATTAAGAATAGCATAATTGCCTCCGTTATATTAGTTATGAACCTTCTGCAATATCAATAATTGCAGATATTTCTTTCATGATTCGGACATAGTATTTAATCCTACCAATAAAACGCTTAGTAGGCTTACAATCAGAATAGAACCTAATGACAATTTGAGTTGAATTATACAAAGGAATACGATGCTTATGTGCCTGATAATAATAATCAAGCAAAATCTTTTCGTTAATTCTTGCGTTTTCTTCAATATCGCCTTTATGGCCGCATACAATACTAGGACGAATTAGGTCTGTAACCTTGATATCTTCCTTAATGCCGGCTGCGCGTCTATTTAACATCCTGATTTTATTGAATTTCATATCTCTGAGAAGCTCTTCAAATGAATAAATATGTTTAAAGAACTTCTCATTGAATGTACGATTTGCAGACTTCATTACTCTGATGCCTTCAAATCGGGTAATTGTTCTAAAGCTGTAACAGCTTTTGCAGCTTTCGCTTCTTTTGATTTGGAAGCTTCAATTACCTTATTCATGTGTTGAAATTGCATATCTTCAAATGCAGCTTTTGTAATTGTACGGCACAAAATCTTTGGCTCTTTGCCGGGAACAAGATCATTTACACATTCTTCGTAAATTGTACCGCCTCGACCTGTACCTGTTTGGACCCAATGGTCGGTATTTAAGTAGGTACGAGTCGACTCATCGATTTTGTTACAAGCCGAGAGGCTAGACATGACAATAGCAGCTGCCAATACAACAGATACTTTTTTGTTTACTTGCATAATTTACTCCATTTAAAGTTGATTACGGTAATATTCTCTGACTTCCAAATGAAATAATCCCATATATTTGTAAAAACAAACATGATAAATCCTTATTAGTTGCCTTATGACCTAATTTTAGTAATTAAATCGTTGACTAAACAAAAACAATAACCGGTAGATTCAAAATAAAGGCGATAAGAATATAGAAAATAGTACACACGATAATTACTAAGAATACCGGTATAGACGCCAATAATTGAGCAAAGCCAAGCAGGAAGTTCATCATAGGAGCTATTCCTTTACAATAATACCATTTCGGCAAATATTTATTTCTACGCCTTCTACAATTTGGGGTGTATAAATGTCTATATACAGTCGGCCTTGGAAGTTTCGAACCCAAGATACAATATATGTCGTTTTAGGAGACATAAACGTATACCGAATATACGGATCACCATTATTATCCGACACTCTATCAATATACAACGGGACTTTGAAATTTTGCTCAAGGTCAGATAAGAACCAATTCAGATTGCCATAAAAGGTTTTGGCGTCATAGTTCTTAGAGGCATATTCCATAATGGAATCAAAAATAGGGTCGCCGCGGAGAGATTTAATATAATCTGCATTGGACAATTCATCAATAAATTTCTCAATAGCAGAAATGTATTCTTTACCTACACTAGAGCTCCAATCAATAGGCTTAGAAGTAGGATCAAACATAGTAGAAAACAAGTTTAAAGGAATCATTTAAAACCTCCATAGGGCCTTATATAAAGACCCTATAACTTATTATTTCGAATTACTGTAAATGGACTTCCTCACCGTCACATTCTACACATTCTTCATCGCTACCTCCAAATCCAGAGAATAGTGATGTAACGACAGGCGTAATAATCCAAATACAGCCAATAAATATTGCAAGTCCAGTAACTAAGGACGCAAATGTTGAGTTATAGATAAAGCAGATTAAGGAAATACCTAACACTGCGCAGACCTTAAATATTGAAAGGCGCCCCTGTTGATTATAAAACAAACGCGCCGCAATAAGATTGAAACGAGATTTCAAAAAGCCCATAATATAGCTCCAAATGTAATAACTATAATCAATTTTAGCTATTTAAACGCAAATAACAATAGTAAAAATGATATAAATATAAATGCCCGCGTAATAAGCCTTTAAATAATAGCACTTTACAACGGGCCTTCTAATTATTAAATGTATTCGTATTTAGAATACAAATTTTTGAAGAAATCACCAACAGGCCATTTAGCAGGATAGTAAACCCATTTCTTATTTTCGTACTTTTTGTATCCAATAAATTTCTTCAGGATAAACAAAGATGCACCAAAGATAAGACCGGTCGCGGCACCAATAACAAAGCCAGACATAGTCCCACTAATACCACAAGCAAAGCCAATTAGTAAAGAAAAACAAAGGTCTACATATGCTTCATAACCTAAAATCTTATAAAGCAAATCAACATTACTCTTAGCTAATATAGACAATATAGCCAAAGAAGTAATAGCAGAACCAAACAGTATCATAGAAATCATGATGACTCCCTATATAGTATTTACCACAGAAAAACCGACACAATATCGATTTTATAAATATTCAAAAACTAGTAGCGTAAGAGCTAAAAGAAGGGCCCGCCGGCCCCTTTACCTTTTATTGGCGTAAAACCAAAAATAAAAAACTTCAAAAACAACAATAGATGCAATAAAAAATCATACATCCATAAAAGCAAGAATAAATAAAATACAAACAACAACAGTAGTAATCCAAACATACTCATTCATCAGAACAATCCCTAACAGTAAATGCAAACATAAAAAATACAACAACTAAAAAATAAACAACAAACCAAACCAAAATAGAATAAACCATAATAACAAATACACCCCCATATACAAAATAGAATAAGAATAAAAACAGTAAACCAAATAGAAGCTTAAATACACTTAAGCACTTATATACAGTAATACAACACGAACTGCATTACTTTGATACGGACTGCATTACAAGCACAAATATAAGCTAAATTAAGATAATACACTCTGCATTACATCTCAATACTTCCTGCATTACCTGGTAGTCCAGTCCATTAAAACCCTTGCAAATATTAGCTTTGCGGCTATTGGTTGCATTGTATATATGCTACTATTAGTCTTATATTCTTTGCTTCTATTAGGGTTTTAGCTTCTACTATAGCTATTGTATATGCCCCTATTTCTATTTGTACTATTGGTATTAATCAATACAAGGACGCGCCCGTCCTGTCTATATCGACTGCTATTAACCACTATTAACGTCTATATTATATGCCTTCACGCATATTTCTCACAAAATAACCGACACTTTTCAGACGTCGGTATCCGCTAAAGGAAGAAATGATACTTTAGAAATTATTCTCATTTAGGCCTGTTTTCTGCCTAAAACAGTCCATTTTTGCTGGTATACACTGTATTTTTGCAAGAATTTAGCCATTTTCCTGTATATTTTACTCTGTCATTTATTTTTGAACGAATATCCTGTATCTATATAAATCAACAACTTAGATAACTTCTCTCCCTTAGCCATATAAAGCAAAATTTTTCATTCATTTATTCCTGAATAATATCAACAATTCAACCATTCGAAAGAATAAAATCATAAGAAAGGGATCGACACAACACGTCAACCAGTCAAAAAAGACAAAAATACTGGTGCACAAATACATGCACACCAGCATTCAATGGACTTAAATAGGGGCTCGCTTACACTCGCCCGTATCAGACTCTATTAGAACGGACCGTCTTCGTCTTCTGCTTCAGGTTTAGTCTCAGCAGGTTGAGCTTGACCACGACGTGGACGTTTGGTTTCTTTGGCTTGAGCAGGTTTCTCAGCTTCTACTTTAGCAGTATCAGCGAAGATGTCTACATCACCCAAGTCCAGACCATCAACATCCAGGCTGTCCAAATCAACATCTGCGGCAACTTTCACAGAACCGGTTTCATTGCGGTTGGTGATATAACCGTCCATAGTAACGCGGGCAGTTACTACCCATGGTTGACCGTTTTCGTCGTCTTCACGTGGAGTGCGGCTTTCGAAACCGAGGACATTGTTTTCGGTGAACATGATTTCATCGGCATTGCTGCTTACGAAGTCAAATGCTTCAGCGCGAGTTTGTCCACGGCCGTTGTTACCGTTGCTGTACATTACTGCACGTACAGTTACGTCATTACCGCGGCTGTCTTTGAAGTTAACGAATTTACGGCAATATTGGGTAGGATTAGTACCCTCAGTTACTTGGACACCAGCCAGATAGCCTTCATGCAATTCGTCTTGCTCCAGAGTAGTCATTTCAGCTTGACCAGTAATAGTCAGGCAGAAGTTTGGAGCAATACGGCCATATGCACGTGGAGTGGTACGGACATCAATTTGCTTACCGTTACTGGTGGTTTTGTAACTTGCTGCTGCAATCGGTACAATGCAAGGGCTCAGGCCATTTGCACCAACATAGATCACAGTAGAAGTAGCAATTGCACCGGCTTCAACCAAGCGTTTGATTTCGGCTTTGTAACCTGCAACGATTTTGGCCATCATTTCGGACAGCTGTTGTTCGTTGTAAGCTACGCGCTCGCCATTCTTTTCGTTGGCAGTAACGATGCTCTTGTCGTGGCTGATGAAAGCAGAACCAGACAGCAATGCTTCGTAGCCTTTATACAGGCTTAAAGCTTTCAGTGCCAGGCCATTTGCTTTTTCATACCATTCAGCGCCGAATGCTGGGCCAACAGGAACAGGGAAGCTTGCCAATTTGCCGTTTTGGATGCTCAAACCATTGAAGCCCGAGTCCAAGAATTCCATTGCATTCGCATTAGAATTGCGGACAGAAGCTACGATTTGGTTAGTAGTCATACCTTCAACGTATTGTACACCGTCGTCGGCATTGGTAGCTACCCAGCAAGCACGGCCATTGCTACGGCTCATAGGGGTATTGGCAATCATATGCACCAGTTTGTACACTGATACGCGGAAACCCAGAGCTTCGTTTTCGTCTTGGCGTGCATCCAACACATAGAATGTACGGCGAGATCCTGCCATTGGTGTTGCCACTTGACCAGAAACGCTGTGGAATTTGTTACGGCCAGTGTTCAGGGCGCCAGTTTCGATTTGATTGATTTCGTTCATGATGATTTTTCCTTTTAGGTTGATTGAAAATAAAGATTCTTTCGGCCAAGATTTAGGCCAGAGAGCTGTTTTGTTCTGAGGTCAGCTCAGTTCCTCATAAAAATACCGACACGACAATTTCTGCCGCGCCGATATCTTATTATCTCACCTTAATATTTCGCAAATAGGAATCTGCAAAGTTCAGTGAGCGTTCAATGTAAGCCACACTAGGATTATTTAGCGCAGTTACATTATTCAAGCTATCAGACAATATCAGGGCACCTGGATTAGACTGTTTAGCGAAAAGAATTGCTTCCAGTTCTGCCGTATTGTTATCTGATGCTAGAATAGTTTTGTGACCATTTACTGCCATATTCAGTGAGCAGTAACCAATTTTCCATCGATTACCGCCCACTAAACGAGCGTCGCAGTAAATCTTATCAGGCTGCTGTTGCATTCGCGGCCTCTACGCGCTCTTTCATTGCACGCATAATTACGCCTTCTTTGGTTTTACGGCCAAAGTCTTTAGTAGTTGCCGCATCCAAGATAGACAGCATTTTGCCTAAGGTATAACCAGCGATATCGCGGATTGTACCCAAGATTTTGATTACACCGCCATAGACGTACATAACCAAACCTTTGGCCAGGTCCAACACAAATGAGCCACCGCTTTTGCAACCAACCCAAATCTTATGGGTCCAGCCATCTTTGTCTTCGTCGTCAGTATTCTTAACGATATCAGACAACAATTTGCTGAATTTCGCAGATGTTTCTTCATCAACGTTTTCCAATCCTTCGTAGAATTGGTCGGCCGCTTCATTCAACACGGCTTTTTCGGCGGTCAAAGTAGAAACACCGGTTGCGTCTGTGGTTCGGTTATATTTCACCAACGCAGTGAGATATTCACCTACATTTCGCAACAATTCAGGTGTTACAGTGTCGCCTTCAAATGCCAACATTTCGGACTTGATGTCCTCCACTGCCACATTGAATTTGTCCACATTAGCAAATTTGGCTTCTGCACCGGCGATAATTTGGGCGATTGTTTGATTTTGAGTCATGATTTCATTTCCTTTAGCTAAAGTTTCAGTTTGGGTTTCAGGTTTTACTTCGGTTTTGGACAATTCTTCTGCACGTTTAAATACTGACAGAGTAACAGGTCCAATTTGCTCCGGATTTTTGAGCTCGGTTCCAGAGATGGTGACCGTAACACCATTATTCTCAACAAAGCCTTTATGTGTGGCTTCACCTAAGACCGACATCCAAAGAACAGCGGTCTCTGTAATCTTCTTTTCAACGGCATTTTTGTGAATGCCGTTAAGTTTTTGATATTGAAGCTCCAATTTATGAAGCTCACCCTGCAATTGAAGCAGGACTTTCTTTGCCTGCTTTTGAGATTTGATTTCCATTTCGGACTCCAACAAGGCAACATGCCTTTCCACAAAAGAACCGACACCAAAACTAATCGGCGCCGGTACTTTATGATTAAATCAGCTCAAAATAAGGATCGTAAGTAGTACCCTTATGGACATATTTACCATCTTCAAGTTCATAGACAGTAACATTCTGTCCCATTTGAAGGCTGGTATCACAAACATAGATTTTAGTGAAACCTAAAGAGCTTAAGCTTTCATCCATTTTCTTATCGGATGAGTGCTCGAACATGTCGATCCATTCGGCTTCCAATTTGCCTACATTGGATTTCAATACGATAGTTTTACCGTATGCCCAATGGCGGATTTGTTTCAAGAAGCGGTTGATAGAAGGGTTCTTTTTAGCCATGATTATCTCCATAAAAGGCTGTTAAAATTTTGTCGTAAAAGAACCGACACTAAATATATCGGTTCAGATACTGTTGTTTAAACCAAGCTATTATTGGCCTTAATAAAAATAAAATGACCGACACCTCCATAGATGCCGGCCACTTAAAATTATTCAATCAGGTCTTTCGTTAACTCATTCAGTTCCGCATTGGATTTTTTCATACGGAGTGCAAGCAAACGGGTAGCTGGCGCAACTGCCAGAACAAAGTTCATAACTGCATTGAAGCTTTCTGTCCAAATGCGAATCGCTTTGCATGCCCAGTCTTTGTTGATTTTAATTTCAACATCAACACCGCCCTCTTCGTTTTGGGATTTTTCCCAATATAATACGTCTTTGTTGATTTTAGCCGGGGTGTTACCATTTACACCAATCATATCATTAAACTCATCTTCACGGGCGAAGAATGCACTACCTGCATTTTGGAGTTCTTTAACTTCTTTTTTGCTGAATTCGATTTTGATTTTCATAATGATTCCTTTAATATTAGTGATTGGGGTTATTCCCATAAGAAAGCCGACACAAAAATATCGGCCTTTTAGGTTACATAATTTCTACCTCAACATCGTGAGCCAGAAACGGCATGTTTTGTTTTGCAATTTGAATCGGGTTCTGGCCCTCTTCAACATAAATTACATCGGAGTCTGTCAACCCATCAATGAATTCATATGTGACAAAGTATTGCCACGATTTGCCAATATGGAAAACTGTATTCGGCTTGTCTTCAATATAGGCTCTAACCATTGCCACATCATCATCAGAGAATCCTATCTCTTTTTTAATAGTGGCAATATCAAGAGAAGAAACATTATGCTCCGTTTTAGAGCCATTGCTTTTGTATACCTTAATGCTATACATTTTGGATTACTCCATTTATTTATATCGTTAAAATACCGACACAAAAACCGTTAATGCTATGTAACCTATATTCAATACGGAGCTTATAAATGTCCTAGCGTATTTATATGCGTGGTTGCAACATGTTGATACCCTGTTACCTGTCCAGCGGGTGAAAAAGGTGGGCCGTCACTGCATTGTAAAAAACAACAAAGCGAGGCCCAAAAGTTTATGGAGGTAAAAAGGATTCAAATAGTTCCAAAAAAGAACCGATACCAAGTGCAACAACGCTCAAGGTATCGGCAAAACTTACAGGGAAATCATATATGTCATAAAATAACCGACATCCTTTTACAGATGCCGGTCGCTACATTGTTCAGATAAACGAAAACTCTTCGATATGGTCAAATTCTAAATGACCATCTTCGAATAAATTAAAGACAATAACATCATCGCCTTCAACCTTATTAACAATAACCTCTCCGTAATATTTCCACACGGAAATATTTTGACCCTTATCCCTCATGTCAGCCCTTAAGGCCTCAATAGAAGGATAAGAGTGTTTGAATTCAAAGGACACCATCTTAGATTTCCAGCCCTTTGACTTCAATATCCACGGCACCAACGTCGTCAAGGCACGTAGAGATGCAAACCTGCTCATATACATCATCCCGGTCCATAGGGACTTCATATGATCTGAGGAAATCTTTGCGGCTACCATCTTTAAATTTAAATGTAACCAAAAAATCTGTGTACTTCTTCATAATGACCTCCATTGAAAGAATTATTATCAGTAAAAGACCGACACGAATGCCGGTCCTATCTGCCGATTTAGTCAGAAATGTGACACTCGCCGACTTTTCGGCCACCCTCCACATAAACCCTGGCCATATAGACCGTAGGATCGTCTGTGTTTGCAAGTGCCCAACGAGCGATTTCCTCGCCGGACATAGAATTCTCAACTTCAAAATCCTCAACTTCGACAGACTCAATACCGTCGAAATCTTTAGAGATGAATTGAACCAAGAATCTGTTGAATTGTTCCATTTTTTGACCCTCCATAAAGTCGTAGTTGTTGAAATTGGAACGGGCAGGATTGCCCTCGTGGGACCGATACATTTATGCATCGGCCCGAAATCTGATTAGAACGGGTGATCTTCACTCGCTCTGGATTTATGGTACGCCTCAGCATATTGAGACGCCCACACATTGGGATTCATGCAACCTTTACCTGTGGTTGCAAACTCATGGACGGCGGAGCAATAAACTGCATTGCCATCCTGAGTCGGAATCCTACGAAACCAGCCGGGGATGTCCTCTTCAGACATCTCAACGCCAACCGGCATAACGAATTTAGCGCCACGATACGCAGCGCTGTTAACATCACCGGCACAAAGTTGCGCAAACGGTGAATCTGGGGTAATAACGAATTGTCGCATACCCGGACCTCCGAAAATGAAAAAGAAAACGGTAGGACAAACCCTACCTCCAGTGAAGAACCGACACAAGGCCGCTGCACGTGAATACAGCCCTATATCTCTACGGAGCCGTATCCAGCGAGCAGTAACCTTTGCCAGTTTTTATTCCGTACGGAGTTACAGCATATCGATTGCTGCATCCATATCAACATCAACTTCGTGGTAAGACTCAGTCTCAACAGTCTCACCATTAGCCAAAGCTTCAGCCTCAGCCAATTTAACCTCGGCTAAAGTTGAAATCTGAGCAATAACTTCGCGGCTCAGTGCTTTCAGAATGAAGCTGAAAGGAGACTTACCGTTAATATCAAGCAGGTTGTTAACCGCTTTTACATCGTCCAAGCCAAAGAAGAACGATGTATTGTAGATCTCACATACATCATCTGTGTATACTGTGAAGTGTACGTTTCTCCAAGTGGCAGTATGGGCCATGCGAACGGCGTTGGATTTATTCCAGCGGTAACCAGCTTGACTACGGCTACGTTTATCTTCTTCAAACAGCTCAACGAAGAGTTTGGCAATTTCGTAAGCCTTAGCATCATCCTTGATAAACATCAATTCAAATGCTTTCTCGAATGCCTCGGCCATAGAATCAAGGTCAGTCTCTTTGTTTCGCAAGTTCAGGTACTCACAGAAACGAACACGGCCGTTTGAGTGTTTCATGTTCTCCACCACTTCCTTTTGCAGAAGAATACCCATAGCATCAATAGCCAAGTTGGCCAACTCGCTATAACCAGCTTTGTTGCGGATTAAGTGTGTCAAAGTAATCAGATTATTAGTCTCACTACCAACACCAGTTTTGGCAGCTACGATTTCTTCCACAGCTGGCTGAACGTCTTCTTTACCCCATACCATAACAGAGCATTCATTGATCTCTTTAGTATTCAATGAGCTCAATTCATCTTCCACATAAGAGAGCTGTTGTTTAGCAGAGTTACAAGCCAACAGTTTATCCTCAGACCATTGTTCTTGGCCTTCATAACCTTTTGCCCAGAATAGGGTGAGACGGTCACCATCAGCGTCATCTCGGTTGCTCATATGAGAAAGGGCATCAACAAATACCACTGACTCACAAATGAAGCGGTTCAATTCCAGCTCCGCCTCTGAGTCAAAGCTCATCAGAGTTTTAACTTTTGTGTTGTACAGACGGAAGTTGTTCTCCATCAAGATCGGGAATTTAATTGCACCAACCTCACCACGTTTAGCAGCCTCTTTATAGCTACGGTCTGCGGTAATAACTTTGAATCCATCCTCAAAGTGGTAAGACACTGGCAAAGAGCGACCTTTTGGCAGGCTGAATTTCAAGCCCTTATGAGAACCGAAAGTCTCCTCGATTGCAAGTAAGTGTTTGGCATGAGTCTTGATAACACCAGCGGCTTCCCAAGTTTTAGTACCGCGAGTCTTAGTCATCAATACAATTGATGCGAGAGATTTGAAGAAATCGCCACCGGTGAATTGTAAACCGGAGATATGATCACCAGTGATTGTTTCCTGTTTATCCCAGAATGATGAACCTGGGAACACAAAGCTATGTTCACCGGCTACAACCTCGAAACCTCGAGGCATATTGAGCAAGCCTGGGAAACGACCACAGCCGTTAAAGAGGTTTGTCAAGAATTGTTTCATAACAGACTGAGAAGTCTCATCGCCGGCCAGAGAAGTGTATTTAACTTGCTCTACTGATAAGCTGCCATTGCCTGCAAACATAACGGCAAATTTATCTGCCCACCAGGTGCGAGTCATGGCTAAGAATTCATTTGCAGTTACAGTCCAATCTACGTTCTTAGCAGCCGCAACAGCTTTGGCAGTGCGTTTGCCAGTACGGCCAGCAATAAAGGACTTAAACAGACCCTCGCCGTATTGGCGAATCATTTGATCCGCCAGCAATACTCCGCCTTCACCAGAGTGGGAAACGGCTTCAACCAAACCGGCACGTTTCATTTCGAGCAAACGAACGACTGGAGAGTAAGTCGTATTGCCTGCTTTCAATTCAGAAAGTAATTCATTCATGAGCGTCATTTCAGGCGCCTCAATTTCCACGCCCTCGATTTTATCATTAACGCTGACCTCTTGACCAACGCGCTTATGGCCTTGCAGTGTGTAGAAATCGCTAACATAGATTTCTTCCTCGATTACAGCAAAACTATAAACCAGACCATCAATATTGACAGCCTTAGTATTCATCGCAATCGCCGCATTGGCAGTTGCACGGAAGTCCTCGTCTTCCAGCAGTCTCAGCATAAACTCATCCAGATTGCCACCCATGATAGCATGAGCGACACCAACGGCCTTAGATTTCAACATTGGGCTAATGATATCAACACCTAGATGTTCAATCAGGGCATCAATTTCTCTCACATTTGCAACAACACCCTTGAGGTGATGATAAGATACGACACGCATCTTGCCGTATTGTTGAATGAGTTGTTTGCGGCTATAACATGCACCACCAGCCAAATTCATGGCTAAAGGATGATCCTTAACATCAGCCAAGGCTTTAACTTTGTCACCATTCTCATTGGTGACAGACAAAAGCACAGCCACTTTTCTAACACCAATTGACACTTTAGTGTCCAGATCAGGGTTCAAAATACCCCTAGCAATAGCCTTTTTCGCGTCATATACGCTAATATATTTGCCGGCCAATTGAGGATGATTAACCGCAACCATGTTGTCACCAGCTTTACGGCTAATAAATTGGGCGTCGCCTACAGGCATACCCAGTCTCCAGTTGGTGTCAGGAGAAATATTCATCAGGTCACCCTGTTGCACTTTAACACCCTTAGGTGCATTTTTCTCAGCGTTTACTACAACAACGCCACCGCTCTTACGTTTCAGAGCATCTACAAGTTTGATGCCCTCAGTTCCAATGCCAACCATCCAGTCGATAAGAACTTCAATTGCCTCAGTAACGGACACAATGCCGTCCTTATAAGAAACAAATGCATGACGAGCCACAGTTTCGCGGCCTAATGGGCTATTAACCAGAGAAGTTGCGATAGTTCCACGCTGCGCAACAATGCGGACGCTTCCTTTATTAGGGCGGCGGATATTAACCTCTACTTTACCCACAACAGGCAAGCTTTCACCAGCTTTTGTACGGCAGATATCGCGTGCCCAACCTTTAATGGCGTCCAGCTCTTCCTGAGTAGGCTGTTTGCCAGCCTTAACTGTTTCCACGCGTTGCACCATTGTTGGTACGTTTTGCACCTCAAATGTATATGACATTTCTTCCTCCTTAGTGCTGTTTAAAACAATAGCCTGAATCTCTGCATTTGCACGAGCAATAGCCTCAGTTCTAGAGGCAACCGCAAAGGCTTTGACAACAGTATCGTCTTTGATGATTGCCACCATTTCTGGTTTCATCGCCGCCGCCTTACTAGTTGAGAATGCAATAACCTCAACACCTGGTACCTTGTGTACACCAGCTTTAATGTGAGCAGTGTAAGCAAATTGTTCTACGGCAGCTTCGTAAGCTTTAGCAGCAGCAGCGTTAACGGTAGTAGAGAAAGTAGAGAATTTAATTGTTGACATAATGATTTCCTTTTTGAAAAGTTTTAAAAATAAAAGATAAACTGTTTCGGGTATTTTTACCCATCATCAGCAGAGACACACATCTCTGGACAGTGAGCAGTTTATTGTCATGCTCAGGACATTAATTAGAACGGAAGATCTGATTCTTCAGCCTCCGTCATGCTAAGTGGAATGGTGCTTACTATGTTTGATAGCAGCATATCATAGAATTCGCTATGGCTCTCAGGGGAGGCTTCCCTTTCCTTTTTAATGGCTTCTCTTATTGAGAGGATACATTCCTCTCTGACTTTCAGGGCCTCGCTAAAATGGCTCCTGAATTCGGACTCGAAGTCCTTCAAAATTGCAGCAGCTTCTGGGAATTCCCCGTTGTAGGCGAAGTGCCTCAAAGAAGAAGTTTTTTCTGTATATGCTTGAATAAATAAATTTGCTGTGTTAATCATGATATGATTTCCTTATATTAAAATGTAGCCGTATGTAAGAAACCATATAAGAGACCCGGCTATATCTCTTATAGGCTAGTTTATTTTTTATAGGCCTGCTAATTTTGCAGACCCATAGACATTTTTACCATCCACTTTATGAACGGTAACGACCAGATTGTGGCCATTAGTGTGCCACGTTCTGGGTCGAGACTTCTTAGCATCGGTGGATCCTTTCGACTTCCACCATTGCTTATTGGTTTCAGTCTCTAGAAAGAACACAGTACGTGCTCCTCCTGCCTCATAACAGGAATCAGAAGCACGTTCGTCTGGTTCTCCTTCGGACAGGTACACACCTTTTCCCTGAGCGTTTTGTTTACCAGGGAATAGAACGATTTCTTCGCCTTCCTTGGTATTAAATGCAAAAGAGGAGCAATGACAAAGAAGACGTTTCATTATTTACTCTTCTTTGTATCCAGTTGCCTCTTGACATTCATTAATTGTCATGTGTGAAGTTACACGACAATGGTGAAAGTCGCTGCGACGCATAGCAGTAGATACATTGTTGAACAATACAACAGCAATGATGGCGATCAGGATGTAACGGATTTTCATAGTAATACCTTTCTTTGGTAATAAATAATAAACAAAATAATGAGACAGAATTATCTCATTTATAATAACACTCTGTATTGAATGCCATTATAGATAAGATAAAAGGATGTGCAGGACTGGAGCATCCCACACACCCTTAAACCTAGTCATTAGATATCACACTCTCCTTTTTGCTGTTTACAGTATCTGTCTACAGATGTTACAGAGGATTTCTTTGCTACATTCTCAGCAGCACTCTTACCACTGGAGAACATGAAAGAATAAAAAGAAAAGCAGAAGAAAGCTGCAACGATAGCGATGATAAAGTTTTTCATGGTTAAGTCCTTTCAAGACTGAAGATTAAAAAATAAAAACATAAATGAATGTAATTCCACCCAGGGGGCAAATTCCGGATATACCCCCATGGTCATGGATATCATTAATAGACACCAGGTGATCCCACGCATTATCACTCACTTCGTCAATAGAATTTCACTCAATATTTTATAAATATATTCACACCGATTACACTCACATTTCCACACATCTCAAGTTGCACACCTTATCATCAACTCGTCCTCACTTCACCTTCAACCAGCCCCCAATCAGTCTTTTGCCTTCGGCAAAGAGATAGGTCCGCCGCGCCGGCCGTTCTCTGTTTCAGGTCAACCAACCCCCTTGTTTGCCCCAGGGGGCTCAGATCAATGGGGTGGGGCTTGTTTGTTTTGGGCGCCGGGCCATTTTAAAAATTTTCTATTTTCAAGGGACAGTTGGTTGACTTTTTCTATTGTTTCTGTTCTAATTATTTCTACAGGGAGGGTCGCTCCCTCTTTCTGTCTATTGATCAAGATTTTTTAAAAAGCTTTTTAGAAAGTGATTTGTTATGGCAAATTTGCGACAATCTATTTACAGTGGAATGTCTGAGTTTCTGATGCGATCAGAAAAGCAGGCACAATTCACTGCTGCTGCAACTGTTGGGGCTGCTGCCTTCGGCGGATATGGTGTTGCTAAGGGTGCTGTTTCCGATAACACTACAATGTTTGGTGGTGCTGTCGGTGGTGCAACTTTTGGTGGTGCTGTTGGTGCCGGTTTGGCTTATGCTGCATCAGGTGCTCATGGTAAGGGTCTTAGGAATGTCCTAAGAAGCCTGAACAACAAAGCTTCAGGGGCTGAGTATGCTGCTGAAGATATGCTTCGACGAACAAAAGCCTCTAGCATGTCCCCATCCGACTGGGAGGCTTCTGCATTGGCGAAAAAGAACTATCAGTTCGGAGATATGAATTACAACACTGGTGACCTTGTTCATTCTGTTAAAGCGAATCGCGGATTCCAAAAAGTTTCCATAACAGGAAAGAAAGAATGGGAAGCTTGGTTTGACGGGGCTAAATAATGGGACTATTTAACACATTTAACAGAGAAAGAGCTGCATATCGATCTGCTATGAGAGCAGCGGACAATTCTCTTCGCAATAAGAGAGCTATGACCAATGCAGGATTCACACTTGCTTCTGATGTTAGAGGTAAGGTGGCATCTAAAGCTTTGGCAACTGGCGCTATGTTTGGTGCAGTTGGATATGCTTATAACACTGCAACTGGCGGTGATCCATTTAGTGGTGCAACTAGTGGTATGATGGCAGGTGCTTTAGTTGGTGGTGCACGTGCTGCAGCTTCTCTATCGAGAGCGGGTCGGGACGGACGAATCATTAAATCGATTAGTCAGTTTAATAATCGTGCCAAAAACCCGGGCGCAGCAATGGAGACATCAACATTTTCTCAGGCCTTCTTCGGGGATATGGGAGCCTCTATTGGTAAATTTAATAATGCGTCAAGGAGTCCAGTTAATAGAGCCTCAAATGCAGGTAAAGCTGCCAATATGTCCGGGGCCGGTAGTCGAAACACATATACCGGCTGGAATGCCAGAGTTGTTGGTGATAACATTACTAACTCTTATGGCGCAAGTCCAGGTAAAGATGGAATATTTAGAAATCAAACTTGGGGAAAATAAAGATGTCTGAACAAGAGGAAAGTACCGTTCTTGGTATAAAAATACCAAAAAGCTTTGGTATTATCGGGGTGTTCTCCGCTCTATGCTCTATTGTTTATGGGTCATGGATCGGTGCTACCACTATGGCAAGAATGGAGTCTCAACAGGCTGCTATGGCGTCTACACTTGAGCAAATCAAACTGGATTTGGTCACTAAAAACGAATTCGAATCGCGTGTTCAAATTTTAAATAGCGTTATCGACAGAAATAAAGAAGATATACGCCGTCATGAAGACAGGTTATCAAATCTAGAAAATCGCCATAGGGACCAATAAGATATAGGGATTTATATGGGAACCGTTAAAGGAAACCTTATTGCCTTCATATCAAGGAAACTATTCTTCTCATTGGTCATATTTGGAGTCTGTGCTTGGCTTCTCTCTGCAGGGAGGCTAAACTCAGATTCCTTTGAGACCATAACTATTTCTATCATAGCTGTTTATTTGACTTCAAATATCGCAACTAGATATACCGTAACTAAAGGTAAACTTATGGCGGATTTAGCTCAGGCACAACAGACTGAGCATCGTAATGATGAGGAGCAAACGGAATATGAAGAATATGTGGAAGAATTAAATGAGAAACCGAAAGGTTAATTTGTGACATTTCTTTGGTATAAAGGAATTTAGATTAAGATGTTATTAGAGAGATTAAAACAAAATTCTTCAATTAGGAGACAATTTGGGGTTCATGGCCGTATAAGATTGCGCTTTAAGGATGGGAAAGAAGCATACATATACACCTTGGAGTCTCCATGGGATTACAATCCTGATGAACCAAATGGAATTGTCGGCCTCAGCTGTATTAAAGATGGGAGCTATCAGATTGCAATTGAAGAGTCTCCGGTACATAAAATGAAATTGCCATTCCTTGTCAATCCTAAGAATGGCGTTCAATTGAGGCAAAAGAGTGCTGCAACAGACAGATGCGGCCATGCATTTTGCCATATTATTGATAAGGATATTTACAGTATATATGGCAGATACATACTAATTGGTGCAGACACTAGATATAACACTCAGGGTTTTTATGAGCCAATAGAGGGCTATAAGGCGTATTCATTACTAATGAAGTATCTGGAAGAGACGAACGATATGGAGGTAAAAATAACGTGGGTGAACTAATTAGAGATTTTAGTCATAATTGCGTAAGGCTTACTGAACACTTTGAGGGGACAGTATTGCATAAGTATGATGATGGTGTTGGTAAAATCACCATTGGTATCGGCCATATGATTAAACCTGGAGAAACATTTCCTGAAAAGATAACCGCAGAATTTGCGAGAGAGTTATTAATGAAGGATTTGCAGGTTGCGAAGAATGCAATACTAAAGAATGTAAAAGTCCCTTTGAATCAATGCCAATTTGATGCACTTGGTGTATTCATTTTTAATGTCGGTGCTAATGCTTTTGCAAACTCCACACTATTGAAGAAACTAAACTCCAAAGATTATAATGGTGCATCTAAAGAGCTTATAAGATGGAATAAGGGAAGAATAAAGGGTGTTGTTTCCGAGATGCCAGGACTAACAAGACGCAGAGTTGCGGAACAAAAATTATTCAACTCTGATCCATCTGTGAGTGATCCATTGAAATCTATCATTAAATAAAATAAGCTCCAGGGTATTAATCCTGGAGCTTTTATTTATTAACCAATAGGGTTTGAGCGAAATGATGTTGAGAAAGAATCCATAACCTCTCTATACACTAGAGGAAGATTTTTTACAATTCTGGACTCTGTTGAGTCGTCAATTTCTTTAATTACTAGGTTTGACGCTGAGAATTTGTTTTCCAGATCTCTTATTGAATCTTCACCGAATTGAACAGCAAGAAACTTCATCAAATCTGTAGACTCTTTAAATGGGTTTTCCTCATCATTACCTAGATGGTCATCAATCTCTGCTATTAGGGATTTCGGCATACATAAATTGATTTTAATCTCTTTATGTGGAACCCATTTAATCCCTCTATTATAGTTAATTGCAGTATTTACTAGCATTGCAACCAACTCTTTAGGAGGTACTACATAACCATCAAGGCTTTGTTCTACTACAGCGGTGTAATTGGTTCTGTATTCACCAACAGCTATTTTTCGAAGATACGGGATTGGTTTATCTTTAAGCTCATCGTATGGTTGTTTGTATGTGTAACGATAAACAGGGTATTCAATAATCACGGCGCTTAAGAAGTATTTGTTTTCCAACTCTTCAATGCCACGCATTGAATTTCTTTCTTCTTTGTTTACCATATAGATCAATGGGTAAATATTTACTTCATTGCAGGCGAATAACGGATTACGCATTTTTTGCTCATAGAAAATACGGCCAACCTCGTTATTTACGGTCTCATTTGAAGCCCATACATCACGAACGCCGGTAACATCATTGTAGGCGATACGAGGAGTTAGGCACATTGCACATGTTGCACCAAGGTTGTAATAAGTGATACGTTCAGGTTGTGATTGAAAGAATTGGTCTTGAAGAAATTCGCTTTTACTCATATTTGAAAATACATTCCATATTGTTGTTATTATTGTTATTTGTATAATAAAATGTTTCCGACTTCACCTTACTATAAGGGCTTTATTATACTAGAAAATAGGATAAAAGTCAATACTTTTGCAAATATTTATTTAGCTACAAATCAATCACTTATGAATATAGCAAATATTTTACACTTCCTTTACACTTTATGTATGTTATGAAATGTAAATTTTACAAATAATGCTTGACATTTGTACCTAAAATCCGTATAATATCACCCATAATATTTATGACTGAATGTGCTGAGTCGGGATAATCTACGGCATCCGGCCTTTCAAGAGATATTATCTTACTGTGAACTAGTCCTAGAGAAATCTAAATAACCTCGAGAGACGGGGTCGGATGAAGCAGTAATGAAACTCCTAGATGTGGGCAAGCCTAACCGAAGGAGTCGATCGAAAACTCGTTGTTGAAGTAGCGTAAGCTCCCTGATAAAAATCATAGTAATACGAGAGGTGGCGAGTATAAATAAATTTCCTGTTATGCAGTGGATTGTAATCGATATTAATCGGCCACATGGGAAGATGAAACATCTCTGGTCTTGTAGAGATAGCATATTGAGCTACAAGATGATACCGAAAGGTATGACTATAAATGGAAGTATTAACGGTCCATGGTTTTCCATGGAGGGTCAAGATGGGTGAAGAAAAAGCCTAGGATATAGCTCTCTTACAATTAGAGTTATATCAGTAAGACATCTACGTTGTACAACATGGCTAGATCGGGTTAATTTTATTAAGCCACTTGCTTTGGTTAGGCCTAACTGTATCTAAATATTTCATAAATATAAAAATAATAGATGGCCGCTGCCACGCGGCCCTGTATTAAAAGAATAAATCAGATCAATAAAGAATAGATCTAAATTACAGATAATACATAGGCTGCGGATGCAGCCCTAAGATCAATAGAGAAATGAACATAAGCTTAGGATACTTAAGCTTGTTGTAGTCTACAAATATATTTGATAATATTTGGAGGTAGCTTAATGCTACCTCCTATTTTATTTTGCAAGAGAAACTTACTTAAGCAAATAATACTTACTGCTTCCTGTATTGGAAATATTCTATGGAAGTTTTTAGAAATGTTCTGCTAAATCGTGGTTACACTGCCAGATTTAGTTCCTAGGTCATATATCCGGTTATTGCCTATGACCATGATTTAGCCTATACTAAATTATTTGATAGTAAAATAGAAATTCGGATTCTATCCAAAATAATACGAGTCTATTACCTGCATATATTTTTGTCCTATTTGTTTTTAGTATTTGCATGGTAAGAATAAGAATAATAATTTAACTCAGGATAATTAGTTTAATGGCTATTCCAAATAAAGAAATACAAGAAATGTTTGATCTGTCTGCAGGCATTATCTCTGCTCACGAAATGAGAGAAAAAGAGAAAACAAAATCAAAGACAGAAGTTGAAAAAACAGTATCTATGATACAAGAAGCAGAATCAAAATCTATTCCAATTTTGTTCTCATCTAGAGGTATAAAAGTAGTTGACAATAAAATAACAAGAGCTAGATATTTAGATGCATTGTCGTTAGATGATAAACTATATGAGAATATCGTACTAACAGAATCTGAAGCATTGGCATTTAGTACGAGCTTAAGACGATCGACCGATGGTGGTATATCAACATACTCTCCAATGATCTGTAGAGGATCAAATTGTAAGGTTAAAGAAACATGCTTAACTGGAGACTCAATGGTCTCCATGCATGATGGCAAACAAGTAAGAATCGATCGTATTAAAAGCGGGGATAAAATTATTTCGTTCAATACGAAGACAAAACGCATTGAAAAAGACACTGTATATGCAACGGCATACGTTGGCGAAGAATTGGTGTATGAAATAACCACTACCGCCGGCCATTGCATCAAAGCAACATCGAATCACCAGTTCTTTGCAATAAAAGGGAGAGGTTCAAAATTCAAGTTTCTATCAATTGATGACGGACTTACAGTCGGTAGCAAGCTAGTTTATGAAGACCTATTCAGCGAAGAAGAGAATTCTTATGGAGACTGCTTAATTACCAAGATCGAATCAATAGAAGCTATTGGTGTTCTCCCAGTCTATGATATTCAGGTTTTCAAAAACTCCAATTTCTTTGCAGAGGGGTTGCTCGTCCATAACTGTCAATTATATAAAATGAATAAGGCTCCAGTTGGTGCTCCATGTATTTATGAACAAGATTACTTGCGCAGTCAAACAGAAAGATATTTCGAAGAGTTTAACGTTCAACCTGACAGTCCGACTGAAATGCAAATGGTTGCAGAACTTGCAGAAATCGATCTGTATGAAAGAAGAGTTACACAGATCTTGTCATTAACGCACCAAGACTTTAGTCAGGAAGATATGATGGGATTTGATGCGGCTGGGAATATGATTGCTCGTGATGATATATCAAGATACTTAAATATTAAAGAGAAATTGAAAAATAGAAGAAGTAAGCTCCTAGAGTCATTAATGGCAACAAGAAAAGAACGCGCAAAAATTGCAGTACAGGCATCTGGATCTGCCATTGGAAGTGGAAGTCAATCCCTTAAAGATAAGCTTGATATGCTTACTGCTGCAACACGGGGGCAGTATAGAGACCCATCAGTGATAAATGGTTCAAAAAATGACACAAATCAAAAAGGCTCTAAGTAAGGGTAAGCATAATAAAAGAAGAAGCTTGCCAAAGCCTAAACACACAAAAGAAGAGCACATAAAAAAGAACGGCGCCTATTTTAATAAAGGCAAGAAATATCGTTCTGGAAAATACTTCTCCAGCAAGGCCGGCAAAGATGTTGAATATCGTAGCCTGTATGAATATGCATTCTACAAAGGTATGGATTCAGATAATAGCGTTATTAAATATATAGTAGAGCCAATGAAGATTCCATACACAGACAGCTCTGGCCTAAGAAGAAATTACATCCCTGACGTATTGGTCCTGTACACAACCGGAAAGATGGAGTTATGTGAAATAAAGCCATCTTCAGCCAAAAAGGCCATAAATGTACAGCTAAAAGCAAGGGCTGCTGTTGCATATCTAAAAGATAACGCAATCAATGCCAAGTATAGATTCATTACAGAAAAAGAAATATTTGAAAAAGATGGCGATTATCGCAAGTTGCTCAAGGAGGTATCATGAAACCATTTAGCAGTGTATTCTCGCTTGACTTTGAGACAACCTCTACAAATCCTGAGGAAAGAATTAAGGATGTAAGAGATGGTGTTGTCAAATCAAGACATAAAGCAAGGATATGGTCTATTGGTTTGGCAACAAGATCCGACGGATCAGAAGCTATATTTAATCCTCCGAAAGAGCAGTTAGAGTCCGAGAAAATTGCACTAAATAAAAGAGGATTCTATGCCGAAAACCAAGAATGGCAAACTTACATATCGGGCAGAAAAAAGCCATCCTCTGCAGAGCTTCTATTTGAAGCGACCGATAGGGCAATACTTAAGCATTTAGACAATAGTCTTACATTCGGAAACTCAGGAATGGTCCTTGTACAAAACTTAGGTTTTGAACGAGCATTTTATGCAAGCCTAGATGGTTCATCTTCGTCAAGATTAATGAACCAAATGTATGAGCGTTCTCCTGATGGACAAACTAAGCTGTATGCACCATCAGAAGTGGTTAAAGCAAGGGCCGCAGCAAAGGACGCTAAAACGCTCTCAGAATTAGATGCAGCTATGGATAAGGTAATTGATGCCTACAAAAAAGTAGACGCCTCTGTGATGAAATATGACGCAGAGAGAGCGGTTAAAGGTGGCTTACCAATATTCTACGCAGCAGACCTTATGGATTTCACAAAAGCGACGTTTGTAAAGGCTGCGGCACAAGGTCATATACCAGAAGTGTATAAGGAAATGGGTCATAATGTAGACTTCCTTGCAAAACTATTCCTTGGCGAAGAAGAAACACACGGCGCATTGTCAGATGCCAGACAACAAATCAGACTGTTTGATAAAATTACAAACCTGAGAGAAGAACTAATATCTGGCAATATCTCCGATGAAAGCACCGGTATTTTTAATAAAATGAAGACAGCGTCTGGTGTTGCAAGAGAGATGCAGGCAGCTAAATCGATAATATCCAACATAGAGAAGCTAAAAGAATCAGGTGGCTGGGATTCTAAACAAAAGATAGACACTGTAAAAGTTCCATTTATAAACTCGCTAACAGGAGAAACTGGACATATAGATGTACCTAGGTTCTCAAGAGACATATCAAATGAACGTGGCCTTACAAACTTTCTATCAATGGCTAAGGAGAGGTATGGCAACACTAGGGCATATGCTGAATTAGAAAATATAATTAAGCCGGCGCAAGGCAATCCGGAAGTTGCCCAGGATTTACTTAGAAATCCTGACTCTACATTTAGAATAGGTGTAGAAAACTCCAATAACTCGGAGCTTCTTAATAAAATAATTCGTGGCGAAAAATTAACAGACGATGAATTGGTAAAGATACGAGATCTTAATGTATCATCCGGATCAGAACGAACCTTATCTGAATTTGCTGAAAATACATATAGAAAAGTCAGAAACAGTCATGAGGTATTAAGATCGATATTTCCGGAAAATCATAGAGTTGGTATACCTGCGATTGGCTTAGCCGCTGCGGGCGGATTATTATACATGATGGGCGATTCTTTTGATGACGATATGAGAGTTAAGAAATTAAGAGATAGGCAGGAGAGATTGGACTTTAATCAATATAATGATCCAACATTTAATAAATTCTCTGCATTGGATTATTCTATGGCAGCTCCAGCCGGATATATGGAAGCACAATATAAGGAGTCTAGAAGAGCGTATGAGTATTGATAAAGCTCAACTTTGGGACCAGATAGGTCTAGAATCAAATGATGGCTTTTTCAGCAGAAGAAGCACAAAAGAGAAAGAGGCGATTAAGACATCTCGTCGCCTATTTGAGAATAGTCTCGGACATGGTAATCATCCTATAAAGTGGTCATCAAATCTATATCGTAAGAATGCTAATGCGGACTATGCAGACGTCAAAAGGATGATGGATGCAACAGATCCACTCAGCAAGGGTTCAATCGGAACAGCATTAAAAGCTGAGGCAATAACAAACTCCAGGAATAGAACAGCTGCAGAACGAATCTTTGGTGCAGCGCCAGGTTCAAGTAAATATAATTCTACCCAGCCAATAAGAGGCGGTGGCATAAACAATATATACGCATTTAACAGTTATGAATCATTTGCAACTGCCGGTATGATGGACCACTTAGGCAGAGCTGGTAAGTTCCTAGGTGGCTATGGACTACGAGACGACCTTATGAACTCCATTGGCCTTATGACAAAACATCAAAAGTCCATCATTGCCTCATCAGCTACAAAAGCGACAGATAAACTATTTGCTGGCCTTGCACCTACTATTGGCGGCATGTTTGCACTTGCAGAAGCGTCCGATTATATTGTAGGCAATAAAGAATCAACTATTACAGATAACGCAGCTACATCTGTTGCAGGAATGGCTGCATCACTAGCATTAGGTACATATGGATTCCGTGTCGGAAAAGAATTAACGCATGCAGGAACATCTCTTCTGAAAGGTGCACCAATTATAGGCAAAATAGGAAGAGGGACAGCGGGAGAGGCTCTTGGCGCAGCTGGAAGAATTAGAGGCGCAGCAAAACTTGCAACTGGTACCGTTGGCGGATTGATTACCGGTGGTGGCTTAATGCTTGCCACAGATGCAGTAGTCGGCTTAGCAAAAAGCATGGCAGATAGGGATAATAGAATATTACAGATAAGAAACTCATTATTCTCACCGACAACCGGGAATACATCAGTTAACACAGCACAACTTGCAACCAGTAGACAGAGAGCATTTGCAAAACTGTCAAAATCATCTCTAAATGATAAGGGTTATATTCTTGGGAATGAGGCTGCAATTTTAAAAGGTATTTTTTAATGAGTGAATTGGACAATAGTGTTGATCATATTCGAAGCGACATAGGTGATGATGACGACAAAAAGCCGACATCGTCACTTATACAGCTTTATGAAATGCCATGGCGAGAATATTTAAAACACAAAAATTATGATACAGACATTGGCAATATGTGCAAAAATTGCCAAAGGGAGCAAATCAGAAAATACGGCGAAATTACAATCAAATGCTCAGGTCCAAAAGATATCAGTGTCCTCGATCAGAACATTGTAGCCAATATGAACAGTGATGAGCTTGATGAAATTAAGCAAGCCATGAGTCCAGTATACTGGGCAGAGAAAAATATCGATGTAAATCAACAAGATCCTACTAAACGTTTATATGTTAACAGATGGTATCAATCCATGCAAATTACCTGCAGTGCGTCTAAGAAAGCAATACGATGCGGACGCCGCTCTGGTAAATCATACGGACTTGGTATTGATATTGCTAACCGACTTGTTCAAAACAGTAACTACCAAATTCTTGTAGTAACACCATTCCTATCACAAGCAAAAGAGCTTACTAACGTAGTTAAAAAGATTCTACGTTCTCTTGGAGACACAATTGGAACATGGGACGACCTCGTTGAACGGTCAGTGACATCTCCGTATCAAGAGATACAAATGAAGAACGGCTCAACATTCAAAGCATTTACTGCTGGTAATGACAACGCAAATGCCGTTCGTGGTCAGGGTGCACACCTTATCATTATCGACGAGGCGGACTTCTTAACTCAAGAAGCATTCGACTCTATTACAGCGATCTTGATGGATAAACCGAATACAGAGATTATTTGTACATCTACACCAATGGGCGAGGGTCTATTGTACAAGTTCGCTAACTCAAAAGACTACAAAGAGTTTCACTTCCCATCATTCTGTATTCCTCACTATAATGACGACATGGATAAAGAGTTTAGAAACTCTCTGTCTATGATGGCATATATCCAAGAGATTATGGCCGAGTTCGGTCTATCAGATAACTCAGTGTTTGATACAGACCTTGTAAACAGAAGTACATCAATAGGTACATCTGAATCGCTTCACAATGTCATTACAAATAGAAATAGATATATAGTATCTCTTGGTTGCGACTGGAACGCCGATAAGGTTGGTACACGTATATGTGTCATTGCATATGATAAAATCGAACATAAGGTTATCATAGCAAATCTGTCTAATGTAAGAAGGGAAGGGTGGACCCAAGTTGCAGCAATAGACAAGATTGTAGAATTAAACCGACTATACACTCCCGACTATATATATGTAGACGAAGGGTTTGGCGAAGCAAATGTTCAACAATTAAAACTGATTGCTGTAAACCTATTCGGTAAAGTCCCTGCAGATCATCCAGACTTGAAACTGAGAGATGTTGTTCCGGTTAACTTTTCATCAACCCTAGAGTTGCGCGATGTTATGACCGGCGAGATCCGTAAAAAATATTTTAAAAATTTCATAGTAGAAACCACCAAGCGTGCATTGGAGACAGGATTACTTGCATTTAAAGATCCAATATCTGCGCCTATTGTGGAGCAAATGAAAAACTATATCATCAAGTCTCGAGCAGCTAACGGTAGAGAAACATATGAAGCAAAGAGTCAGGAAATTGGAGACCACGACCTAGATGCGTTTATGATTGCATTAGCGGGATTACAGCTAAACGAGAACTCAATTCTTGACACTAGACGTTATTCAAATGTTACAATATTGCCACTTGAAAAACGCGGCACCGAAGCGTATAATAATTCGGATAAAATAGAAAAACGCTCATATGGAAATGATGAAAAATATCATCGTACAGTTCGTGTTGCACCAGGAATAAGTAGACGCTCATCTATATCTGGTGGACCTATGGGCAACAGAGGAAGATTGTCTAGAGAGACAGCTTCTACATTTATGAATAGGTATAGGACTACAATGAGGTCAAAATCTAGATAAGAGGAATCTTCTAACTATGGATTACAATCTAATCAGAATTACTGATAGCACCGTTTTGTCGGATGCTGGTATTTGCTACTATGACCCGATAGAAGAGGTTATCAAAGAAATTGGTTCTGGATACATGATGGGGACAAATCCAACATCCCCAGTAATCCATAAGCTAATGCTAGTGATTAAGAACGGTTCTATCAAAAAGGTTAATATTAAGATAGTCAAAAATAAAGAATTAGAATCTTTATTTGATATTAAAATTCTACCTGGGGTTACTGCCCCAGGAATTTCTTCCTTTGCTGAAGTTGACGCTTTTAATAATCTTGAAATTTCGGATGGCTTACAGCCATATTCACTTATCCCATTTCATGTATACATTAAAACAAAAGGTCCTATTAATGCATTGTTAAATGCACCATTGGAGCTTACATATGAGTTCTAGTTTTACAGTAAAAGAAGTGAGCTCTATACTTGAAGAACTTGTAGTAGCAAAATCTGAGTTGCTTGGCAAGCTTAAGGATGTTAAAGTTACAGCAACCAATGAGCGAGATCCTGATGTTATGACCGCCGTAAGAAATCTCTACGGAGAAGATGCAATTAAGGACGGCAAGGTATCTATCTCGTTTGAGATGGTTGCACAATGCATTGACATTGTTAGGCGTGCCGGTAAAGCAAAAGCTGCGGAGTTAATTAAATGATTGAACTATGGGGCTCGCAAAGTCAAAATACAATTGTGGACCAACAGAGGGCCGAATTGTATATGAGGATATTTCAATATGCCTCATCAGACTTTGCAAATAATCAGGATATAAAGACATTTGTTGACGATGTAATAAAATGGGCTAAATCGGTTGAGAATAGAATGAAGCAGTTTGAGAAGGATCTAAATGTCCATACTCATAAGATACCTGCTCACACTCATCAGGTTCCGCCACATACACATCTAATATTACCTCATGTACACCCAACGGCATGGGGCCCAAGCGGACCAAATGTGCCAAGCCCAACAGATACAGGAACTCTGTCTACAACAGGTGTCAATCAAGAATTTGAATCGATTAAACCAACTAAAGAGTTAAAATGGAGAGATGGACAGGTACCTAATGCGTATCAAAATACATCTGGAGCCACTACAAACCTTGACAATAAAGTTGTATCAGGCTCAGGTATTATAGGCGACTCAAATGTTCATCAAAGACGTTCTACGCCATTGACTAAGGCAGCTACGCCTAATATACCTCCATATTTACTACCAACATCAGTATAGGATATAAATGGAATTAAGCAGAAAAGTTAATCCAACCGCAAGTACAACATACGCCGTTGCATATGCTCAGCTTATTGTTGACCATTTCTCAAAGGCACTTCAGGAGAACGGCTGCTTAATACAGGTTCCTGTTGGGCTATATATACAGTTTGATGACCAATATAATAGATTGGTAGATTACATAGAGAGTGCATTAAATGCTGGGAACATTGATAATGACGGTAATGGTGATAAACTTGATGATGTCGTTCATCCTAACGGGGCTATTAACCCTAAACATCTAGCCGCAATAAAAAGTGCAATTAGAAAAGCGAGCAATGACTGCTTCGCTTGTAATATTGAAAAGCCAAAATTTGATTTTAGCGGTATATTCGGAAACCTATTAAAAGATATCACATCTTCTCTGGATCAATTTAAAAATATAGGTAAGTTCAATAAGGCATCTGTTTGCCAATATGCATTCTTTTTATCATACTTGTGCCTACCTGACTTGTTAAAATTGATAGCATTAATACTCGCTGCGATTGTAAAAGTTACACAAAATATACAGTTACCTAGATTAACTGTTGCAGTATTTATTAACGCAATCCTTGGAGCAATCATAGAGGCGTTAGTAAAGAATATTTCTATATTAGCAAGATTTGCACTTACACCGGTTTTATGCATCTTAGACTCCATAGATTCTATCATTGACCAGTTACCAACTCCTGAAAATATTCGCAATACAAGCGCGGAAGATTTAAAGAAATTGGGCGCTAATGAAAAATTTATGGAAGGCAAGTATGACACTAACCTCAAGAAAAAGACACAAGAGATTAGACAACAGTACACGTCAAGAGTAAATAAATACGCCGAGAAAGCAGAAACCAATACCCGTAAGTATGTAGAAGAGATTATGGGTCCACTTCAAGAGACAATAAATAGAAGTGTTGAATCCTTAAATAATTCAATCTCAGAGCTTACAGGATTGCTCAATCATTTTAGCTGTGAGCCTGCACGATCTGGTTTAACTATTTCTCAATACCTAAGCAATCTGTCCGAATTGATGGCGATGGCAAATTTACTTAGATACATCGTAAGGATGAAATCTGGTAAGTCTGCAATCGAGAAAGTGTGCAATGCGCCATCTGGACAACAAAATTTTGGCGAGGATAACGATACATCTAGTATAGATGGAAATCTTTCTATAGGGAATATAGGTTCAGTAATAGCTGATACAATCGGCGCTGACATTGATTTAATAACCGATGAAAACGGAAATGCGATTGCAGTTGCGATAAAAGATAATAACGATGAGAACAAGGATAACTTATCATTTTATTCTTGTAATTTAGACGACTTCGCAAGATCGGTAACAGTTCCGGGATTAATTGAAGAGATTTCTAAATACGATTTTCCAAATATTAAGATCGATGAATGGAATCCGTCTCCTTGGAAAGTTACAATAATTCCTGACTCAAAATATGACTATGGACGCCCTAACACATCTATTGTTCCATTGGTTATAAATACAGATGACCCAGAATGGAGCATCCCAAAGCATATACAAAATGTTATAGGCTTTATAGACAAATACAATGGCGCAACAGATCCTTCTAGAACATCAAACGATATTACATTTATAGATGAAGACTTGAATAAAATCATCAAAGATAGACAGATAAGAACCAAGGATGATAATATTGTTGATGGCCTAACAGATTCATCTGTAAGGATTGTTAACGAGGACGGAAGTGTTAAAATCATTGATTCTACTGGACGTATTCAGACAAATAATGGCGCACCAACACCAACAGCAGTTGAAAGCGTAGAAAGATTAATTGCCAACTTCAGTAAGTCAAATGGTGTAGATTCACCACTTGGACAACTGGACTGTATCAAGGATATAGAGAACGTCCTTAATAAACTCGGAGACTAATAATGAAAAATGAAGATATAGGCATTCTTTTGAATACTAATTATTCTTCAAATCCAAAGGTAATTAAGGATGCTTTAAGTAGCAAGGCCCTAGGTATAAAAAGACAGTCCTTATCAAATCCGGGGCTGTCTTATTTTGGCAAAAGGACCGGCGGATTTAATGATGTAATTTACAGTGGCTTTAAAAATCATGAGTATGACCTATTTGAATACTCCAGGATTATAGACACTGAGGCTATAGTTGCAAAAGCGTTTGAACGCCAACGTGCATTGATATTTAAAAACGGATACTATTTCGAATCAAATAATCCAAAGAACATTGAGTATATAAAATCAAGGATTAGAGAAATAGAATATGTAACTGGACTTACATTTAGAAGCTTTATTGAAGAGATGGCTTATAATCTTGTAATGTTCCACAACTCATATATCCTAATGGTTCGAAATGAGAAGAAATCAACTGGTGAAACAGTAAATGTTGGCAATAAGGATCTTGAACCTATTGCTGGATGGTTTAACTTACCAACTGAAACAATTCAACGCAAACTAAAAGAAAATGGCGACGTTGAAATGTATAAGCAGTACATAGATCCTGCCACATTTAGAATATTCTCACCAGAAAAGGTTAGACATCTGAAATACAATGCCCGCTCTGGATTCACAATGGGTACACCTCCATTGGAAGCAGTAAAAGACGACATTCTTGCATTAAGACGAATAGAGGAATCTGTAGAGACTTTAATATATAAGGGAATCTTCCCTATGATTCACGTTAAAGTCGGAACAGAAAGCAACCCTGCAAAAATACTTGTTGACGGAAGCGATGAAGTCGAGAAGATGGGTTATGTTATGCAAGAATTGGATGAATATGGCGGCATCACTACAAGTGAGCGTGTAGAAGTAAAAGCAATCGGCTCTGAATCTTTAGCGCTGCGTGTAGAAAGTTATTTGGAATACTTTAAAGACCGAGTAATGCTAGGTTTAGGTGTCTCAGATATCGATATGGGTATTGGAGATTCATCTGGTAAAGCAACTGGTCAAATTATTTCTCAAACACTAAAAGAGGCAGTGATTAATAAACAAGATGCAATTTCAGAGTTTATTACACATGTTTTGTTCAAACCTCTACTTGTAGAGTCTGGAATGTATGATGCAGAATATCTAATACCAGAGGAAGACTTGGTTAAATTTAAGTTTAATCATGTAGACCAGGATGCACGTATTAAAATAGAGTCACACATTCTTAATATGTTTAATAGTGGTCTTCTATCTATAAATGAAGCAAGACTTGAGATTGGCTACAAAGAGATTGGAGATAAAGAGATCTCTAGGATCGGCAAAGATAAGGAGATGATACTTCCTACATATCAAGTCGAAACAGCCAAGGTGGCTGCTGCGGCAGCGGCGCAATCCAAAAAAGAAAATAGCTCTGGTAATAAAACCAAAGCTGATGGGGCTAAAAAGGCATCAATATCTAAAACCAGTCCTAAAAATCAGTTTAGTGATTCACTATCTAGTTCTCTATTCCCAATAGATGAAATTAGAGCAGCAATGCCAAACAAAGCATTACTATCTGAATATATTGAGAATCATGTAAAATTGATTGTTGACATATCTGATTCACAAATGGATAATAACGTAAAAGATATTGTTTCGGTCTTCTCTGACTCCTTATATTTAGCAGGTCAGTCTGAAGATATCTCAGATTTAGAAATAGAAGATTTACTTATGAAAATGTATGAGCTAGTTGGAGGAGAACAATGAGGCCTTTTAATGACCGATTTGAGACAACTGCGAGAGTAAGTGTGGGGGAAGATATTCAGCAAAGAATTTCTGATTCCCTATCTAACGGTGCTAAAGTAAAGAGCATTACCGTTAAGATGGAAGCAACTCATTCCGGTCGTCCAAATGGTAATAATTGGATATACACTCCACGAGGCATGGCTGAGGGGTACCGCTCATTTGTATCCCCGGTATTTAAGCCAGTAACCGAAGAGCATAATCCAGATTCTAGAACACTAGGAAGAGTTGTCTCATCTAAATATGTTAAGTACGAGAATTTCAGTGATTCATTTAATAGCCTTTCTCCTGTAGAATATCTAAGTAAAGCAAAACAGCTTGGCCTAGATAAACAGTATAAAGGAAAAGGCTATAAAGGTCTTGGCCATATCGAGCTTATTGCAAAGATTACTGACAAAGAAGCAATAGATAAGATTCTAGATGGAGAATTCGGATTTGTTTCTGTGGACGGTAGAGTAGAAGAAGCGTATTGCTCTATTTGCTCAACAAAGGTAAATTCGCCTAACCGCTGCGATCATAGACGCGGTGTTAAATATGGGAATGAGAAATGCTATTATGTCGGAGGCAAAATGCACTTCGATCATATATCATATGTTGCCACACCAGCTGACAGTAACGCTGTTGCGACATTAATTCGGGATAGTAAAAATAGTCAATCCCATCTACAGATATTAGATTTTGAAATAGAAAAAGGTAAACAGATGACAGTAGAAATCCAAGACATTAATAAGTCTAGCGAAGCTCTTGTCGAATATGCCAAAACTCTGGGGATTAAAGACTATAAGCTTCCCTCTGAGGAAGGCTTAACCGTTCTGGATTATGTTTTTGGCGAACAAAAAACTTTCCCAATTGCAGACAAACTAGCTGCTGCATTGGCCAAGTCATTCTTCACCACTAAAATTTCCGACTCGGGCGACAAAGAATCAATCGTCACTTTGATTGACGAAAAACTTCAAGAGCTGGGCGTTGAAGATTACGAGCAAGTAATCGCAGATGCAGTTAAAGCCAGTGAGGTTGAACAGGCTCCAGAAAAAGTTTCAGATAACGTTGAGCCAGGTCAAGCTCAGGCGGAATTCGACCAAGAAGCATTCGCAGAGAAACTTGCTGTTGCAATTTCAGATAAACTTCAAGCTCTTATCACAGGTAACGCAAATAGCTACCTGAACTCACAAAACAAAGTATTACGCCAAGAGCTGGCTAACAAAACTATCGAGCTTGTTAAAGTTCAAGACTCACTGAAGAAATCTGTCATTTCTCAGATTTCAGCTATTGAAAAAATTTCAGATTCTGCTAAAATTGAAGAACTGGAAAAACGAAGCCTTGAATCTCTTTCTGATAAACTAAAAGATCTTCAAGCTGCCAATATCGAAGCTCCTGAAAAAGTTTCCGATTCGGCAGAAGAAGGTAACAAGGAGAAAGAGCCATTGGAAAAAGGTTCCGTTAAAATCGAAGATAGTGTCGATAAAACTGGCACTGATGAAAAACCAGAAGAAGTCACTATCGAAGACTCACTGATTTTCGAAAATAAAACTGAAGCTCAAAAAGAATTCTTAAATGTTCTTAATAAAGAGGGTGCTGCAGCAGCTAAAGCGTTTGCAGCAAAAGTAAAAATTAAAAGCGAAAGCTAAATATACGGAGAATAATCCATAATGTTTCAATATCAAAACGTAGCTGCTAATGCTCCTAAAACTAAACACTACGGACATCACAACTGGGCAACCCCTAATGTTATGTTCTCAGAAGGTATGCATCCTGCTGGTCAATTTATGCCAGCACCTTACTTGCCACTTGTTCGCGTGCCTTCAAAAGATATCAAAACTCATGTTGTAATTTCTACTGGTAAAGTTGTTGCATTCGACAGCAACGGTTATTTGGTTCCTGCAGGTATTCTGGAATCTGATGCCACTTACACCGAAGTAGACGTTCAAGAAGGCATCCTTGGCCCTGATGGTCAACCTGTTGCAGCTGGCGATAAAGTTAAAGATAAACTAAATGCCGCTAATCTGACCGTTTCTGCTCCAGTTGGTGTTGCACTGTATGACTTCTGGCGTCATCCAGGTGGCGACGGTATCAACCCTGCCCACTTCAACTACCAAAACCTGAACTACCAACATCGTGTTCAATTCGTATGTGACTACATGATTGAGTTGCCACTGGTTGAATCTGACGCTGAATATGAAAAAGCTCCTCTGAAAGGTATTTCTGCCTTCATCGCTGCTAAAGGCGCAAATGCTGGTACTGGCACTCTTGCAGACTTCACTACTGTTAAACCTGGTGACTTTGTAACTTTCGACAAAAACTCTAATATGATCGTTGCTCAGGCTTCTGTTGCAAAAGAAAAAGTTTTGGGTCAAGTTCTGCAAGTTGTTAAACCTCAAGAAGACAGTCTGTTAAAACTGGTTCGCACTAGCTCTGCTGGCGGTCATGACTTGGATAAAATGCCAGGTACTGCTACTAAAGGTGCTGAACATAAAGTTGCTTACTCTAACGGTTACGGCCTGGTTCGCGTTAACCTGATCAACCGCTAATCTAACAATCATAGGAATAAATAAATAATATGTCTAAAAAATTCGACAAAACTTACGCACAAGAAGCTCAAAGCATTCAATTTATTCGTGGCCTGTTTGACAATGGCGGTAAAACTGTAGATGGTGAACAAATCTCCATCAGCGACGCTATGACAGGTAACATCGAAAGCCTTAAAGTTTCTGACGCTTTTGCTACCCCTAACTTCCCGATTGCCTTCAAACGTGTAATCGAAGAATTCGTAATCGATGCAATTGAGCCAAACCTGATTGGTCACAAATTGCTTCAAACCATTCACATCGATCCTAATATCACCCAAGTGAACGTTAGCACTTACGGTGCTATTGAAGTTGGTGACAACTCTGTTGCAGAGGGTGGTGAATACCCAGAAGTTAGCACCACTAACGGTGGTGGTCAACTCTTCGCTGGTGTTGGCAAATACGGTAACCGTATGCGCATCACCGAAGAAATGTTGCGTAACTCTCAATGGGACGTTATTGCATTCCACCTGACTCGTTTGGGTCGCGCTATGGCTCGTGCTAAAGAACAAAACATCTTCCGCATGATTAACTCTGCCGGTGTTGTAGTATTCGACAATGACAATCCTAACCAATCTATCTTGGGCCGTACTACCGGTCGTGATATCTCTGGTGCTGGCAATGGTTCTTTCACTGCTGACGATATGTATGATATGTATGCCAACATGCTGGAACGCGGTTATAAACCTAATGTAATCCTGTGTCACCCATTGGCTTGGGCTACATTCACTAAAGACCCAGTTCTGCGTGAATATGCTCTGAAAAACGGCTCTCTGGATAAATGGTTTACCAGTATGCCAAGCCAAAAAATCGGTGGTAATGTTCCAGAAGCTTACCGTCGCTTTAGCCGTATGTCTGGTCGTCCAGCTACTCCGCTGACTACTGAAGAGCGCGTTGGTACTCAAGATACTCCATTCCAATTCCCGTCATACTTCCCTGGTACTCAAGGTATCACTATTATGACCTCTCACTACGTTCCATTCGATGCTGAGAAGAAAACCACTTCTATCATCATGTTGGATACTAATGAATTGGGCGCAATCTTCGTTCAAGAAGAACCTACTGTTGATCAATGGGATGACCCAGCACGCGATATCCAAAACATCAAAATCCGTGAACGTTATGGTCTAGCACTGTTTAACGATGGTCAAGCAGTTTCTATTGCTAAGAATGTAAGCATCGAACCTAACGAAGTTGTTCTGCCTCCTCAAGCAGTCGTTAGCGATTTGCCACGTATTCAACGCAAGTAATTTTTCAAAACTAAGTATATAATATACTCATAGTTGATTAAACAACATGGGGGTAGGGTTAGAACTCCCTGCCCCCATTTTTTATTTGGTGATTTAATGAAAGCATTACAAGCAAAAGTAAAATTATTGACACAGACATTCTTGTTTGGCGAAAAGATTCATATGCGTCGCGGCAAAGAGGTTGTATATGACCTATCTAAATTAACCATTGGTGATTTAGAAATCCTAGCATATCACATCCATAGAGGAGAGATCGAGTCAAACATTCCGTCTGAAAAATTTATTGAGAGAGCAGGTGCACTTCGAAAAGAAGTTCAGCAGGGTAAATACGATAATCTATTAAAAATAGAGGACACTGAAGAGGTACGTGTTCTTGATGCTGAAATTGAACTGGAAGATGGAACTAAGACCACAATTGCAGCCCTAGAAGAATCCCAAAAAGAGGATCCTAGAGTTAAATTCATCCAAGAAAAAATTCTTGATGCATCAACAGCACTCGCAATGGTTGCGGCTAAAAATATCCCAGATGTCGATCTGGAAATCCTTGACTTTGCAAAAACATCAGAGGTTAATGGCAAAAATAGAAAAGGTGTATTATCATCTATTGATTCAGAAATCAAACGCCTTAAAGAGTCTGCTTTGCCTCAAGGTGAAGTTGAAGAAGAAAAAGAATAACTAATTAAATATTGGATAGCAAATAATGTCAGACAAACTAACAGTAGAAAAGGCTCTAAATACACAAGAGCAACTTGATTTCATGCCTCTTAAAGGGTCTTTAAAAATTAAGTTGTCTGAACCAGTGAGCCTAGAATCTTTGAAGCCTCATATTGCTATCCTTAGAGTCGGCAAAGCGTCTGGATTAAAAGAGCTTAAAAAGTCTTATAGCGACGCCTATAAGACTGACCGCTCTGCTTATATTGACTTTGAGGTTTCGATAGACGGCACAGAGGTTACAATAACCCCTATTAATCCGTTTGAAGAATTGTCGGATTATGCCTTATATATCACTAGGGATATTAAATCTACATCAATGGAGATTCTTCTTGATGGAGAGCCTGTTGACGATTATGTTGAAATAAATCCCACGGTTGAAAGTGCAGTCGAAATCGCCCCAGTCGGAAGACCATTTACAAGAAGCGGAAAGAAATACCTTCTAGCCGATATCTATGTATCAGGCAAAAAAGTAAAAGAGAAGGATATCCTTAATTTAGAGGACGGCTTTACGGTAGAAGAATCCAAAATAACAATCAAAGATCTTTCACGTATTGGCGTCATTAAAGTAACTCCGACTGTAAAATCAGAGTCTGAACATGACTATATTTTAAAATTCAAAACCGGACAAAAGCATCCTATTGAGGATATAACTCCAGAGGGCACTTCATCTAAGATCACGGCGGACCGTTTGTATGAATTCTATCAAAATCCATACGATATGATTCTTAATACAAAGTCAGGAAAGACCACCGTAAAGGATATTAACTCTACAAAGTCTAAAGATAAACCGGACGAGATTCAACCAAATATTGAAATCAGACTTCCGAATAAAATCATCTTTAATTTTGATAAAGAGTTGGCAGATGTACCAACTGATTTAGCTGAATTTGAATTCGACATTACAGAGGCATTTGGTAATCAGCATCTTGGTCCAATGGGTCTCTTTAAAGAGGATGCATCATATATCTTGGAATTTTCTACCATCAGAAGAAATAAATCTCTTCAGATTGAGGTTATTGAAAATACCGATGAAGAGCCGCATGATAAATATGAGCTAAGGTGGAAACATGAGCCTGATTCACAGTAATACTTTGGCCGGTCCAAATTGGAAAGAACCAGATTCAGGCACCGGCATCCAGTCTAGTAGGGTATATAACACAATTGGCACATTTGCCATCCCATCCGTCCATGCATCATTCGAAGGATTTAAAGGGCCAAAGCAGAATAAGATCTTAATACATGATGAAAAGCCCGGCGCTAAAAAGAGACTAATAAAGACAGAGCTTGCATATAGAGAGCCATTTCACTCATTCAAATATTTCGAGGCATTAGGCTCAACATATGGTATGCATGAAATTATTAACGAAAGGGAGACGATGGGTGAAGACCCGTCTCCAATCGTTGAGAGATGGAAGTCTGAGCCAATATATATAGAGCGATATTCTTCGATGCGCCCATCCGTAACACTGAATTATAATAATAGTGATGAGGACCTATGTGGTTTTATGGAAGAAATTACAAAATCCACAGAAGCCAAGGACAATGGGTTTAAAGTATCATTTGAAGAACTTGCAAAAGAAATAGACGGAAGAAAGTATATAGAATTCCATATCGGCGAATTTCATCTTCTTCCAAATACACCACTAGCAATACATCGCTGCAATTTATCTGCAGATATACTTACCTTTAGAAAAGGGTTTGCTGCATTTAAAGGCAGTGATTCTTTAAAGTCTGATGTTGTTGCAGTTCCTAGAATTTCCCCAACATCGAACCATTTTCTAGAATTCTATATTGGAATCGCAAGAATGAAAGATAGCTCAGTTAGGCCAAAAGAATTTAATGAAAAAGAGCTTAACATTCGCCACCCTAATAACATAGAGGGAGGAGCGCAGATAAGATGGAAATCTTTAACAGAATCATGTATGGAATGGGTAAGAGTCTATGACGGCACAGACTTAAAAAGACTGTTAAGTAAAGACATATATAGTTCGGGACATTATGTACTAAACACTAGGTGTCGTATTGATATAGAGAAACTTAAAGCTCATCTTTCGACGCTGGATTTAGCAGGAGAATCCCAATTAATAATCCATCCGCCATCTTTTAACATCTTAGGGTTTGACACTCTAAGCCTATTAAAAGAGCCAAGATATTCCAGACTTATCACAAGGCTTGACAAAGTAGAATTTGACGTTCAAAGAAATTATAAGAGCAATGGTGGCTTCCATTATAGAATAATGGTTCATAATGAAGACAAAAGCGTCTTGTTATTTTCAGAATCAACAGATGCAGAAGTAGGTGTCTCTATATTAAAAGACTCTGGCGTATCTGCAAACAGAGGCGCATGGAGATGGTCAAATCTTAGCGGAAGAGATATTGGCGGTCTGCAAATACCATTTAGCAATGCCTACGTTAATAACGCAGGCATAAACACAGAGTTATATGGTAAAATTACATACACATTCAATGAGTCGGTGTCGGAATGGTTAAGCCGCTACCGCAAGATACACATAACATTAGAAACAAATGATGGGACATTATTAAATGGCTAATATCGAAGTTCGACTATCAACTGGTAGCACCACATCAACCAATCTGACAGAGCCAAATAAATCTATTGGCGGAAAAATGGCAAAAAGCGCAAACGAAGGCGTTTCGTATATTCTTGGCCAGAATAGCATGGTTATAAATAATTTATGGGATGACATTACCCAGTTGGATAGTGAAAACGGTACATCTGACTATAGATGTATCTATATTTATAATAACCCAGTAGGCTCCAGAAAAGGGCCTGCGATGGGCATGAAGTTTATTTTATCTTCAAACTCATATGCAAAATTCCAAGTAGGCAAAGCACCACTGCCAAATTCTGATGCAAACATTATTCTAGATGAGAATAGTGCACCACTTAGCATTACATTTGAAGATCACACAAAAGAGGATCCGCTGTTGATCGGAACATTACAACCTGGTGAATTCCAAGCAGTATGGTTAAAACGAACACCAACCAATGTATCAGGTGCTGGTGAGGTTAGAGAATTTATGGACTTTACACTTACTGCAAGTGCATAATATGAAAAGGGGCTGGTAATGGCGCAAATACTAGATTACACACCAGACAGTGTAGAAGTTGATAACATTATTCAGCGTTATTTTGACATCTATTTGCCAGCCAATTTCGATGATCAAATGGAGGGGAAGGGGAATAACCCCTTCTTCTCTGTTAATGGCATGATGGAAATGTTGGATCAGACTGACATTAATAACGCCAGAGAAGTTGTACAGTTAACCGAAGGATATTTTAAAGATATCCTGAACTCCAAGTATTACGAGTATTTCATTGCAGATGCCGTAGGTCGTAAGAAGTATATCTTCCAGAAAGCTGGCTCTGTTCTAGGAACAAAAGTTATTTCTAGCACAGGTAATCCTGGCTCTGTCGATCAAAAGTATTCCTTTGAGAGTGACAATCCTATTATGTCGTTCGCTGATTTAATCAGTAAGGATGGCCCAAGTTATATACAGGCACGAGATATTGACTACGACAGGCAGGCGAAATATTACGCAAATATTGAAACACGCCGTACTTTTGATACTAGTGAAAACAGTCATGTTGACACGTCGTTTCGTATTGCCATTACCGGAGATGAGGTAAGCAAACTATACATTGAGCTTCCTCTTCTAATAATGCGTAACAACATTCCAATGCATGATTCAGATTTGCAGAAACTAAAAGAATATAGTCAAAAAGTTGCTGGTGGAAAATTGGAACTTGAGGTTTCAGTAAGCCCATATACAGTTCTATATGTAGATGAAGTTCCTGGTTCTGAGCAACAAATCCCGTACTCAAATGATCCAAATGACGGAGAAAGATATATTGCCTCTGATCGAGGAAAATATAACTCTAGAATGGATTTCTACGTTAGGGCTGCTGACGGACTTGTCGCAGATATTATTTCCGGTCTGAATAATAATAGTATTAATAATACTGAGCTTCTAAGAGCAGTTAAGGAAATCTTTTATATCGGTCAGGATGTTAGAATGTTTGGCTCAAGCAATTCATATGAATTGTCGGGCACTATTGAAAAAATATTTATAGACGGCGGCAGAGTTAAGATAAGAATTAAATCTGAACTTAATTCAGGCGGATTTGCATTAATGCCTATTTCTGGCACATCTTCTAAAATTCTTGGAATAGCATCTTCTAGTATTAGAGTTGGCATTAGTAATCCTGCTAAAAATATTGGTGGTAAATCTGAAAGAGGCAAATCAACCAGAAACTCCAAAGGTTCAGCAATTAATGCTACCAATATCTATTCTGCAGTTGAAAATCGTTCAGATGCATTAAAACCATTCCCAAGTCAATTTCTCGGCCCAAAATATGAAGACATCGAGAAGGCTGTGAATGATGAAAAAGCCAGAGCGGAACAAGCAAGACGTGAAGCAGCCGAACGAAATAGAAGACAATACAGATGGGGTTCTTCTCAATATTACCAAGAGCCAATTGACTATCAAAACATCCTTATAGAAGGATTCAATAGCTTGGCTAATGCATTTACAGGTGACGAAAAAGCGGCTGTAAATAAACGTTTCAACGCTATAGTTGATCCGCAGTTGAAAAAAGATAGAGATAGATTTTTCGGACTTATATCAGCTAAAATCACTCCGAAAGAAAATCTATCGGATTCACTTAGTGATCTGTATACATTTGATGCTGCTAGAATTAGGTTCTTCAAGGCATATGATGTCGCCGTTATAAAAATCAATATACTTTATAATCCAATTAGTGCCTTATATGCTCGCGCAGGAGTCCTTAATGAATTTGACCTTACAGGATTTAAGATTGGTTTAAAAATATCAAAATAGGGCTACAATATGATAACCATTTTTAACGAAAGTCTGAGTTCTGATCATTTAGCCCTAGCTAGACATCAAAACAACTCAATAAAAGTTCCTCTCACTATATACTATTCAAGTATAGAGCAATATAGATTTTCTTCTGGGTTTAATATAGACACAGGTAGAATTGTTGTTCAGAAGTATAGGGATTATTTCTGGATCAATAAACCAGAGCCACCGATGCGATATTTTTGTGGATATCGTATCGGGGTAAAAATATCCTCTACTGAACAAAGGTATCTTGCAGGGTATAGTGTAAAATTCTCACAAAGAACCGAGTATAAATATAGAAGTATGTTTAAAAGATACTTCCTATTTGGCGAAAGAATTAAATACAATTATAAGGCCGGATACAGATTTAAACTTGGCAAAACTAGAATTAAACTTAATTACCGTACAGCTTTTAGGGTGATAAACGCAAAAAGAGATCCGTTAATCCTAAATTATAAATGCTCCTATAGATATAGCAGAAGAAGTGAAACATCGTATAGATACACAGACTACTTCAATGTAATTCTTATTAATAGAATAGAACAAAATTATAAGGCCGGATATAGGCATAGCATATCTAAATTTGTATTCCCAAGAAAATACAATAAGAACGCCGCCGGTGCCAATACGACAATTGCAGAATTTCCAATTCCATGGAAGGTTATCAAACAGAAAGATGGCTCAAGCGGTATCAGGATTGCATTGGATAAAGAGAAACTAAACCTAGGTAGAGATGGTATAAGGATCTACTTAAACTTCCCTCCAAAATATATAAATTATTGTGCAGTAATGAGGGATAAATTTGAGAAGCTATCAGGTAAAAGCGAGCGTCCAAACAAAGACCCAATTCTGCCTCCTCCGCAACCTCCTACTCCAGAGGAAATGAAAGATGGACCTTATGTAATTGACCATAAAATTAGGTTTGAATCTATAAATGTTAAAGGACCTTCTGAGATAGAAGTTCCACCTCCGCCTGTGCACCGTGAAGAGCCGGCTCCTGCTGGCCCAACAAATTCCGTAACTGTTGCAGAAGACAGCGGAATCACCGTTCAGGCTGTTCATGAAGTTGAGGACCTACCAAGCTACAACACCCGTAATTCTTCGGACAATATGAGTAACCTCGGTTATACTATTGATAAGTATGGCAATTATCCTGCCATACCGCCTATCACTAAGTATATTGTAGCTGAGGATACTCCTGATGAACTGAAGGAAGATCTCCCATTGACGCTTGATAATGAGGGTTCAGTGCTTAAGTGGGTTTCGGGACAGAATCCTGACTATCCTGAAGGATATTGGGCTGTTAAATACGATTCATAGAGGTTCTACCAATGCAAACAAAATATCTACGATATGTACATACTGGTTTTGCTGGCAACCACGGTCTAGGTAGACTATAACAGGAATATCAATATGATTTTTACAAAAAACAAAGCTCTGCTTGATTTTTTTATTTTCGATAGTACATACAGACATAATATGGTCTATGAAATATCTGGAGAAGAAAGTGATATAGGTCTAGTTGATTATACTATGTTCGAACCAGATAATGATGATGACTATCCAAGCTATATAGCTAAAAAATCAAGTAATGGTAAAGATTTGGTATATCACCCTATAACTAAGGCATGGGTTGAAGTTGGCTCATTTAAACAGCCGTCTGAAAGATACACAAAGAGAGTGTATGGTAAGACTAGGGATATTGTATGCTGGGATAATACATATGGGTGTTTTATAGTGGGTGGCCATGAAAGAACGTATGGAGATAAGTTAGACCATTTCAAGGCGCTTCCACAATGGACAAGAGCAAGAACCTCCTACGTAGAAAACTGGAGATATATTCCTGTTGAATATCCATTTAAAGAGACCTTCCATAAGGTTAAATACCCGAGATTTGTTGGGTACTTTACAGAAAAAAGCGAAGACTCTGAAGGGTGGAGTTCTGGATTTTTCCATCTCAAAAATACAAAAACCTACACTGTTCCAACTGTGTCTGGCAGTCCAAATGGAGAAAAGCCATCTGATGATGCAGTATATGACTGGTGGGATGGCAAATGGGTTACACCTGGAAAGTATAGACTTCCTGGAAAGCTTGACGAGAAAGACCTGGGTGAATATGGCTGGAGGGTATGGGATACTGCACTTGGTATTTATCGAAAACCAAGAGATTGGGTTGATAAAAATTGGCTAGATGATTATTCAGGGCTTATTGTTGATGGGACAGTTGCTTATGGTGGACATATCATCCCAGCATATAGTATGTGGGCATATGCCCTTGGCATTCAGGGTGACAAATACGTTGGTGCAAGGGCGGATGGAAATTACGCAAAAGGGGCGGAAGAGCAGCGGACTAAACTCATCGAGTATATGAAAGGTGAAGGACCAAAGGCTGCTAAACCTGAATCTGCACCTAAGCTTACAGACCAGAATGCTGTCGTTGAGAAAGTCCCAAACTCTGGTAGAGATACAGGCTATTCACGCGAATCCTACTCAAAAGAGCAGATGGCAGGATACGGCTATAAACCTAATAAGTACGGCCGGTATGATGCTATTGCGCCTATTACTAAGTGGGTTGCAGCCCCTAATACGCCTGAGTGGTTGAAGCGTCTACTACCAGCATACTCTGATGCTAAGCAATCAGAGGTTGAGTGGGTAGTTCAAACTGACCCTGACAATCCAGGTCAACAAGGTTATTGGGCAGTTAGCAAAGTGCGCGTTAAACAATAATTAAGGTTAATATGGAAACAAGAGACCCACAAAACACACCTGCCAATTTAACAGGCGAAATAAAGGAGATTTCCGAGTACGTTAAGTATGGGGATATCCCATTTATAGCTGAAGATAACGATGGCCTATTTTTGTATATTCCGTCTGTTATTCCGTCAGAAGAAGCAACAGAGGAGCAAATCGCATCTTATCTCAAAACGCTTTCGCCTATTTCGATCTCTATTTATAGATATAATAATTTCCCAGTAGATACTACACAGATTATTCGCGGAGAAAAGTGGGTTGACTCAAAAGTCTATGACCCAGGCGTCTTATATAATCTTGAAGCTAAAAAGATTGATATTAAAGAAGAAAGCATCGTCCTTAGCAATAAACAACCTCGCGGTCTAGAGTCAGATACATTCGAAGTTAAATTCTCTGAACCTAACAATTGCTGCCTAGATAAAGCCGTATTGAACAAAGAAGCTTCAAACGGATGTACAATAATCAAATCCGACATTGAGTACAAAGTAACAGGAGGAAATTATGATCCTACAGTTGTATGTTTAAGAATAGGTGCCGAAGGTTTAATAGACAGTTTAAACTCTATAGGTGCAATCGTAGGTATTCAGGACGGATTTAATGTTGGCGGTATAGAATGGTGGCTCATTGATTCTGGTAAGGTTACAGATAATTCTGGTAACGTTATTAGATACCCAGATCAGTTTGCAAGAACTGAATCTTACAATTTTAATCCTGGCAATGCATTTGAAAATGATTCCCGCAAGTCAGAGGTTAAAGTTGAAGTACCTCCTCCAACGATTAGTGTAGAATTTAATCCTACTGTTCCATCTAAACCAACTCCAGTTAAGCCTACACCTTTATCAACGGACTCTGATGATGCAAGAAGATTTGTTAATCTTGACTTTGTAAGGGATAGATATCTACCAGGATTTAGAAGATGAGCAGAGAGCTTGAGTTGAAGCCGTGGTTAATAAGAAGCGGCAAAGTATTAAATTCGGACGGATGGGTTTTAGACCTATTTGCATCTATTAACCCTAGGCTCGAAAAAGAGCTTAAGGATAATAATATAAACATAAAAGATGTATGTGCAGTCACTAAGGTTTATACCAATCCGTCTCAAACAAATTCATTTAAATACAATACCATAGCTGAAATTGTTACTGATGGCTGCCATCTTGTAAACAAGGACGGCGAACCTTTGACGATATTATTCTCGTATGGAAGAGTTGATCTGGCGCTTTTAGAATTTTCGCAAACCGAAACCGTTGGGGTGCCAGACGTACCATTCATCGTAAAAGAAAATACAGAAGCCGGAATCAAGGCCGCGTATTTTAATTTAGTTGATAAAGTCGAATTCATCGAAGATGTATCCGGACAAGAGGGTGTTAAAAAATGGAAAGTAACAATAAAGCCTGACAATAGAGCAGCAATTTTTACAAGATGGGAAAAGAACGTAAGAAGATACTATAATGAATTTATAGTATACTCTAGACAATACAAAGAGTCTGATAATTTCAACAGCTCAGAACATCTTGGAGATCAGGCTGGAGGATCAACAGATACTCCAAAACCAATTGTAGAATCTCCATAATTTAAGACGTCAGGAAGAATACAATGTCAGAAAGAAATTTAAGGCCAATAGACTGGAAGAAAACTGACTCCGAAAACTTTTCAGAATTAATGGCCCAAGGGTTTGCTGATAGGAATATGGAATATCTTCCTGGCGGACTTGTTTTGAAGAAGCCTGTATTGGTAGAAGATAATATTGGGTCTAGCGAGATACAGGTTATCGGAATACCATTCAAAAATGTTTTTGGTAAAACAAAATTTAGGTATAATCGAGTAAAACTATCAGACTTTGAGTATGACAATAAACAGTTTATGGGGGACAAGATTTCTCCAATAAGACTCAAAGAAATAAACGACGATGAGTCTGTTCTTGCAGAAACAAAAAAGGTTTTATCAAAAAGGCTGTCAATGCTCCCTCAAAGGTTTATACTAGAGCTCGTAGAGAAGGAGTTAAATAATTCCGGAGACCCTAGATATAAATATAAATTCTATTTTGATATACCTGAAACTGATTTTACAGACAAAGAAAATGGACTATCGATAATTAATGATAAAGATGTATTTGTATATGTCGAGAAGACCAATATAAAAATAGAAAACGGCCAGGCAATATTATCAATTGATGACACAACCGAATCGCTGGGTGAATCGGTATCGGGTTTAGTATCTAATGACCCATATAGCTCATATTCAAGAATCCTACCAGCTGAATATAGATTAATAAACACCACTATTGGCGAAGACTTTGGTACAAAGCCTAAGAATGAAATTCTATTTAAATCTCCAGGGGGAAGATTCAGAGGTCAGATAAGTGAAGACCTTAAGGCGGACTCAGTAGAGATATCCGTAGCAGGTAACTCTACATATAATGGCGAAATAATTGAGGGTGTCTTTGGGGAATCAGAATCTCCAATATTAAAAATTAAGACGATATTTGGCGGAGAATATAGAGCATATCTTGCCGATCAAATGGCTCCGTATAGCGGCCCAAATGCCATCGATGTTCTAGAATCACTGGCAGCTAGAGGCAATAGTTCATTGGCATCTAGCATATCATCAATAAGTCCATCGCAATCGTCACGGACATATAATGATTCCCTTTCATCCGTAAATTCCCCATGGGCATCGACTGTATCAAATATCAGTTCTAAAGACTTCAAGCAAAGAAAATCAAATATTAGTGACCCATTAAATACACTATCAATTACATCTTCTTCAGTAACACTATCAATTACATCTGGCGGACAATAATGAAAGCATATGGTTACCCAACAATAACACTAAAAGACAAAGAAACTGGCAAGATTAAAAAAGAAATATCTTGCAAAAATATCCAGACAATTCCTGCAAAGATGATGTTCTCTAATATTGGATATATAGACGAAACTTATACATTGATGATAAGACAGTCTAGTGGTAGTAATCCTATTAGCTTTATATACACTATGCCATATAGGATGCCAAAGACACCATACTATTATATGGACAACAGAGACGAGGAGGGATGGAGAAGAGATAACTATATATTCCCAGATGGTCAGGCATCAAGGTCCGTAACAGATGTTACCGGTATAGAGAATTTTAGGTATGATAAAGATTCTGACGGAAGAACCGTTATAGTCTTTAAAGGCGTTCTATATGCTCCAGATTCTGGTGTAAGGAAGATAGGCACAATAGCTTTAAATATAAGTACCGATGGAACAGAATTCTACACACCTTTAGATGAAATTATAGTGCAGGATTCTGCGACAGTAGTAGATATAACGTATAAGATCATAGTATCAGGGGAGTCGGAAAGAGAGTATATAACAAATCTATCTGGTGTATTATCGTATTCTTATAGTGGAGATGGTCATGGTAGTGGTACTATATCATATCCATTAAATTATAGTGAATCCATAGGTGGAATGGGTGTCGACTCAACAACATGGGATATTGATGACGATAAAGTAATATTTGGATTATCAGATACAAATATGAAAAGTTCTCAATATAACAGCCTTATTATGAGAGCATTTTCCGGCAGTGATAGGGATGCTACTATAAATAGGTATGGCCATAAAAATATCATGTCTCCAGTCAAAATCAGCACTGTTTCATATGAGGATATGAAAAAATCAGGAAGTATCATAGGCTGCGTTGGCGCAAGTAGAAGGTCGATATCGCCAGAATCAATTAGAAAAATTAGCAATGGAAAAGGTGTTAGTACAACATTTTCAAAAACAAGGGCTAATATTAATTCATCTATTAAACCATTTTTTGAGGCATCATCCATCAAAAAGGGCACAGGGTCTATTAAAGCAATATCGGCAACTGAAAAATATGGCCTTCCAGAAAGATGGGAGATTGACGTATTAAAAGGCGGATCACTGTCTGATTCTGAATTTAGGGTTAGAAAAACCATAGTCTCCGGATATTATGGAAACTCCAACGTCCAAACATTTGCACCTATCCCACACCTATCTTATCCTGGTAATATAAATGGTATGGTATATAAAAAATATAACCATCCAGATGGGATGTATTATGAATCTTCTCCTGCAATATGGCCATTATACGGACAGAATATAGCCATTGTCATTAGAAAGGGCGTTCTACTCACATCTGTAGGAAATTCAAGATATATAATCTTGGATGAAACCAACTTGCCCCATGAAAACAGGGGAATACAAATTACCGGCATCGCATGGGATGATAGGGGAAAGGGCCTATTAATAGGATGCGGTGAGAGCGGATTATACAAGGTAGAATTTGATAATGATACGGATGAGACTCCGGTTGTTAAAAGGGTAACGAAGGATGGTATTGAACGTGTCTATGCGATTTCTGGCAATGGTAAAGGCGGAGTCGCAATTATAGCAGATTCCGGTATAATGTATTCTGATAACCTAGGTGAGACGTGGAATACTAAACCATTCTCAACTGTAAAAAAACAGCTAATGGGTGTAAGTTCAGGATTCGATGCTGCATTTGATTATGAGAATAAATTAAAATATAGCAATATGGGATTTATGTTATCTAGAGATGGTAATAGGGTTGGTATATGCCTATTAGCGCATTATTATAACTCAGAAATTCCGTTTATAGAACTAAAGACGGAGGAAAAGGGTTCAGGTACACCATATAGCTCAGGCAGAGATTACTATCAATCATATCCAATTGGTAGTGAAAATTCCAATGGTGTGTCGTTGGTACCAATATGTATTGGCCCACAAAAGGCAGAAGCAGAGAAGACAACAGTAAGAGATATGGTTAATTCAGAGAAATATTCTCTTCAGCCAGGTGCATCATGGGGCATTGCTATTGACGGACGTCCTGTTATGGTAGGATATGAGGCGATAAATATAGCTTATGGCGATATTGAAAGATATGAGTCTAGCTATAATATGAGTGCTTCAACATCAAATGAATATTCTGAAACTATGTATGCCATTATCGACAGTAATGGTAATCCTATAGTTAATGGCAGAGGCGAGCATCCTAATAGTATTAGCAATGGGAGATGGTCTCTTAACGTAAGAAGAAGTGGTTTTGATAAAACCTATACATTAGTTTCCGGTCCAAATATGGGTATATCCAAGGATAATCCAGATATATTTGATTATTATTCTAGCGAGAGTCAGTCCTTTACAAAAGTTAAAGGGTCTAAATTCAAAACGTCATCAAGTAATTTTGAAATAGATGGTGTACAATTCTTGGCATCAGGGGATAATTTTGTTGCAGGCGACTGCTTCGTGTTCCATAGGACTTATGCCTATGTTAATGATAATGTTTCTACTGCATCATTTGCCATAGAAGAATCTTGTTTGCCGGTATCAAATGAGTTTGAGCAGTCTGGTACGATATCAGAGGAAAATAATAAACCTAAATATCGTCATCCTATTTGCACAAAAACAAATATGTATCTAACAAGAGATGGAAGACTAAAAACGAAGGACAAGACACATACCCTTTTAGGTTATATCCATAAGGCGTATCCACAATATATACTGCCAGGGTCATCTAAAATGAAATTTGACTTATCGACACTGAAGGGGACATTTCTTATATCAATAAAAACTAGTAGTAATTCTGGTGACTATTTTAATTATAAGAACATATTTGTATCCAATATCGGGTCAGGTATATCGTATCATTGCAACACAAAAAGACCTAATTATTTGGATGATTTTTTATTGCCAACAAATACATTACTACAAAATCCTGGCAATTTCGCAATCACTATAGATTCAGAAAAAATGGGTGTAACTATAAATGATGGGGATAGAGTAATATGGACATCTGGTTCTGATTCTGCCGGCTCATATCAAATGAGTTATGTTACCATTGTGCCGGTAACCACATCTAAGGTGTCAGGCACAATAAAAGTTGGATTTACGCAATCCTCTCCTAGCTCATTGAATGGCGATGAAGTGAATACCGATCCAGAAATGAAATTGCCTACATTTGAATATGCATACAGGGGTGCCCTATGTACAAGACTTGGAAATGAAGGTTCACGGTCTGGCACATTTGATCCGGTGTTTTATGGGTTGCCTTTTATTGGTTCTCCAGATATGATAAATATCGAGATAGATGGCAGAAGTGCAGAAGTTGTATATACAAATTATCTAGATCTTGAATCTAAGTTTTTCGTAAAATCAGAAAAACCGAATAGAGGCGGAGTTTCTGCAAATATATCAGCGGGGCAAGTAAAAATAGAGCCTTATACAGGTCTCGTATTTTTCTCTGATGAAGATATAGGTAAGCCATATAGAATTAGATATAAATATTACAAAGGCGACAGTCTTGGAATAGGTGAGGAAATAATTGAATAACCGTATAAAGATATACGGATTCAAAGTGGATTTTAAGGATGGGGACTCTGTTAACGTAGCAGAGTCTACATCTGAGATTTCTCTTTGTCCGTTCTATGCATCAATACGAGATATTGAGCTAAATGTACCGGCCGAGAATGTCTCTTTTACAGAGAGCTTCTCAAAGGATGTTTCGGAAATTATATTTAATAAATCCATCTGGATAGATAATTATATTCGCCGCAAGAAAATTAATTTGTCAGAAGAAGAACTATATATGATAAAACGAGATTTTGTCATATGTTCTGTCCTAGCTGGAGTGGCCAATAAATTATATGGAACACTTCTTAAAGGCCAGTCTGTCAAAAAGGTTCTTGGAGACTTTGAGGTTCAAAGAGATTCCACATTTGATGTAAGCTCTGCTCTTAAATTTGCGAATGAATCTAAAGATTGCGCAGATGAAGTTATATCCGCTATAGATAATGCGGCAACCCTGCTGGCAGTCGGATTCGTTAAAGGAAAATGGAATTGCTCAAATCGTGTCTCCAGTCGTGAATGGCATCACCCTAACTATAGAAGTATAATGCCAGTCGCAGCGAACAAATGCCTAGAGACAGACGGAAAATTCTATAAGACAGGATATGGGCATGGCAACGAATATATCCCCCTTTATCGCAGAGGTTGATTTAAGACAAGAAATGGTTGACTTGTTTACAGGTGATGAATTTGTAAATAAATTAAGACCATTTATATATCGCAAATCGAGACATAATGAAGATGGAACAAAAGTAAAGTGCCACTGTTATAACGAGATAAGCAAAGAGGGTATGAGTGATTGTCCAGACTGTGGCGGCGCGGGATATCTATGGGATGAGGAAATAGTTCCTGGGCATATGTGGTTAACACGATCAATAATGCCAACAACAGGCTCATCATATAATAACGGTATATCTCGTATTGGACGATCAATAGACTCAGCATGGGTACTAGTAATACCATATAAATTAGAGGCATTTGAAAAAGATATTATATATCTTCCAACAATGAACGATGAGGGCTCAATAAGGTTTCCTATCAGAGTAGAAAAATCCTACTATATCACAGAAGTTTTAAGAGTTGGATTCGATATGGGAAGAAAAGACTTTACAGCAATAGGACTTCAAACAAGATGATAGAAGAATATGATCTAAGAGACCCATATGAATACGCGCTAAAACAACTTATTCAAGTATCAAACAGAAAGACAATCGAATCAATGTCTTTGGAGCAGGTATTTGAGGATCGCGCAGGATTAACGATTGACAATTTCATGGAATCGCTATATCCTCTATTCAAATCAGAAGGGCTTCTCATCGAAAATGAATCAGATTTTGGTCCATATGACTCAAATAAGTTTTACTTTACTGAAATTTTCCCTGACCAGCCGGATGACACGCCGGTTCAAAATGTAGTAACGTGGGAAATCTCACGAAGAGAACCGGCACTTTTTGATTCAAAGGTGGTACAAGGTGGTACTATACAATACAAACCGGTACTACTTGGTCAAGTAAAGACCAATCAAAACAGACTAGCAGTTGTCTATGAAGCAATGTATGACAACCTAGTCGGTTTTACGGCCTGGTCTACAAACGCTAGGGATGCAAGAAGGTTAGCTTCAACTCTGGAAAATCTTTTCCTAAAATTTAATCCGCAATTTAAACGGGCGGTTAGATATATGGTCTATAAAGGTAGATCTTCTACTATTAATACTGACCATTATAAAAACCGGAGACTGTTTGGAGTTACACTTTCCTATCTCATAGGAACAGCAGAACCTGGGTTCATCAAACAAGACGAGATTGTAGCAATTAAAACCTATAGTCAAGTCGTTAATTCTCTAAAGAATAGGGAAGTAGAAAAAATAACACAATTGATAGATAAATGATAAGGTAAATAAATGGCCACATATCAACACTTACCAGGTGTAAACCTAGAGCTTCTGGATGGTAACCTTCGTCTTGACCAGACCGATAGCTCTCCTCGCGTACTTATTATCGGTCGCGCAGAAAAGGGTCTAACTAATGCACTGTATCCAGTAACTGACACTAACCGTGCAGCTGCTGTATTCGGTCAAGACTCTCCATTAATCCGTAAGATGTCAGAAGCTCTTATCGGCGGTGCCCGTAGAGTTTCTCTATACCGTATTGGTGGTAAACAAGCCAAACTGAAAAATATCTTCGGTAAAGACAGCTATCTTGCTGCAGTAGAGGCATCAGTATCAGCAGTAGACAATCTTAAAGTTTACGTTGGTCCTCGTCCAAACAATGACGGTAAAGCATGTCTAATCGTGTTTAAGGGTAGCGAAATCGTATACTCTAACGTACCAGGCTCAGAAATCAATCGCAACCAAGTAGAAGTATTTGGCTTTGACCCTGAGACTAAAGTTAAGATCGGTACACCAACTGAACCGATCCCATTCTCTGAAGTTATCCTGAAAGAATATAGCCGTACTACCAAGTTTGTTGGTAATGGTACTACTACCAAATTTAGCCTGCCAGGCGTAACCAAAACAGATGAAGTTACTGTTAAAAAACTGACTGTTAACGGTGAAGCTAAAAACTCTGGAACAGACTTCTCTGTTAAGACTGACAAGGCTACCTCGTCTCAATATGTAGAGTTTACTACTGCTCCAGAACAATCACAAGAAATTCAAGTTCTTTACGCATTCAAATCTACTGGTAAAGTTGCTGGTTCTGCAGTATTTATTGGTAACGGTACTAAAGATGAATTTGTTCTACCAGGAACTAAGAAAACCTACGAAGTTACACTTGACGTAGTTAAAGTTGCCGGCCAAGACAAAACTGACACTGCAACTGCCCAAGATGATAGTAACGGTTCTGATACCAAAACATTGAAACTAACTGAGGCTCCTAGCGAACAAAGCTCAGTGATCGTAGAGTACACCATCGATACAAAACGTGAAACTGTCGTTGGTGAATATGAAGAAGGTGAAGACAACATTAACACCACCTGGAAAAATTACTACGAATTGCTGCACACAGCCTTGGCTGAGCTAGAATCTGTTAATGCGATCTCTGTGGTTACAGACTACGCTGTAATTGATGCTCCAAACATCGCAGACGGCTCTAACGATCTTGATCGTCTAGACTACGTTTATGTGTCTGAAGATAACGGTGAGCTGAAATACGAATGGTCAACAGAAAAAGTTCTGTATCGTAAAAACCGCGGAACTGCTACCACTTCAGATCCTGCTGAAGCAGACATTAACGGCAACGGACAACCAATCATTCATAGACGTTATCATGAAGCTAACTTTGCACACTTGCTGGCTAACTTTGCTAATACCATTTCTGAGAATGAACAATTCTGTCTAGTTACAATCGGCGCAACAATGCCTCGTTCATTGTCTCAATACGAAGTTAACCGCTGGATCGGTTCTCCTGCAACTTACGATGCTTTGGGTAATATCGTTTCTAACGGTACCGGCCTGTTAGGTTTGCGAAACATGGTTGAGCGTGCTGACACCCGTCGCGGCTTCTATAAAACTATCTCTGGTTTCGTAGATGGTGCTATTGTAACAGACTCTAATGGTGCACCAATCAACATTGGTAAATTCCTGTCCGTTGTTCCACAAGTAATCGTAACTCCGTCTTACTCTTCTGCTGGTTCTAACACCATTGTTACTAATGGTGCAGCAGTTTATGCCGGTCTGATTACTACCATCGACGCCAGCGTATCTACTACCAACATGTTGATCCCTCGCATCTCATTGCCAGGTGAAATCAAAAAACTGAAACTTGACCAACTAACCGGTGCAGGCTATGTCTTCTTCAAGACTACAAACAACAGCGTCCGCGTAGTTTCAGGTGAACTGGCTACAACTGCTGATTCAGACTACCGTCTGCTTTCAACTACTATGGCTGTTGCTGAAGCATCTAATGCTGTACGTGATGTTGTTCAACCGTTCATCGGTCGTGGCTTGACAGAAGCAACTCTGGCTGCTGTTGATGTAGCTATTGAAGGTGCTCTGCAACGTCTGGTTGAGCAAGGACATATTGTGAAATATCTGCATGTAGTAAATCAACGTCCTATCGTTAATGGACGTGCAAGTCTGGACGTAGCTCTTACTATCGTTCCTGCATTTGAACTGCGTGAGATTAACGTAGCCGTTAAACTGGCCCTAGAAATCTAAGATAAAGGAGGGGTATTAACCCCTCCAAATTAAATCAGGAATATTATGTCAGATTTTGTTACATATAATGCCACCACCTCTGGTGTAGATATTACACCTGTATTAGCTGGTAAACCAATCGGCACCATGCAGATGATTTCATATCGTCTTGACCGTGAAAAAGTACCTATCCACACTATGGGCTCTCCAGATGCTCGTGCAATTGCTCGTGGTAAACGTACTTGTATGGGTTCTTGCGTATTCACAGTATTTGACCGTGAAGCGTTATTTGATATTATGGATGAAATGGGTCGTTCAGATGTGTGGCTTGGTAAACATGAAACCGCAAACTATCGTCGCGGTGGTACTTACAAACACATCAACAATGGCCAATATCAAGATGCTATCCCAGAAGCCGCTCGTAATGCTATCTATGGTTCAACCGATCCTAAAGCAAACAACGGCATCCGTGGTGGCGGTACATTAAATCCAGAGTATGGTAAACTGGACTTGAATACATCTCAAGGTATTCGTTCAGGCCTGCGCGACTTGACTAAAGCTCGTCTAGCAGACCAAATCCTCCCATTTGATATCGTATTGGCTTCTACTAACGAATTCGGTAGCTCTACTAAGATGACAATCTACGGTGTAGAGTTCGTATCTGAATCCGGTGGTATTTCTATCGACGACTTAACCACAGAGAAACAATATTCATTTATTGCTCGCTCTGTATCTCCATGGGAACCGATGGATACCTTTAACTCTCGTTAATACTTAAACTTATTCTCCTATAGGTGTAATATGCAAGATTACAAAAATCAGCCATTACACAAGGAAGAATATCATTCTGTGGGTGGCGATGCCACCCACATTATTTTTAACTTCCCTGGATACGGCTATCTTTATATGGGCAGTCTTCTATCACTGTCCTACCAGATATTCAGAGACAAGGTCCCTGTATATAATTTGGGCAATACTAATATTGATGGATTTGCTATAGGTAAAAGATATGTAGCAGGATCCATTGTCAAAACATCCTTTCTATATGACGACCTTCGCCAATTCATGCAAGATATCGCAGACGGCATTGGTATTAAAGAACCGGTCGATTCTATCTATCAATTAAAACTCGAAAAACAAAAGTCATACCATCATTTAATGGCAGATGATATTTTGCCATTTGATATTATCATTCTCCTTAGTTCAGAATATGGAGGCTTCTCAGTCTCAGAGGTTATCTATGGTGCGACGCTAATTAATTCTGGACAAGTTCACTCTATTCACGACCTTATTACCGAAAATACACTTTCATTTGTTGCAAGAGACGCTAGACAAACACGCAATAAGATTGGTAGCGTTGTATACGGCGAGGCTAGACATATAGGTGTAAAGGCATCACAGTTATCTGGAGATTCCGTAAATTATAATAATGCTGATAAATCATATTACTATGATAAATGTAATGAATCTGTTAACGATGCGACCAAAAAGGGAACATGGACACAAGACGAAATTAATCGTATTAATGCCTACTCTCAGCTTGCAGGAAATGGAACAGAAGCAAATGTACCACAAAGCTATATAGATGCAGCTAGAGAAGAATACCGAAAACAAGGTGCAGCAGATACCCCAAATGTCAATAATGGCTCTAAACCGACAAGCCCCGATTATGTCGCATTAGATAAAAATAGCTTTAAATCAAACAAGGAAGGATTTGAGGTAGAGGATGGTGACACTATTCATGTAAATGCGAAGATGACAAATGGTGCAGACTATAAATCTAATGGTGCTAAGACATCTCTTCGTTTTATGGGTATTGATACGCCAGAAACTGATCACGACAAAAAGGAAGGGCAGCCATACGGCAAAGAGGCCAAGGATTTCCTTAAAAAATATGTCGAAGATGGAAGATGGGATAATGACATCCAAGACGGCGTAACAAAAATTGTTGGCACAGATACCTATGGTCGTAAACTATTCTATAATCCGAGATATATTGAAGCAATAGTAGAGGCAGGATTGGCGTGGTTCAAGCCAGAGGGTGCAAGACAAGCCGGCATGTCAGCTGAAGATATTAATAGGATTAAGCGGAAATACCATGATGCTAAAGCAAATAAGGTAGGCCTATGGGGAGGAGATAAGATTATTGATCCTGCCGCACATAGAAGAACATGGGATAAATAATGGCTAAATTAAAATATAATATAGAGAATACCGACAATGGCATTGTTGTATCTGTAGATGGCAATGTCGTAGAGAACCAATCTAGAGAGTATAATATAGGTCTCGAATATTCTCTGGCAAAAGGGCTTAAACCTGGCAATTCGATTACTGTAGATAAATCTGTTATTGAGAAGATGTATCCTCAAATCAAAGATTCCAGAAGCAATTCTCCGGATTTCAAACCGAAGGGTGTTCCAAAGAGTTCAGGAAAAGTTGATCCCGTCGACAATATGTCAGCTATTTCTGTAAAAGGCAAAGGTAGACCATACAATCCTAATCCGGGGGAAACTAACGCAGAAAGAGCCTTAGCCCATCAAAAAGTACAAACCGCGTCATATGATGGCCTATATACAAAGTATTTCTCTTCTAGTGACTTTAATATATATATCGGCGATATCTTAATAGACAGGGCGGCCGGAATTGCTATAAATGAAACATTAACAAGCACGCCAATTTATACTATTGGTAATAGCAGATATGACTTTTTAGCCAGAGGCAATGTCTTAACAAACGGTATTATTAGAATTAATAAAGCCGAAAAAGATTATCTAGCAAGAGTAATAGCTCATTACCGTGGAAGAACGAACGAATTTAAATTCCTAAGTCCATATGAGCAAATACAATTAACATCAGATGAATTAGCCAAATATAGAAAACAGCTAAAAGAATATCAGAATGAACAAGTATCAGCTAAGTCCGTATTAGACTGGGCAGACCTTGGCAGCTTTACCATAAATATGGTATATAACAATTCCGACGCTGTTACAGAGGGTGTTCAACAACGCATATCTATTGTAGAATGTAGAATAGTTGGATATGAAAATTCAGTAGATATAGGCTCAGACGGCCAGTTAATTGATGGATATAAATTCATCGCTAAAGAGGTAATTCCAGAATGAGAGTTGAAAGAATTGAAGGGTTAGAGTCATTACCACCAGATGAGCTATCCCCTGACGAACACGAACAGTTGGCACAGGCCAAAGAGAACGCCGAAGAAGAGCAAAAGGAACAGACGGATATTGACATCCTTCTTAATGCTCTTTCTGACAAAGAAGATGCTCCAAAAGTTTATGATATCGAAGCATGGCTGGAAAAATACGGCACAATTCATGTATCATCAGTTTTGGGCGGCAAGGATATATTTATCTGGCGCGTATTAAGACGCCAGGAATATTCCAACATGATTAAACAAGGTATGATGGATAACGAGATTCGCGCAGAAGACTCTGTAGTTAGACGCTGTTTATTATACCCAGAAGCAAAACAAGAGTTTCTAACCACTGCTCCTGCAGGCTTTATTTCTACATTAAAAGAGCAAATTATGTACCGCTCAGGATTTGTTCCACTGCAGCAAGCATATTCACAAATTAAGATCCTATAATGAGTGCATTAGATTTGAAGACGGGGACAGTCGTTATCCCCTTTAACAACACCCCTATTCAAATCGAGGGGAGAATGTTTAAAAACCTATCAGTATTAGCTAGACTAATGTCTATGACCGAACTAGATAGGGCTATGCGTATCAACCTAGAAGATGCAGCAACAGAAGATGAATTATACGAGGAAATTTTTAAGTCCTGCGTAATAGATGTTCCCGGAATACCTAAGGGAGTAGATTATAATAATTCTTCAGCCGGGTTCGTATCCACTGTTGGTAAAATCATTTTTATAAAATCAAAAGAATATGTAGAGGACCCATTTAAGGCCTACGATAGAGCAGTAGAGTCTGTACCTATGGTAGAAGCTATGGCGGCTGTTATATCCAGATTCCTCGGGATAAAATACACAGATGTAAAAGCTTTACCAATCAATGACTTATTTGAGATGTATGCAGCTTGTCACGTTGCATTTCCAAATGAAGTTGCGCCTATTGTTAAACAAGAAGAAGAAAGAGAGGGTCCTCCAGTATGATAGCATCTAATTTAGGATGGTCTGCTATAAATGACTACAGGGATAGAAAAGATAGCAGTATGGCTCATCGTAGAATACTGATGGACTCTCAGACTATCGAAGAAAATAAATCAGAGCAGGAAGCCAGAGATATAGTCGGCTCTGTTATGAAATACGGGCTAACTCTTGAAGCTATAGTATTAGCCAATAAGGCTTTAAAAAATAAGGAAGTACAAAGAAAAGCTGAACGTTATGTTAAACTTAGCTATCTTGCCGACTCTATTAGAGGCACAAAGCAAGATGCACTTAGCATATTCGGCGGGGGGAAAGTTACCTTAGCAAACTTGTCTATGAACGTGGCAAGGGCGTTCGAGGAGCTTTCCCCTTTTTCTATTTTAAGAACATTCAATACTTCACATATAATAGTACCATTCGCAACAGCAGAATCCGAATTTGAATTCTCTTCCGACCTATTGAAAGCACAGAAAAGATACTTTAAATTCCTTGCATCAAAATATGGTGAACGTGAATTAACAGATGCCGACTTCGAGGCCGGACTTAAATACTCAAAGGGTAAACTATTAGACTCTTCTGGTAATACGGTAATCCAAAATACAAGACTAACATTAACTGAATTTGCAGGAACAGAACCAGGACATACCGCTACATCTAACTATAATAAGATTTTACGTAGGCATATAGCCGTAAATGAAGGTGCTTCATTTTTTGCTAAAAAAGAGATTGGTGATCTTTCAAAAAGCGTTCCGGCACATAATCCATTCACAATTATTGCTGCCGATAAAAATGCAAGTATAGGCAAAGAATGGATGAAATCTGTCGTAGGACAAGCAGTGGCACAAGGGTTCAATATGGTTAATGAACCACTTGGCTTCTTGGAAGAGACCGGAGGGACACTAATAAACAGGGACTCCACTCTATTTAAGATGATCGGCAAGTATGGACGAATCAATCCAAATGCAACATCAGAGTCAACAATCAAAGAGTTAACAACTGGCTACGCAAAACACGGTATAGCTAAAATGGCCGCACTTGCAGCTGGTTATTATGCCCTAGATAATGCATCTAAAATAATTGGTACAGACAGCTCAGGGTTTGGTCACGGCATATCTGAAGGTTTGGCAACGACATTTCTTGGCGCTAAGTTATTATATGCGGAAACAATATCTGATAGGTTTGAAGAGTATAGACAAGAGCAAGAATATGTTGCTCCAGGTTCTACTTCATTACTAAAACTTGCAGGCTTTCCTTTGGCCGGAGCGATGGCTGGTGGTACGTTGGCATATGGTAGACGTACACTTCCAGCTGCAATTGCAAATAACGGATATATCCGTTCAACAAGAGAGGCTGCGAAAGAGAGCTTTATATTCGGACGTAGTGTAGCAACACTCGCAGTTAATACGCCAGTCCAGGATGCACTAGCTGTCGGAACAAGAGCCAGAAGATTCGCAACAAGAGGCGCCGCAATAGGTGCATTGTTTGCATTGCCATTTTTACCAGGTGCATTGATAGGCGAAAGCAGCGATGATATAAGAGCAGAGTATCTTCAAGGTAAAGATGTAGCGATTCGTAAAAATAGGGGATGGTTCTCTTCTTCTACACCAATAGAAGGTGAAGGTGTAAAATACTTTACAAAAAATTGGTATCAAAGGTTAATGGCCGACAATAAGGATAAAGCCCTTTACGGAGACCAAGACACCAAAGAGGATTTAGACCCATTCCTTAGTCCACTCGATTATCTTAGAAATCCATACAGACTAGAGGAAATGCACCAAGATGATATGCCTTATCCTGTATGGGGTATGGATGTATCGATGGGCGGATGGATTGGACGAGGGCTACAGATGGCATTCGGAGATGCTATCAAGCCTGATCTAATTAACCCAAGAATGAAGGCATTATCCGGGGAGCTACAAGGATCCGGTGAACCTGCGATAATACCATCATTATCAATAACTCAAAATGTTTCAAACAAACAAATGTCGCTTATAGGTGAAGGTAAAAGCACATTTGGAGAACTAGCTAAGTATGACCCGAATACAGAGTCTGCGAATTATATCGTATCTTCGGGATTAGACTTTATAGGCTTAAAAGGTTGGGCAGCATCTGGTGTTCTTAAAGATTTTGGTTTAGGCGTTCCAGAATTAAAAACACAATATGCACGATCAGGAGAGGCAACCAATGTCGCCAAAGAGTTTGAAGCACAGAACCTTGGCGGTATGCTTGGTGCAGCGGACGTAACAAGACGTATTATTCCAATGTCTGCAGATGTAACCGGTGAGAGATTTAACCCTCTAAAAAATACAGTGTCGCCAGACTGGCTGCCAAATGGAGGTTATTTTAATGACTTCTCAAGAGGTGCATTTTGGGACAAGGTAGAAAATGGGTATGACAGACTTCCCGGCAAGGGCTACGAGACATGGAATCCAGAATTATCCGGCATTGATCCTAATGATTATCCTGATATAAATAAATTCGAAATTTTATCAGACGTCGCATTTGGTAGTAATGAATACTATAAAATGTATGAGAAAATGGAGGATATATATAGAAGAAAAGTTGCCGGTGAAGAGACTGAAATGTCTGATGAGGATGCAGCGAGATTTGAAGAGATTTATATTCAGTCTCAAGAGCGTTCAAGGAAGAAAAGGTTTTTCGAATATAAAACAGAAGAAGAACTTGAAGGCGTTTCTATGTGGGGAAGAATGCTTGGCTCAATATGGGAAAGCACAACACATAATGCCGAGTTGTCAACCGAACGTTTAACATTCTTCCGTCCGGCCGGTAAACTATTACATCAAAGAACAGCAATAGAAGACTATGTAAAAACACAGCTGTCAGAAGGCGACACTGCATTGTGGAATAAACCATACGAACATTTTATAAGACCGTTCGTAGAGGACTCATATAAATACATAGATTCTGAGCATGTTCCAGGATACATTCAAGAGCGTAGAAACGTTGATAATTATTTCGACGCACTTGAGTTCTACAAGCAAATGCAAATTTATCGCAAGTCTGCTGGTGTAAATAACTACGAAGCTACAATAGCAAAAGAGAAAGCCAACAGGACAGTTTATGGCGCAGTTGCATCAGGCCTTGATACAAGACAAGATGTAGAGTCTGCATATAGTGCACTATCAGATAATGAGAGGGCATACTTCTCATCATTTGTTAATGCAAAAGAGTCAGACAGAGGTAAGATATCAAGAATTGTCGATGGTAATAATACTTCTGATATGTACCGTATGTTATGGGCCAGAAAAGACGCCATTGAAAACGGCGATGATATTTCTGCATTGATTCAGCAAGAAGAACAAGACCTAATTGACAATAACCGGTCTGCATATTTAGCGTATAAAAATAGTAAAGACGCAGATATAGGAATTTCATTTAGGGAATACGTTCAAGAGTTAAGAGCCGCATCTTTAATAGAAGAAGCAACGGGTATACCAACGGAAGATTTTTCCGGATGGGATCCAAGGATCGAAATTAAGGATGTAAAACTAAGAGCTCTTCAATTATCAAAAGAGGACGTTAGAGAATATGGATTCTGGCAATCTGATGAGGATAATCTGGCTAGACAATCCTATCTTCTGAATGAAGATCAGGTAACAACACAATTAGGCTCAATAAAAGAAACAAGAGCAAGACGAGAGTTCCAAGAATCACTACTAATAAAAGACCAATTGATGAGAAAAGGCATATTTGCAAAAGATATCCGATTCTCAAATACTGGATTTAGTGATCAAAATATAAATATAGGTTAATATATGGCAATGAATAATCTAGTGCTCGGCGGTGCTACCGTCGGCTTTATGGCAGGTGACCCAATTGACAGTCCGATTTCATCCATCGCTGGCATTGGATTAGGAGCCCTGATTGGTTCTTCAATCGAAGTAGTTAAATCAAATAGAAGAGAGCATTTACCTAGAGGTGCATCTGATATTAGAGTTGACCATACTAAATTAAATAGTAGAGCAAACAGAGCATTAACAGAAGACGGCTATGCCGAAGAGATGCAACGACAATCTAGACGTCATAATGCGATGACCAGGTATTCTGGCAGAAGAAGTATCCGTGAAGTAACAGCAGAGGCTCAAAAGAACAAAGGTATTGTTACAGAGTCTATGCGAACCGCTGCAGTTGAACGTGCAAACAGTTCTGTCTCTAAATGGGAAAGTGCTGTTTTGCACAACTTCAATTCTTTGTCTAATATGGACCTATCTGAAACATTAGGTCAAAGTGGTGCAATGAAATTTATCCGTGGCGAGTATACTGCAGATGAATTATCAAACCTGGTTAACAGCGGCAAGATAACAGATGAGCATTTTAAAATACTGAGACGTGCGTCATCAAATGAAATGATTTCATCAGAAGTAAAGGCCGGCGAAATTAACTACTCTTCTAAATTAAGAACAGTGGATATGAGCTGGGTTCAAAACAAGGAAGTGCCAAACATAGGCTCTATTTCGATTGATAGGACAGCCAGTAAAGAAGAGAAGATAAACGCACTTAGAGGTTATCTGTCTCAAACGCTTGGTCATGACGATGCGTTTGCAGAAAGGTTTGCACGCAATATTAGCAACTTCTATCCGGGCGCCGCAATTGATATTTCTAACTCTGATATCTCTATCAGAATGCCAAACGGGGAAACAATCAAAGATCTTATTCCTGAGAAGAAAAATGGCATCCTGCGATATTCAAAGAATGGTAATATATACGAAGGAAAGCTATATCAGCCATTCGCTGATTCTATTGGAGCTACATTAGGCGGAATCGAATTAGCTTCACTATCATCAGATGGTAAAAGTGTTGTTATTAATTCATCTATTACAAGTAATGCAGTGATAGACGGATTTACAAACCTTGAGGTTGCCGGTTTTATGGGCCATGTAGAGGGAACTCCATACGGTAAAGCACTAGAAAAAATGAATAGCCTTGGCGCCTATGTTGGACCGGATGACGGTGATAATGTTGTAAGGGCTCCATCCCTAGATACAAAACAGCAATTCAGTTCTTCTGATACTGGAAAAATAGTAAGAATGAAAGATGCCAGTTCTCTTGATGACCAAAGAAGAATTATGAATACGATCAATCAGGCAATGATTGAGCAAACTGGATTATCTACAATCCCATCCAATATTCGTCAAAGAACTTATTCTGTATCGAGTGTTGATCAAGCTACACAGGCAATAGCAGGTATAGCTCCGCACCCAGAACGTTCAACAGGTACGGTTTCAAGAGGGACTATAATTGACCTTGCAAATACGACCCATGAAGATACAAAACGTATTGCACAGGCATCTAAATTACTTGTAGAGCAAGGACATGGTCATAACTTTAGTGGAGCAATCTTAGCATCAATTGCCGGACATGATAGCAACTTTAATCGCACCATTGGTAGTGCAGTAATGGGTATGGTATTAGAGGACGGTAAGACCGAACAAATGCTTAAGGGCATTCATCTAAATACTCCAGGAACTGTTAAACTTGGACAAGGTGCATTTACTGGCACTGAAGAGCAAATTGCTAAGCTTGGACAAATCCAGAATGGCAATAGTGTTTCTTACAAAGGTGGAGAGAGCATAGGTTTCTTCGGCGGCAAAGAGTATAAGATTCCAAAGACTGTAGATTCATTTACAGTTTCAAGAATTGAAAATACCAGAGATGGATACAAATTTGTGGGTAAGAATAATATTGTTACAGATACAGATTCTAATTCTGGCATCAAAATCTTTAACGATGTTAAGTCTACATCTACCCATAGAACAGAGCGTGATTTCGCATTAAAAGAAATCATAGATAGGTTCGAAAGAGAAGGCTCCATCTCAATGGAGAACGGCTCCGTTGTAGTGTCGTCAAAAAATACTAGAAATCTCGAAAGACATAACCAGTTACAAAAGGTTCTACCAGAGGGCCGTAGCAGATTCTCTCCAAAAGAATTTAGAGGAGCTATTGAAAAGTTTGTAGAGCAAAACGGTGCAGAGATGGATGTTGCATTGTCTAAAGTTAGAAACACATATAGAGACATCAACGTCCGTTCAGAAGATTTCAAAACCGGCTATACACTTCAAGCCTTAGAAGTTGATAACTTCAGAGATAAGGCACAAATTAATAGAGCCAAAAATGTAATCGGAGAGGTTATAACCAATAGCGGTCTAGATGTATCAGGTGAGTTGCCTAAAGATGCCCCACAGGCGTTAAAAGATTTACAGCATTCATTTAATAGGTTATCAGAATCTGGCCTAGACTCAAATGAGGCTGGCAAAGAGGTTAAACGAGCAAGAGCAAGTTTATTTGCAGCCAAATCCATCGAGGACGCTAAGTTCTCTAATATTGCATTGGGAACTGTACTAGGAAATCTATCTCAGGCACATGATAAAGCTATTAAGCGCGGCAATTCAATGACCTTTAATGTTGCATTGGGTGATGGGTCATCAGTCCCTATTCATATTGGCAAGGATAAGGATATATCTACAGCAATAGCAGAACTAATTAAAGCCTCGAGCAAACGTCAGAATATGTACTCTGCAGGAAAAATTAGTTATGACCAATTGTACAATGCAATAAAGGCCGACTATATGGGCCTAGAATCATTGGGCTCAAAAATGAGTTTATATAACCTAGCAGGTCTGCGTCCTGGTACAGCAGCTCTTACAGGTGAATCAAGCCATAACCAGAAGATGTCTTGGATGGCTATGGATAGATTTGATAATTTGACAAACTCTCGTGAATTAAAAGATGCTCTGACAACATTAAACATGGACGCCATATATGAAGCAAAAGCCAGAGGTATGGAGCTTGAGGCTGGACATGAATTCTCTCATGTGTTTGATGCAGACCAGAGGGAACGTGCAATTCAAATTGAAGACCTATTTGATAAAGATGAAGCCAAACGTCTCAAAGCTTTCGAAAATGGCGGCTCTTTGAGTCATATAAAACCACAAGATGGAATCCTTAATATAACCCTGCCAGTTCCAAAAGGAATGAGCAAAGAGTTCAAAGGTAAAAAATCTTTGTCTATACCAATATTGGACAGCAATATTAGTGGCTATGCGGAACTTCCAAATGGAAAAGACGCAACAAAAGAAGCCACAAAGATGAGAAGAAATCTTCTACTTACCTTATCTGATTATATGAACGCCAAAGGTGTTGGTGGCGTAGCAGAAGAGTTTGCTGCAACAGCCTATATGAATGCCGTTAAGGAATATAGAGATTTCCAGAAGCAAACAGGCTCTTCACTGAAGAAGGCGGCGGCAGGCCGTAATTACAGGAATGCATCATACTCAACCGTTCAGCCATTGAATGAGGCGCAACAGGCAGTATTTGATGCGGGAATGAATAAGGACAAACTAAGGGTATTTGTATCTGAAGATGCTGCATCCGAATATGGCCTTGATAAGAAGAGATTCCAATATCAGGAAATTGGTGATAGCGGAATGTTTAGGGTCATAGACAAGGAAACAAAACATCCTGTACAAGGTTTGTTTACTCGTGAACCTGCAACTGGTCCAAACTCCGTTCTTAGCACAGAACTTATCGTAGATAGGAATATGAGCAAGGGTATGGCTGTTGGAATGGATGCCAACATAATGAAGATCAACTCTGGCGACTTTGACGATGACAAGGCTTTATTATCAGTCCTGGATACTAAGTCAAAAGATTTTTCAGAGCATAATAAAGAAATGGCCAAAATCATGAAGCGTCAGGCAGAATTGATAAAAAGTCATAAAGCCGCGATAACAAAACTAACGCCAAAATTAAATGAAGGTAATAAAAAATTTACCAACATTTTAGGTGTCGGTAATGTTACCCAAAAGCTTATCGATAATATTATGTCTGGTAAAGAACGTGACATTGAAGCTCCAAGGGTAACCGCTTTCCATCAATTGGTAGAAGGTTCTCTCAAACGTGCTAAAGATGAAGAGATGAATCTATTGTCAAGGACAAAAATGGACGAGGCTGCAAGAAAAGCTGCCGTAGAAGAGATTAGAGCTAGATACTATATCGCTGACCAAGCAGCTTATCTTATGCAAGAGAATACGCTTAAGTCTGTTCGCCTTGCAAATAAGGATGGTTTATCTGTAAGCCTTATGGAGCAGATCGAAGAGTTTATGGCAGAGAATCGTGGCAAACACGCGAACTATAATAAACTCGGAGATGTTATTGGCGACTTTATGGGCTCCCTATATCAGCATAGTGATGACCATGTGGGTAAATCTATTCAGGATTCGATCAATACCGTTAGGAAATCTGTCGGCAAGTATGGCAAGGAGGTACTAATGGACGCTACTGGAATGGTTGGTAGTGAATGGAGTAGAGCTAGATCAGATGCAGCAGCAGTTGCCGCCGCCGCTAGAAATAGTCCCTCAGTGAACCCTGAAGTATTGCCATTTGAGCCAAATTCTAGTACCATTAATAAAATAGAAGACGGTGCTTATAGCGTCCTAGATACATTGAAACACAATAAGAACAAGCTAATTCTTGGGGCTGCAGGGTTGGCTGGTCTGGCAATGATCAGTAGATCGGAGACACCAAATCCAAGTTCTCCAATGTATAACTCTCCAGTGGCAAGAACAAGCCCTGTACTTGAAGGCAGGACATCAGAAACCAGTTATATAAAAGACTGGGGAAATGATCCAAATTCAGTTACCATTAATGGACAAGTAATTAGTGGCATTTCTGATGCTAGAATTAAGCAAAACTTAAGAGGCTTAATTCAAGGCGACACAAATCAAAGGTCAACAGTAACATTTAACAATAGAAATTATTAAGAGAAGAATATGGCAAGATTTACTTTTTCTATCAACGGAATGCTAGATTTAGAACCGATCTCATTCGATAAGGTTGATAAGTTTTATACAACCCAGCACGAATTTTTAAGAGATACTTCGGTTCTGACTTCTAAATCCAGATATAGCGAGATGCTTCATCTTGCCACATTCGCATTTGATGTTTCAGATGCAACAGAGGTAGAGAAGCTTAAAACCCTGATCGCTATTTGTAATTCATTTCCATACGTATTTATCAGATCAGATGCAATTATCGAGAACCATCTAATGCCTTTGAATCTGGCTATAGGTTCCGGATATTATATGTATGCACTGCATGAATTTCAGGCGGAAATGTCATCGACAGATGCGGACCAGGGTGTAGTTACTGTATCTTTAAGATTGCAGATGGTTAACTGGAAGCCGCTGGCTAAAAGTATTAAATTCATTTCAATCGAAGAGGGCGCAGGGGTTAAGACAAAGTCTGGTAAAGTCAGAAACATATCTGAATATAACGGAGAAGAGGGAGACAGTGTAGTTTCCACTGGAAGTTATGTTAAATATGTTGACAATCCAGAAGGGTCAAATATTCTAAGCTTTATGGTTGAAAAGAATGCCAGCGAAGATATCGAAGCTATCCTTAATTCTGGGCTAAGTCGTTCATTTGAATTTAATCTTGGATGGCCATTGGTTATGACAGATTTACAGTTTGAAGACAGACCAAAGTCGGACTTCTGCTGGAATCATGTTAGACAATTTAGAGTATTAAAAACTGTAGACCTAGATGGATCCTTACAAACAAAGGATGGTAAGAAATCATCGCAATCAAATATCTCCGAGGTTACAGAGGAGAATGTAGAACGTTATGATGAAACCGGAAGAATCTGGGTTGGATATGTTAGAGAAAGACTGGCCGGAACAAATGTTAAAGATGGTGATGTAGCATTACAGTCTATAACTGTAAGACGCAGAAATAGATTCGCAAATCAAACAGTTCAAGGTTTTGTTTATCCATATGCACAATATCTTGGTCGCTCACCATCAGAAGTTTTAATTACAACAGCAGTTAATCACACAAAAGGTATGGCATCAACAACGGCTATGCAAGCAGTTAAAAAAGCCGACGAGATGACCAACTATGTCAGAGTTTCAACCCCTGCATTGAAAGGACTTGACGTCCTAGCCATAGAAAACCCATTGGTAAATGGATTCGGTATCAAATATGCAGTTTTAGACTCATCTCATGCAACTACATCTGGTTCACTAAATAATCTTTTAATAAACAACTTTACATTTATAGAATCTGATTCTTATGGCGCAATAGAATCTAGCAGATACGTCTTAGCATCATCTGTTAATGGATGGAATGACTCCGCAAATAAGGCACAGCGCCTAATTGAAGTTATAAGCCAATATAAAGCTCTCAAAAAAGACGGATCAAGCACATCGGAATATGATACTATTATATCCACTATTAATAACCGTTTAATTGATGCGCTAAATAGAACTGTCAAATCGGAGCTACAAGAGGCTAAAACCTTACAGGAATCCGATGTTTTTAAGAAAGCAGATGCAACACAAAAGTCTGTATATATAATTCAACTATATATGCAACTAATATCTGCAAATACTGCATCAGGCTCTGAAGAGAGAATAACATTAGAGCGCGTAAGACTACTAGATTCAGAAATAGAATCACTATATTTTGAGACTGTTACAAATCTTAATCCGATAACAATCAAGGCACTGAAAGAAGATCTTCAGAAAGAGAAGAATTGGATTGAGAAGATGGAAGGAAATTACACCTCGTTTAACGGCGAGGGTATTCCTGATTTAAAAATAAAAGAAATATTTGAAGGTTTAACTCCTACAAAAGAGTATAAAAGCTGGAGAGACTTATCATCATTCCCGTTTATTTATGACCAAGGAATTCTTTCTCCAGATAAAGTAGTGGCTTATTGGGATGAAAAACTTCCAGAGATTAATAGCCTACTTGAAGCCACCGGTGCATTGATAAAGACCGACCTCAATATTTATACTACTGCTCCGGCTATGAATGATGCTGGTGGTAACTCAACCACTGGTGCATCTGTTATGGTACAAGACCCCTCCGGAGGGACATCACCAAAAGTAAAGGCTGATGTAAAATTGGTCTATACCCGAGAACAGTATGAGCGAGACTATAAAGTAAGCACTGGTTCTAATAAAAGACTTTTGCCTCTTGAGAATATAGTTGCCTATACAAGACTTGGTAGGGACTTGCAAAATTTCGGTGGACGACATTTTGGATTAGATATGCCAGTTCCAGTAGGAACTCCCGTGCGTGTTGCTGATGATGGCGTTGTAGCGGTAGCCAAATTTCAGATGAATAGAAACGGTAAACGCGGATACGGCAACGTAATATACGTTAAACATGCAAATGGTATCGAAACCAGATATGCTCACTTAAGCAGAATTCTCGTAAGAGAAGGTTCACGTGTCGGAAGAGGTCAAGTAATAGGCCTTTCGGGTAATACCGGCGGATCAACCGGGCCGCATTTACATTACGAAATAAGAATAAATGGGAAGGTAATCAGTCCGAAAGCATATTATGGCAAAACGACAAATGGTCCGACATCAATAGCAACATCTAGTAGAACGAACTCTTCTCATTCCGCTGCAGCATATGCAAGAGGTGGCTCAAAAGCACGGTCAGGAATTATGACCTTAAAAGAGTTCATTTCAGCAGGAGAAAGTGGTGGAAGCTACGATATTGCAAACTGGTATGTTGGCAAGAAATTAAATTCTGGCAATAAGGGATTATCAAATAAGACGATTGCACAGATTATAGCTCTGCAAAGTACAGGTCAGCTACATGCCGTAGGTAAATATCAAACGATACCTGTAACATTGAGGGCTGCTGTACAGGGACTACGTCTAAATGGTAACACTCCATTCTCTCCATCAGTACAGGAAAAAATTGGCACATGGCTAATTTTTAATAAACGTCCAGCACTTGGTGCATATATTAGAGGCGAAAGCAATGACTTAGATAAGGCTCATAGAGAGTTCGCTCAGGAGTGGAGATCTATTCCTATGCCAGATGGACGCTCTGCAAGTGCAAGAGGTGATAAGGTTCACTCAGGGTATACCCCAGAAAGAGTAAGACAAGCTCTACTTGCAGCAAGGGCTTCATATGTTAAATCATTGTCTAGTGGCAAATCCAAAGAGCAGGCACAAGAAGAGGCTGTTGCATCGACAGCTTTAGCAAGAGTTGCCTCTGGTGAGAATGTGTCAGATGTTGCCAGTAGCTACATTAATGAGCTATATGCAGGAAGAGAAAAAGATCCGATTGAAGCAGTTGTAGACCCTGTCCCATGGACAGAAGAAATTCAGGCTAAATCTAGACTAGAGAATTTTGTTAAGGATCTAAATAGAGGGATCCAAAAACTAATACCGACATATAAGGTCTACATGGTTCATGGTAATGATGAGAACAGTTTAATAAACCTAATTAATTACCGTCAACATGCATCATATTATGAAGTTCCTGCAGTTAGAAATATTAGAGTTGAAATGGCAAATCAGGATAACCCAGTTGCCGTTGCGACATTCGAAGTATTAAATGCCCTAAATACAGCATCAGACCCTAAAGAAATTAGAGTATTAAAGTCTGAAAGCATAGATATACGCTCATTGAATTCTGACGCAGCCAGAATAGTGGCGATGGACCAAATTAGACTTAAAGCCGGTAATAAGATTCAGATTAGAATGGGTTATGGAAATGATCCAAATAAACTGTCCGTTGTATTCAATGGTATAGTGACAGAGTCTGACGGCGGCGAAGTTTTAACGATCGTTGCAGAGGGTTATGGTAGAGAACTACAAAACGAACAGCTTTTTATTGGAGATGTAGTTCCAACATTCTCATTCTTATCAGACATTGATAACCTATATGTATCTGCAGCTGTTGCTAAAGTTCTTAAATCCGCTAATCTAGATAGTTTCGGTAGAAACCCTAGATGGTTTGCAGACAATGCAGACTTTAGAGACGTAAGAGGTATGAGCAATGAAACAGCGGCATCAAATATCGTTGGTGATAGCGGAATAGGATTTAGCAATTCTCTCTGGAACTCACAGCTTGATGAATATTTCTTCTACTCTGCTAAAGGTGCAACAGAAAGTTTAGAGAACTTCTGGTTAATGAATGTGGATATGGCAGACAGGTTCTTTGTAACAAGCCTAAAAGATTTATTCCCATTCTCTTTAAATGACTTCTTCTCAAACTTCAATGTTGTCAATAAAACTGTCTGGGATGTTTTAACTACAGGAAGAAGAATGTTCCCTTCATCTATTCTTCTTGTTAAGAATATAGAGGGCCGCTCTACAACCTTCTCTGGCATTAAAGAGCAAATGATGATAGGGAAAGAAAAACCTACATCATTAGCTGCAGAGTTTTTGGCAAAAATCCAAAAGAAAGCCGACTTCAAAAGAGAAGCAGATGAAGCTCTTGCGGGAGATACAACCGGAATTGGTAATTCATATGTAGAAAATCATATGAAAGACAAGGTTAATGTAATAGGCGAGCAGACATTAAAATCTAATGGTTCTGATATAATAGACCTACTTGATGCTGCGAATGCGGATAAATACGTAGATGTTTCATCTTATGTTCCAGCTACAAATTTTCACATGTTTAATAGCTCATACAATCTAATTTCAAATCAAATGAAATTGGATCAGAATTGCATAACCGGAGCTAAGGTCGAATATAATAGCGACCCCGAAGATTTCGGATACGGAGAGAGTATATTTGACATGAAGGCAAATGGTGGACTTAAAGGTTCACTTACCAAATTCGGATATATCAATGACAACTCTATTAGTTCCGTGGGTATGGCTATTAAAACTGCGCAAGGTTATCTATTAGAAGAACTGGAAAAAATGTATACCGGTGCAGTCATTGTTACCGGAAATCCAGATATACAGCCTGGAGATTATGCATTCATTCAAGATGACCTTAGAAATATGTCGGGTGTAATTAAGTGCCGTGAGGTACAGCACGTATTCACAGAATATGATGGATATGTAACAATTATTACACCAGGAATGTTCGTAGAGCCATCAACACATATGTATTCAAACCTGTACATGAAGCTCGGTATATTTATGAACTTTGTGTCTACGGCGGCATCAGAGTATGCACAGGTATCTAGTGCAGAAACGATCCCTGGGCTTATCTACGAGCAAACGGCATTCCAGCCAACTGATCTTGGCGCATCAGTCTATCTGCTTGGAGTTGGTAATGTAGCTGTTGGCGCAGTGACAGGTTCACTTATATATAGTTCTGCTAATCGTATATTGGGTGGATCTTTGCTAAGTAAAGCATCAAGCGGTTTAAGTCTTGCTGCTAGAGCAGGAAAGGCAGTTGCCGGTGCTGGTTGGGTTCGCTCATTGGCACATACAGTAATGTCGTTCGGCTCTTCTGTTGGGTCTAAAGCGTTACAAGCATTACCAAGAGTTGCTAGAGTAATATCTACAGTACGCGGATTTGTAGCTGGCGGTAGGGCAGTAGCTACAGCAGCTATGGGATTCGCAGCTGGTGGATTTATTGCAACCGCAGCAGTCTCAGCTCTTTTAGTGGTTTTGGTTTATGGTGCATTAGCGATGGTTCAAAATTTAATAGAGTCATTTGCACTTAAACTTGAAATGAGACATAGGGCATTGATGAAGTTCCCAGTAAAAGTATATGGACAGGAATATACAGCCAGTCTTACAGGATGGAATGATACTGAAACACCATTGGAATTACAGTGGGATACAGTAAAAGAAACAGTTAGGGCTTTAGGTGACATCAACGAGGCTACAAATAGGGCCGGGTACGATGGCTCCCAATATGCCTTATATTTTAAATTAGCTACGGATTAATATGTCAACAGCCCTAGTAAATAAATCTGGGGCTGACTTCACAAGGGTCGGCTCCATACAATCTATCTCAATTCAAGGAACTCAGCTTTTCGCAGTTATAAGACTTGAAGGCGAACCTATGCTCGATATGATGGGGAATACAGTTAACTGTGGACGACATCTGGTCGGGTTACCTAGATACGCACCAGAAAGCACTGCAACAATGGCGGAACTATTAATACCAATTAATATTAATAGTTCTATACAGGCCGTAGATCCTAAAACCCTTATTGACTGTAGAGTGATGGTATTTTTCACATCAACAGGATTTCCAGAGGGTGCCACAATTATAAACAATTCAGATTCACGCATTATGACTAGACGAGAGTTGTTTGATTTGCGGTCCAGAAATAAGGATGGTATAATAGACCAATTAACGAAGAAAGAAGTCAAGACAATGAGCAATGAGGCCTCTAAGAATTTAGAGGTTATTCAGAGCGAGGTTTATGACCCAAGATTCCATAAGGGCGCCGTTGGTGTATATGGCTCAGAGCAAAGTATGTTTGTAGCAGCACCACAACATCAGTCTCAATATGTTGATTTCTCATCTCGTATTGATAAGAAATATACAATACTCGATGTACAGAAAGAGACAAGACAAAAAGACTGCTATATGCCCGCAACAGTTTTCACAGGACGTAGTTAATGTCTCTTTTACTAAGACCATCACCAACAAGTTCAACAGTCGTAGATTTAAGAGAGGATGTGACTGCAGTATCATCAGGCTCAATGTCTGTTTCAGTTCACAAAGATTACGGGACGTTTATTAACGGCCCGTTTTCTGTATCCTCATCTCCAACATCAATGACATTTGGTGGATTCTATAAATTCAATCCGGTTGCCTTATCGGGCATGCCGTCAACTATAATTACCCCAGTTCCAACATTTGAAGTTACAGTTCCAACCAAAAATATTGGAACGCAGCAGGTACTAAATTCCATAGTTGTAAGCACTATTACAGGAATATTTTAATGTACTCTAAAAGTATACAAAGAGATCTTCGTATGGATAAATACGGAGATATATCATTTAGTGGATATGACATTAAGTCAACAAGAAATGAAAATGATATTGTTGTCCAAAATTCTGCACATAGGATTATGACTAGCCATAGGGATTTATTTTTGCACAAATTGTATGGTGCAAACCTACAGTCATTTATAGGCAGAAAAATCAATCAAAATCTTGCAGTTGAAATACAGCGATCAATTGTAGATTCTTTAACATCAGATAATTTTTTAAACGCATCTCAACTCTCAGTAATTCCAATTCTCGATAGAGATAAGATTTTCTTTAAAATTTCAGTTGGGACAACTGGTGATTTTTTAACCAACAGAGAGAATGAGCTGAATATAGTATTTAGTCCTTCTGGAGGAATTAGATATGTTTAGTGAAGTTACTAATCCAACATTAACAAAAAGACGCATCCTTCAGAAGATGGCAGAAGTTACAGGCGTTAATAATGATAGCCGGTCATCAATTATGGCAGGGATAGCAGAATCAATCGGCGGTGTTATATCCGATTCTATTAAATATTCTAACGGACTTGTTAACAGCACATATACAGAATTGGCTGTTGGCGAAACACTGACAAATAACGCATTAGAGTTTGGTATTGTTAGGGATATCTATTCTGACATTTATGTAGATGAGCAGGACGCGGCAATTGTTCTTGAGCCAGAAAATGGAATTTCCTTCCCAAAATTTTCTGATGGGAAATTAGCGATTAAGGCGGGGAAACAATTTAAAATTGGATCGTCTACTATAGAAGCTCTAAAAGACGTCTACATCTCAACCAGTGAAGTTTCAATCCCTGTAGCAGCAAGGGTTATTTCAAATTCACAATCTGACATTAAAACAAATACTTACATTGATATTTTCAGCAAGGATAATATTCATACCACTGGCGTAATTATCCGTTTTAAAAAACCGATCCATAATAGGCTATACGAAGAGACTGATCTTCAGCTTAGAAATAGGGTCTTCTTAGCTAAGAATAAAACACATGGATCTAGCAATGCTGCACTGGCAGGAATTATATCTTCAATTCCTCTAATAAAATACTATAGCATAGAAGAAGACAAATCTTTAGGTGTAACAAGGGTTTATATTGCTACATCAAAAACCCTTTTAAATGAAGCAGAACAAAATTTCGAGGCAATAGTATCAGCTATTCGTTCAAGGGCGGATTATAAATTGTCTGCAGAGCAACGAATAGAAGTTCATGAAGCGGAAGTCATTAGAGTTTCACCTTTATACACATATGCAAATGTAACAGAAGATATGGCTATGGCTGCAATGGCAGACGCATTCAATAGCGTTTACACCCCTTTTTCAAAGACTATCAATATTGACGAGTTGAATAATAGAATTGCTGAGCTAGGAATCGGAGTTACAGTCGATAGATTTATAACATCGCATAACAAGTTAGGTATTATAGGGTCACAATCTAGCGGAACCCTTGCTATTGATGGCCCATATATAGCCGTATTCTCAGATGCGGAAGCACAAGGGGCACCAGCGTGAAGCAGAATTTATCGCTCAATCTTCTAACTAAATATTTCGCAAAATGGTCAACTCCATATCTGTCACCATATTCAAATGTAGGTAGAGTATTATCTCCTATATCTGATATCATAAATTCAAATATTGAATACTCATCTAATCTAATAAATACTAGATACAGACAATCAGGTTTAGACACCTATTCTAAGTTATATACCATCCCATCTTATGGGGAGTATAATAAGGTAGAAACAGAATCTACGAGGATTATTAAAGAGGATGGAAGTATCGAATATGTCGGTACTTCTGTTCTTCAGAATATAGGTCAGTACGGAGAAGAATTTTTCGGATTATATCCTGTTACCGGCGTAGAGTTAAAAGAAGATAAATCAAATTGGCTTGAAGATTCTTTCTCTGTAAGTTTAGAGCCTGGTGAAACTCATCTGAATTTAAGATTTGTATCTCCCAACAGGGTGTATATAATTTCAAACGGCAGTATTGAAAGTATTCCAGTTATAATTAGCGGTTATACAAAAGACTACAAGTACGTAGTGGAGCCTGCCCTAGTGACACATAAAGGTGTATTCGAGTCTTTCAATGAATTTTCAGAAATATGTTCAGTTCAGACTCCTATAAAAATTGACATCGCAAATTACATAGACTGTCAATATGAACATTCTGTAGTTACAAAAGAGGCTGTGCCTAGTAGAGTTACAGACTTGGATGGATCATTCTTAGATGCAGGTATTATCTTTGACGAAGAAACTGTGTATATAGTTGATAAAGCTAAAGAATTAAATTCGCCAATCGGGCAGTATGACATGGAGATCCCTGCAAGATTTGGATTTGTTTCTTCGATAATGGACATATATACAATAGACGAAGCGGGATGGTTAGGCGTAGCAAAACCAACTTTCAATTTATCTTCAGACACCATATCTGATGGATCTGCAAATAATAACGAGTATGTATACTTAGAGGATTATGAGCATAGAGTTGGCTCAGTTATCAGGGCAAGAGTTAAGGCTCACGAGATAGCATCTAAATCAAGCAGTAATAATATAAGAATCTCGGTTAAGAATGGAGATACGCTATATTATGTCGACAGGTTTGGCAATTTAATGGTAGATGAAAATACATGGATTGATGCACGTATTACAGCCGATATTATCAATATTGCCATAATGTGTGACAATAAAGATCCATACATTTTCAAAGTAGAAGACGAAGATGGAAATGTCTATTCTACAATGATTGCCCAAATGGTATCTCAATATTTAGATATTATTGACGGATGCACGGCTATGTATCTATATAATAAAGAGTTATATGTTGTAAGAAAAGGATCTGTATATAAGATCAGACCATTGAGACATATTTATTCTAGGTACAATAACTTAAGGATTGCACTAGATTCAGATTATAAGAGGATAAAGGTATCATGATTAAAGTTGAAGAAATCGACATCGACCCATTCAATAGGTCGGAACTGTCGCCATCTTATATCAATACAATTGGTGAAACCTATCCAGCTATTGCGATATATAATACGGATAGAGTGATATCTGTATATGATGGAATTATAAAGGTTGATGGTGAATCTATCGATTTAAAAGACCTTACCGTTGCGAAACTTTTTAAAATACTGAAAGACAAAGGAATTTCAGTTAAGGTTTTCAAAGGGATGGAAAAAGTTCCAGCAATATCGATTATAAACTATTCAAATGTGGATCTAGTTGTAACAGAGGCCAGACGTTCACCTATATACATAGCTTCATTAGTGTCAGAATATATCGCCAAAGGGCTTATTGGCAGCTATAACGAAAATGTTGAAATACGCATTTTGAGTGATAATACTATCCCCGGCAATAGAAAGTATTTTTCAGAAAGTTCAGATCTGCCGGTTGAAATAGAAAGTATCCATAGAGCAAAAACATTTGTTCTATTATCCGCAGATGCCAATGTTATTAGGGATACAAAAAGGATTAAAGATATACGGCAGGTTAATGATGCAATAGTTGATTTTAACCTAAAAACATATGGAAAAGATAATGCCTACATTAACCTATGATATAAAAGTTGGATCTAGGGCTGGTATATCCCAAGAATACAAAAACCCTCCATTACGACTTTCAGAAATAGATGACAATAGAAGCGTTATATTAGAAACATATACATCTGTTGGATCTATTTCTAAGTTCGGGTGGGAGTCTGAGTTAATATTATTTGATGAATTCGGTAAAATAAGTTCTGGGTCTATGTCCTTTTTAAAAGATAATAGTTCGGTCTCTGCTGCCAATGGGTATGGTTTTATTCCTACTAGTAGTAAGATAAAATTAAAATCATATGTACCAGTCTCTGCATCTATCTACAAAAGAGGGTTATTATCAGATTCTGTTTATATAAAATATAGTAATAGCAAAGATCATAAATATTACATCACAACAACAAGGGTCGGGGAGTTAGACCACATAGAGGAAGATTCCCATAACCACGGAATAAATCTTGAAGAGGCTGGAGAACTCGCAATTGAAATTTCTCATATTGTAATTGATGAAGAAAAAACAAAAACTTCATCAGACAGCGTCATAAAGTTGGATTACTACCCTGTTACAAACGTAAGTGTAGAGGGATCTGAAGGATATACTATAAATGAATATTCTGGAATTATTATAAATAAGACAGGGGCAGAATTAACTATCAAATATAAGTTAGCTCCATTGGTAATCATTCATAATGGGCCAGCCGTTTATACAGACGTAATAGATCCATCCATTGTTTTAAACCTATTGGAAATAAACAATAAGTCAGAGGATGGAATTGTCTCTAGTGGAAACACAATAACCTCTAAGAGAAGTTTCTTTTTAGAAACATCAGAAGCTGTCGATATTGACAATACTGTATATTATCCAGGCAAAAGATATATTCTTTCTCCAGGTAAATATACCTTAAGTCCCGCAAGCTCAGAGTGGACAAGGGAGACTTTATCAAAAATAAACGAATCGGATATAACAGCTATTAATGATATAAAGTTAAAACTATTAAGTAGATATAAGGCAGGCGGCGCAAATCCAATATCATATAATAGTGTGGCAAATGGTGACGTGTATAAAATAAAAGATAATCCACAATCTGGCGTTTATTCACTTGAAGTAGTAGTAGATGATAAAAACAGAAGAGTTATCCTTCCTCATTTAACAGACAAGGATTCTATATCTATTGTTAGAATCGGCCACAGAAATTCAAGAACAGAAGTCACAGATTATGATAAAGACGATGCGGGCACAATAAGACTTAATTCAAACGGAAGATATATCATTAAATATACTCCGATAAAGGAAGACGAATGGGTAGAGTCAAATTCTAATATACTCAATTCAATAATAGCTGCGCTAGGAACGCCACAAAGAGAAGTAAAAATATATTACGGAACCGAAGAAAACGGTTCTGTTGAGTATTTGAATATAGATAACCCTATTATTATAGGTAATAACAATGGATAAATTAACCCTGCTTTCAGGAAGCACAATAACCCAACAAGGAACAATTGATGCTATAAACAGACTTGCAGACGCAAGCAATCGTATCAATGGTGATATTGGTGACGTCAATAATTTTACTGGGAAGTCAGATTCTCTTAATAGTACACTTGCTGGAACACTTGGTAATGGCGAGCTATTAGCACCGCAGATACCATTCGGTGAGACCATTACTGACTTTACCGAAGTTTTTAGCGGATCATCTTCACAAGATTTTGTATTGACACTTATACCTTTGACTGATGTAACAATTACAGCTCAGTCCGGTAAGTCATATGAAAAGGTCGATAAGACCACAATGACTAATGACTCTCATTATTCTATTAATGGCCGGAGGCTAAATTTTTACAAGAATCCGGAAGGTCAATTCTCCGTAACTTATAAAGGAAGATTTCCAAGCGTCCCTGGATATGAAAAATATGTAACTAATACATATCCAAATATAGCCAGCATGAATAGCGGAAAGCAGCCAAAATCAGAAGTTCAAAAGTTAGACAATACGACATATTCTGTAACGATTAAGCCTACAACAAAGGTTGGAGACATCAACATTCCTAATGGTATGCAGCCATCACTTCCAGAAAAGGTTAGACCATATGTTGACCCAAACGGAACTAAAGAGGCAAATCCATCTGACGTATCAGTATGGGTTAAATCAGATGATCGTTACCAAAGGGTATCAGATGCTGTTGTATATCTATTAAGTGACTCTACGTTTAAATTTAAAACACAGATGTCTCTTCCTGAAAACCCAGAAATCGTCTTGTATGTAAATGGGTGGACAGTTGGTGATGGTATTGGGCTTTTATATAAACTGTTTACTTCTCATGCCCATAATGGAGAAGACCCATCTGCCCTATTGAGCCATTCAAAATTAGTAGATTTAATCTCTGACAGATATGTCAGTGGTCAGCCTGGATTTGGTGTATCTAAACATAAAGGCGATGATCATCCTCACTATTTCCATAGAGATGGTTATACCCCAGATAATCCTGGTAACTTTAATAATGCAATCCTCGGCGACGTTCTTATAGGTTCTACAAACCCTGGAGACCTATACAACAATACTTTGGATAATTCAAATAAATTATTCTTTGGATCTGTTTCTACCGGCGCATCATTGATGTATGATAAGGACTTCCAGGGTATAAAATTATTTGGTGCAAATTCTGGTCTTAAAATCAATACCCATGGTCTACCAAGCGAAGAGAAAAATCTATACGCAACTGCCATTGAATTTGATGGAAATAAGATTTACTCTACAGGCGACAAGGGTGACGCTAAAAATATTCTTAATGTCAGAGCAAAAGATGGCTTAGTTAAAATCTCCAAAACAGATGAGGAATTAGCATCAGTAGAAGCTAAGGATATCTCTGTTCAAGATGCATCTATATCTGGAACTCTTTCAACCAAGGGTACTGGCGGCATTAAAGTGGCTAAGGTTGATTTTCGTAGCAACGATGGAAATAAGGTTGAAGTATCCTCAAGCGACGCTGAGGCATCGGTTGAGTTTAAACTTCCCGTGACATTCGATAAAATGTCTGCAAAATCTTTCACCCCTTCATCCATAGATATAGCCGGAGACAGCTCGATTAAGTTCGGCGGTGAAGGCTCTAACTCAATTAAGAGTGTAGATGGCTCAGCAACAATTGCCGGTAAGAAGCCTCTTACAATTGAAGAGTCCGGCAAAAATACAGGTATTCGTTATCAGCGCCAAGAGGGTTTACCATTTGCCAATGTTTATGTATCAGCAGAAAATGGCGGTCAGGCTACACAAACAGACCACGATACATATTTTGAAACTGGCAATGGGGATTTATACTTCCTAAAAGACACCACAAAAGTTAATAGTGTTCTTGGAACTAAATACGGTTTCGGGGAGCTTGCAAAAGATGGTGCAACTAGGGTAGATAATCTTACATTAATGCCAAGGGCAAATATCTTCTCTGGGACAGGCGACTTCTATAACATTAAAGTTAAAGAGTCGTCTTTGCGTGAAAGACAAGGTATACATGTAGGCCCAGATGCAAATATATATGCAACAGGTGCAGATGCAGACTGTCCTCCTGGATGGCTTGTTGTAGAATCTAGAAACGGTGTAGTATTCGCCGAAACTAGAGCAGGCGAAATGAACTGTTCTAATCTATCATATTCAGAGGTTACAACAGGATCATTAAAAGTATTCGGTTCGGCATCTATCGATAAGAATATCGGTCTGAACGGCAACATAGATGCCGCTGGTTATATTAGAGCAGATAGCGGAGAATTTGGAACTAAGATTTCCACAAAAGAAATTGATGTTTCAGGAAACTCAAGATTCACAGGTAAGGTTGATTTCACAGAGGATGTTGAAATCACATCTGGACTAGCTGTAGGTGGATCAATTACATCTAAGAATAGACTTGCTGCAAATGAATTGGCAATTCAATCTAGTGCAATATTCTCTGGCCCTGCGACATTCTCAAAACAGATTAATATCGAAGGTGATATATATTCTAGAGCCGGATTTAGCGGATCTGGAACTATATCTACAACCGGCGCAATCAATGGCGACTCAGCTAAGTTTAATGTAGCCACTATTGGTCAGCTATCAGTAGTAAATAAACTTGATGCTAGAGCTGGTATTTCTGGTGTTGGCGATTTTGTTACAAATGGTAACTTAACAGCAGACGGCGACATAACAGCCACAAATGCCAGATATACTGGAACTGCAACTGCATTAATGCTAAGTGTAGAGAAAGATACATCTATACAGGGCGATATGTACGTTGGGGGTAAAGTACAGTTAAATGGTGATACCTATTTAGGGTCAGATGAAAATGACAAGTTGAATGTATTATCTAACGCAACATTTAACAACAATAGGAATATCTTCCTTGGTGACGTAGAAATGTCGGCACCAGTTGCAATTAAATCTGAACTAGATGTAATAGGACAATCTAGCTTCCAATCTGCAATTAAAGCAAAAGCAGGCCTAGATATAGACGGCCCAATCAATTCTAAATCTAGTGCAGAGTTTTCAGCCTTAGACATCAAAGAGAATATTAGTTCTGCTGGTAATATATATGCCAAAGGCGATATTGTTTCTGATGGACAATTAAGGGCTGATAAAGGTGCAACTCTTCTAGGTAATTCCAATATTGGACAACAGGGCGACAGTATTACTATTGCCGGTGATGTAATATTTGGAAATGAAAAATCTACATTCTCTGGAGAAGTATTGATGACCGATAAGGTTACAATATCTGGAGAAACTACACTTAACTCAAAAATAAATGTAGAAGGTTCAATTAAGGCGAAGGGTAATCTAGACGTAGAAGGTATTGCCAATGTCAAAACAATACGTGCAGAAGCTCAATCAGAGTTTAAGGGCGGTATTATTATTGACAAACAGGCAGACTTGAATAGTGTCTATATCAGAGATAAGGCAATTGTCGAAAAAGACCTAATCGTTTCTGGAGGACTAAGCCTTCAAGGTGACATCACATCAATCCCATCGTCAACTGCGACACTTGGACAAGTAAATATTTCCAGAGGTGTTACACAGATAGGAGCAGCAGAGGTTAACAGCTTTGCGGGTGAAACCAGATTTAACTCTACAGTTAGCGTGTCTGGTAAAATGAACATATCTGGTGCTATAATGACAGGTAGTGAAAGATCTGGCGTTATCATCGAGAACAACACTATTCTTATGAACGGTGAAGCCTCGCTGATTAAAGCTGACTCAATGTCTGTTAATAGCATAAGAGGTGATGCTACAAAAACAGTCCCAATAACCTCTTCTAATGCTGCAATGTCTAGAGAGGCAAACAACCTAAGCCGTAAGAAATTTACGACAATCAATAATGCATATATCGAAGACTCTATGGTTGCAAACGGCAACTTGTTCTGTCTTGGCACATTATTTGTAAGCGGTATAGAAGTAGTTGAAAATGATAAATCGAAAAACGAGCTGAATAATAAGTCTGTTTTAAATATTATTGCAAGAAGGGCAAAATACGCTCCATGACAACAATAACCTACAATATTTCAATTGTGGGGAAAAAGCATTCAGCAGAATTTCAACAAGCCACAGACAGCAGAAATGCTGTCGTGGCTGTTGATACATCTCCCTTGAATGGATCCCTAATTGAAATTAAGCACAAAGGCCAAGGAGACAAACTTAGATTTGTCAGACTTGAATCAAAATCTATATCCGGAGTTACTATTAGGTCTAGCAGCCCTGATATATTAATTACGGATATATCTCACAATGGATTTCCGCTTTGGTATAAATATCAGCTTAGAGGGGACCCAATTGTCACAGCAGAGCATTGGACAAAAGACGATAAGTGGATATATAGTGACTCGCCGTATCTTAATGTTAAATACGGCAGTATTGAGTTGCGTGAAATCGGAATCCCAGTATTCGTAAAAGAATCCAATCATTTCCTAAACGCCATTAAGGCGATCGACAATAAAACATATTCTGTATCACAAGATGCATCTGGAGAGTATATTATTAGATGTAAAAATCAGAATATTTCATTCTCTAGTATATCTGGTGAAATTGCAACAATTTCTGAATATACAAATCCAAATAGCCCTACAGTAGGCATCTTTGCAAACGAATATTCTAGCGATAGGATTGCCGTAATTAATGAGCTAAAGACGAAGTATAGATTTCAGTCTCCAGAGTTCATAGCATCAGTAATTAAAACAAATAAAATAACAGTTCCTGTAAATTCGGGTGTAGCAAAATTACCGCATAGGTATATCAATTCTGTTAAATCTCATGCAGATAAGGATGTAGTGTATAATCAGGGGTTCGTACTTGTTGACCCATCATTGAAATCAATTGAGGTTGAATATGAATACATTGAGCCTGTAAACAACTGTGCATCTATACCATTAAACATTATTAGAAATGCCTCTGTAGTTAAAATTTACGCAACGCCATATTCTATTACAAAAGGCGATGCAGAAGACTTTTTAAATACAGAACTTTTATTCTCCGCATTTGATAAATTTGGAGTTTGCATTTACTCGACAATGACTGGCATAGATTATTCCACGCCGTCTGCCATTGTTATTACACCTAATTCCGTAAGCGGGGCTGAATATAAAATAGGTAGTAACAATACGAAATCAGAAACACCGCGATCATTATTTCATACTTCACCAGAATCAGATAAAGATACTGTATTGGAAATAGCAGAAATACGAATCAAGAAAATGAATTTAGACTATGCCATTTCTGGAAGAAGAGCTATGCCGGCGAAAGGCAGCATAGGTCTAAGGGATTTAAGAATTCCAAAGTTATCTTTCTCAAGAATAGTTTTATCTGAATACGCTCCACAGTCCGTAAACTCTAACGTAACAGTAATAGACGCAAATTTATCAGCTGGATATCCAATTATTATTGGTGAAACAGAAACCGATATACTTGCAGAGATAGAAAATATAGAAGAAGAAACAGATGTTGATTTTGTCGATGATGATGATGGCCGTTTCCATAGACGGAATTCTCCTGTATTCCTTGGCGAGAATTCTAAACTATGTTTAGTTAATACATATAATACACATAGAGAGATTTTAGTAGAGCTTGCATCGAAAAAGCTTGATGGTAAAACATATATTAAAGCTAAAAAATCGGATTATCCTATAGGAAGAATTACGGCCGAATATATACATTTATCTAAGATTCCAAAAGGTTAAGTATGAAAGAGTTTATTCAGAATCATCAGTTTAATTATGTTAATGATGAACTTCAGGTCAAGGGGATAAAAGACCTAGATGCTATAGGTATTTCTTATGTAACAAAAGAAATTTCAAGATTTGGAGAAACTGCGACATCTTCATCTGGCTTTATAGTAGAATCGATGGATAGAATTGAGTCTGATTTGGAGAAATGGCATAATGGTTATATCGAAAAACTCGGTATTATTAAAAGCGGGTCAGACTTTATACAGGGTAGCAACCTTTCGTCAGAAGACGCTGGTCATTATGCAATTATGGAAATTGATACGTCAGCAAGAGGAAGTATGATCTATTCTACTACTGATGAGGCATATATTATGCCGCCATATGATGAAAGGCATTTTTCATGAAAGAACTAAGAGAGACTTTGCGGCCGGGCGTATCATTCTTTAATAGAATTATAATTCGTCCAAACGTAAGAGATGTAGTTATATCCTCAATTACAGCAATTGATTCTATGGGAAATACAAGCCCAGTAGTGTCATTCCCTATAGCGGTAGATGAGCCACTTGTAATCAAGAATAAGCACAAAAATTCAATGGCAATTGAAATCTCTATTATCCATGAACATATCGAAGACGGAGACTCTTTATCTAAGTTTATCGATATTGATGCCAACCGAATTTCGTCAAATGATGTTGCATCCTTAAGAACAAAAAGAACAGAGATCCTTAATTCTGGTTCATTAAATGTTGTAATCAAGGGTGAGGATTTAGAGACTGCAATTATATCTGGCAATATTAATGTAACCGGATATTCTCGGTCTGGCATAGAGTTGATGGATGAGAAGATCACTCTTGGTCTAGGTAAGACAAGAGAGGTGGTATTGGGCAATGAGAAATCTAAATATAAATTGTCGAATATTTACAAATATAGAGAAGGCATGACAAGCAAAGATGAGGTCATAGCAAAGGACGGACTCATTGAAGATAGAGACGAATCTTGCTTTTATATCGCATCGCCAGACTATAGCAATGGGTTATATAAGAATGAAAATATATCCATTGATGAAAATAATTCAATTAGAATATTAAATAATGATGTTTATAGGATAGCTTGTTACTTAGATGCTATTGTGATCGATCCTGACAAGTCAGAACCTAACATTAAGTATGTCGGAATAATATCGAAATGATAAAAGACTTTTTTAACTCATACTCTATTTACTCAAAGCGGCTTCCTGGATGGAGAGAGCAGCTATTATCCGATATTAAAACGAGAGCAGATAAAATTGCTTCATCTGTTAATGATTCGAATAATAGAGTTGCTATGGCAATAGGCAAATTTGCAGAGGGCGTATCTGACATAAGAGAACAGATGTCAGAAGTGTCTGACTTATATTTAACAGTTTCTACTATAAGCGGCAATACAAATAAGCAGTTCGGTATTAACAATATGCCAATCCTAAAAAATAGTGGAATTGTTATAAGTGGCAGTACAATCTCTCTGCAGACAAAAACATTCTCACCGGTCCCTATTATCGATGTGAAAATCAATACAAATGGCCAAGAGGGCAATTCTGCCGACTTCGATATTCCGAGATATAATGACAAAAATACAATTATATCAGACACTCAGTATGAAATAGAGAAATTTGACTCTGCTATCACGGCAGTTCTTACAATCAATCTGCGTGATGTAAATCAGGTAAATAGAATATCATTAATACATTCTGAATACGGTATTGATAAACCGACAGTAATGTATCTTGAGGTTTCACCTGATGGTAAGCGTTTTTATAGGTCAGATTTCTCAGTACAAGAGGTAAATGGTGTATATCAAATAAATTTCCCAGGAGTTAATGCTACATCTGTTAAAGTATCTTTTTTACAGAATAATCCATACACCTCAAAGAGTGGGCAAACAAGATATGCCATAGGTGTTAAAAACTTGTCTATAGGTATCGCGACATCGATAGAAAGCGGAGAAGTTGTATTTGGACCTATTACACAAAAAGAAGAAATATTAAAGGCATCAATTGCTGCATCAATTCCTACTGACAAATATTCTTTTGAGAATATTGCATTTGAAATCAGTAATGACTCTTCTACATGGTATCAAGTTTCTACGCCATTCTCGGTAAGTGATCATCCTAAGCATCTGGATTTTAACACCAAATCAGAAAATTCTATTAATACAAAGACTCCTGTAACTACACTATTCTTCAGAATAAGAATGACCGGCAGTAAACATAGCTTGCCGCTTATGGCATCTAGTATTGATAGACATATACAACAGGTTAGTCAGCGATCTCCTGTAATACAGGTTCCGTTTGATTTATCTGATAAATACATAGTCTCAGAGAGACTTGGATATCAATTCGGTGAAAGGGGGTCTTATTTTATATATAATGACAATGAGAATCTTCTAGACTCTATTAGCTCTATAAAATCTGGGCCAGACAGTCTTGTTAAAACAGTTGCCCCAATGAAAAATATCACAAGGGCAACAATAAGGGCCAATAAGATTAAATGCGCGATTGAGGGCGGGGAGATTTATAGGATCGTTCCTCCATATGCTATTGACCCTAAATCAGCAAAAGCATATAAAGCTTCACTTCCAGTTAAAAGAGAAGTTAGAATATCGGACAGCAATAATATGGTTATACCATTCAAAGAGCCTGCCGGTATATATACTCTCACAGATGGTGAAAATACAAGAAGACTTAATCTGACATTAGGTGCATTTACATCTTGTTATGAGTGGGTATTTATGCCTTCTGATAGAGCCGTGTCATTAACCGACCCATTTGGCAAAAAGGTTATGGAGTTTGAAGCAGGTAAAACTATAAACTTGTTAGATTATTTTACTGCAACCATACCTACAAGCTCAGATAAATCTAATATTAATTTAGTGTTTAATAGTAGATATCCAGAGGTTCTATTAAATGAAGGTGAATTTACTATTATAGACGGTAAATTCTATTCGTCTTCTCATTCAGCCATTATAGATGGCATGTATATAAACTACGAAGAAATACCTTTGGTTATGAGATCCAATATTAATGGCATTGATCTATATACAGAGGAAGCCAAGTTCTCAAGATCGAAAGAAAAACTATCCAAGTTTGATGGACAGACATCTGCGAAACTTGAGCATTCTGGTCTCTTAAAAGGCGGACTGAAATTTACCAACAAGTCATCATCTCTCTTATCGTTTGTAAAAGAGGTCCCATATATAAATGGTATCGATGAATTTAAATCTTCAAGCAAAGCAAATATACTTATTCCAAAATCTGTAAATAGATTTAGTCTTGGTAGACTTGTAAATCACTTTGAAGATATTGAAGTTACTGGCGGCGTTGAGCAATTAAGTTCAAAAGTTTTTAGTAGAGACGAATTAATCTATCGCGGCGACTATATGCTTGAAGATGTAGGCAATGAGACATTCGTTCAGCTACCAGATGGTATAAAGACAGACGATATTATTGACACATTTATATCTGTAAATATCGCAGACTCAAACGGCTCAAGCGGGTTATACTCTATTGACTATACAAACGGTATGCTGTATTCTCAATCTACGATTAGTGGCGAGTCAGAGGTGGAATATATCTATTCGAATATCTTTATATCGGGCTTTCCAATTAAAGTTCTGGATAAGAAATCATACACAGTAAATGAGCGTCAAGTAGGACTAAAAGATGCAACAATGGACACTGAGTATGTTGTACTATCGGAAAGCAAAACGGATAAAAGTGCAGAAATTTTACGCTCTCCAACATTAAAGAATTTAACATTAAACACAGTAACGGTATAAAATGAATAAAGTAGAAGAAGCTATTTACAATTTGAATTCATTCCAAGCTTCATCTGCTGGAACTCAAATACCAGATATTGGTGATGAGTATACTGAAGCTGGATTAAATAAAATTCTAAAAGAATGGTATGACATCCTATTTTGTAATCAAGACAAAATGGACGAATTACTGCCAAGAATAGAGAAGTTTGAAATTAAATCATCTGACTATATAAGAGACATTAAAACAAGGCTGGCTAAGGCATCGTCTGATGCCAAGGCCGCAAATGTCGCAGATAGGTCAATCACCAAATATACAAAAGCCGTTTATTATTCTCCATCTTCTATTTCATATATAGAGGATGAGACAACTGCTTATGTTGATGGTGGAAAAATTGTTGGAGTAAAAGAATCTGATACGTTTGAAAAATCTGAATCTTCTATTATTTCCAATAATACTAATTCAGGAATATCCTGCTATATATTTGATAATAACAAGAAGATTGATTTAGTGTGGACCGTTGATAGCGGAGAGGCACAAAATCGCAACATCCTAAATTCAAACGTTAAGTCAACTATATCTTACTCTTCATTAAATGGCGGAAGCAAAAGCTTTATACTAGATATTGATAGAAAAGAATACGGCGTATTTAATAATATCCAATTAAAAACAAAACGGGCGTATGTATATACAATTTACACAAGCAATGATTCGATAAGCTATAACAGAATAACAGATAGAGTTCTGACAAACAGCTTAAATGAATCTATTGGTGAAACTAACGACCGTTATGTTCGTATAGTTATTGATCTTGATAAAAGCTCAGATTACATATCCGGAAGATACATTTACAATGTAGAGATAAGTTCGTTTCATATAGCAGTAAAAAGATACTCCACTCCAACAGAATACGTTACAGGCGATATTCCTATTAGAGCCACTGGTGAGTTTGTAGCAATAGATACTTGTGATAATTACCAGTCTAAGAATGTCGACATGCACTACCAGATTTCAATCAATGGCGGCGCATATAAAGATATTAAACCTCTTAGGAAGTTATCAAAAACTGGTAGGTCAATTAGGAGCATTTTGCCAATAAATGACTATTCTGATAATAACATTGTTACGTTACACTCCCATACTAGAGATTCTGATGGGAACACTTTCACGACTGAAATAGATCCAGCATTACTAGAGACAAATATCTTTAAGTATTACGATGCCACAAATCCGATATCTGTTAAAGGTAATGTAGTATCCGCATCTGGTATAGCCATTTCAGAAAAGGTTGTAAACTTTAAGGATACATATTTTGTAAACGGTGTACCATTCTCTGGCGAGTCTACTATTTATACAGGGTTTAACAGTTTATCATTCCCTGCTGACAATTATGTCGAAATTTATGACGTAACTAAATACACTCTAGTATCTTTTAAATCCGGGGAGTTTAGGGTTGTGGATACGGCCGGCGAAGAACATACAATCGTAGATGAAGACTGGGAGAAAAACCCGTTCACTTCTATTGTTCTATCGCTTAAGTATATCCTTGGTAGAGAACTAGAGTACGGCAAAGATATTAATACTAGAAAATCAGAGAATGGATACCAGCTAAAAACATCAGAGAATGTAAAAGCTCTATATGTAGCTGCCAGACAAAAGAATGCTATTATTAATACCGCCAGAATTAAGATAAAGATGAAAACCTTGGATGGATACACTAAACCTAATGTATCCAGGATTTTAATTAAGGTAGCATAATGCAGTTAGATTTAAAACTGAAACAAGCCGCATTCTTCTTCGTCAACGGAATTTCTGCCAAAAAGGAATTTTCAACATTCAATGTTGACAATGGTGACACCGCAGCTCTAATTTCAATAGCCAGGGGGATTGAGGGCAAAAGAATTGAATCCTCAGTTCCAGCTACGTCTATCCGAGCAATTGTTACTCCATCTGGTGGAGGCGGCGGTGGTGGAAGTGGTAGCCAAGGACCTCAAGGACCTCAAGGACCCCAAGGCCCAATGGGTCCAGCAGGTGCAACTGGTCAACCAGGCCCACAGGGACAACCTGGCCCGCAAGGACAGGCAGGACCTAAAGGTGACACCGGACCAGCAGGCCCTCCAGGACCCAAAGGTGATGCCGGTACTGGTCAAAATGGAGCTACTCCAGACCTCTCTCTAAAGATTGCTAAATTCTACAATACTATCGATGATATGAATGCAGACTCTACTATAGAAGAAGGAGCATTCGTTGGAGTCTTGGACAGAGAGGGTAATCAGGAAAACTCTATTATATACAGAAAGGTTAACGGACTTATGGAAGAAATGGTTAACTTTTCAGAAATCTAAGTCCGCACTATCTAAACGTATATAAAGGTAATAGACAAATGAATGTTTTAGAATTAATAGCATTACAATTCAAAAAGGTTTCAAAAAATATAACCGACCTAAAGTCCAAGGATAAAGAACTAGAGGGTAAGGTTGCATCATTAGAGGCCTCTGCTGGTCCCGGACAAAAAGGTGCAGATGGCAAATCTGCCTATGAAATTGCACTAGAGAATGGTTATACTGGCTCAAAAGAAGACTGGCTACAATCACTAAAAGGTGAGAGAGGGTTGCAAGGCCCGCCAGGTCCTACAGGACCTCAGGGTCAACAAGGTATCCAGGGCATTCAGGGTATAGAAGGACCCCAAGGGCCACGAGGTGAAATGGGTAAACCATTTTCCATTAGCAAAACCTTTAAGACAAAGATTGAGCTTGAAGCCGATCGAACAGTAGTAGAAGGCGGAATGGCTGTTGTTTCATCAGATAACCCTGACACAGATGAAGATAACGGCCGCCTATATCTTAGAACTGCAGAAGGATGGGACTTCCTTTTAGACCTATCAGGCGTTAAAGGTATTCAAGGACCGGCAGGTGTAGGTATCCCACAAAAACTAACCTTGTCTGGAAATACGCTCACTCTGTCAGACGGTGGGGGAAGTGTAACGCTACCAAATCAGCCAGCTACAAACGCGCCTACTGGGCAAGCCAATGAGTATGAAATTCACGGCACTGGTATGCCTAATGGAAAGGTTTCCGCGCCAGTCGGGACGACCTATGTTGATACGGTTGCAACTAATGGCGCTTTAAAATGGATAAAACGTACCGGAACTGATAACCAAGGCTGGGAAGTTTTGACTGGCGATACTGGCTGGCGAACGCTTACTATTGCTTCAAAATTGGGCAACTCTTATCTGAAAGTACGCCGAAAAAATGACACTGTGATGTATCAATTCGGCGGTTTAAGCTGGGGCTGGTTTGGTGTCGTGCGACGTGGTGGCCCGGGATATTCTATTCAGCCATCTGACAGGGAGCGGAACGTTTTTATTTTAGGTTTGCAACAAATACCGCAAGGGTTTCGGTCAGAATTTAGTTTGATTGGTGGTATCTACAACGACAAGGGTACGCCATACGGAACATGGTATTTAGGTGGGGCTGGCGATGCGAATATGTTACGTTTCCAATTTACTGACCCAGTACCTACTGACCGAGATATTGGGGATATTCGGGTAAGTTCTATTATGTATCTAACTAGCGAACCTTGGCCTACTACCTTACCATAATTTTAAAAGGAAAATGAAAAATGAAATTAAGTAAAGAAGGCATTGTTGAGTACGTAAAGGGTGTTATGCCTTTATGGGTAAAAGTACTTCCAGCTATTTTTATTTTGGGGCTTACAGCTGCGTTAGTCTATGAGTATGGACAAAATCAGTATCAACGCGGACGAACTGACGCGGAAGCGATGTATCTTAAAACTTCAACTGATCTAGCAAATAGAATTAGAGGAGTAGAGGGTACATTGCTTACCCAGTTTAGAGAAGGTAGAAAAGGGCTGCAAGAAATGCTAGATAGTAACAACTCTGAGATACGCTCTCTTATAGTTGACAAAGAATGTGTTTCCGAAGACTTTAAAAATGAATATAACAAAAGGCTGAAAAAATGAAAAGATTATTAATAGTCTTGACAGTATTATCCATAAGTGCTTGTTCTACCTTTGCACAAAAACCTAAAAAAGCACAACAAATACAAATAGCAGAAGAAGTAAGACTCGGAAAATGTGAAGAGGAAATACAAGAGCTACAAGGAACTACATCAAGAGCATTAATTGAACATTCATTATCGCTTGTTGAGAAAGTTCATAATTGCAGACTTGAGAAACAATACTTGGTAAACCTAATCGAAAGTTACAACAAAGAGGTAAATAAATGAAATGGCTGGTTAAGAAAAAGTACCCAAATGAGTATATTACATTTGAAGGCGTAAATATCGGTACAACCGAAACAGAAATTGAAGTTAGCGATGACAATGGCTCAGCTATTCGTGCAGTAAAAAATACTTTATCTCGACTAAAACGCGAAGGCCGTATTGAAATCGTATCTGGAGATGTTCCAGAAAAAGTTACAACTGTCTACGCCAAAAGAGATGAAAGACAAAAGCTTAAAGAAGCCTCTCCGGCAAAACCAGTCCCAGCGGAACCAGCACCGGTAGAACCACCTCCAGCAGCCAGAGAAGAAGAGAGTGGCGAAAATCGTGGTCCTAAAACCGTTAGTCCAGAGGATAGATTATAAACAAAGGTAATGTTATAATATGAAATGGGTAGTTAGAAAACTTCGAAAGAATGATTATATCACTTTCGAGGGAAAAACAATTAAAGACGAACCAACTGAAATAAGCATTCCTGATAATCCAAGTACAATTCGTTCTGTAAATAATACACTTAATCGCCTTAAGAATGAAAACAGAATTGAAGTGCTATCAGGAGAAACTTCAGACGGTAGCAATTCATATATCGGTTCAGGAAACGGGAATATTAAATTGGACGGACCTACCATTGATTCTTCTACATCAACTGAGGTTAAAACCGAAGTTACTCCAGATGGAAAAGAAAAAATCATAGAAAAAGTTACTGTTACAAAAATCGTAGATATTAGTAATAGTACCAAAAACGAAATAGAAAAAATCCTAGCTTAAGAGGCCAATATGACAACTCCAAATTTAGATGCAGTAACTCTTTTAATGGCCCAGAAGATTGCTGCCAATAAAGCTGCTCAAAATACAATCAAAGAGACAGTAGAGAAAGTTCAAGCATCTCAAACTGAATCAGAAAAGAAAGCAGCAAAAGCTATTGAAACTGCCAATACTGTCAGTGGCAAAGTAGCAGAAGCAGAAGAAGCTATTGCTCAGGTTAAACGAGAAGCACAGACAACTAAAGAGGAAGTAAAAGTTGCAGCGACTCAAGCTGCAACACAGGCTGCTACCCAAGCAGCTACACAGGCAGCAGCGCAAACTGCCGAAAGAGTCGTAGGTGAGCAAGTTGCCCAAGAAGTAACTAGAAAAACTGGCGAAATGGCTCAAGATGTTGCCACTGCAAAATCAACTGCACAAGAAGCTCTAGCAAAAGCAAAAGAGGCAAAAGAATCTATTATTCAACCTAGAGTAGATATCACTGTCGGCGATGAAGGCGACATTAAGGTTAACGATAAAAACACTGGCGTAAAAGTAGTAACACCAGGAACAGTCGAAACCGAAGTGAGTAAAGCTTTAGGTTCGGAAAATGCCAGTGAAAAAATTCTTAACAAACAAATTGAACAATCTTCAGGTGGAGAAAAATTAAAATCTCCTTTACGTTTAGCACTAGAAGCAAATATCTTCTACATTGAAGACGCATTAACTGAGGAGCTTCGCAAAAAAGTTACATCTAGATACTACGAGCCTCTAGAGAAAAAGGCCGAAGGTAAAGAAGATGCAAAACAAATCGTACGCCTCATTCAAGAGTGGTATGATAAACTGCCTTCAAACTGTTACATTTCTTCACGCGGCGGCGTGTTCCCTTTTACCAAAAACAAAGGATACAAACCAGAATATTACGGAGCAGATAATCGCTCAATTAGACGTAACCGTAATGACCCAATGACATTGGTCGTCCATGGTCAACAACCATGTGTTTCATTCTATAAATCGGTCGGCAATAAATTCGACTTTAAACTTGCCAAGTTTGTAATTGAAGAAGCAGGTCAAGATGCATTCCATCTTTGCGGTGATTCGGTTGACAATGAAATTATTCACGGCGGTACAATCCTATCTCGTGCATATCAAGAGTTTAGCTATAAAAAAGGCGCAGACTTAGATAAAATGCTATTTCCACCTATTGATGGATGGACCAAAGAAAATCCTCACATCGGTACAGGCATGGGCGATAAAGGTACAGCTGAAGCAGGCTTCAATACAACTACCCAGCGTCATGACCTAGCAGGATACATGAACAACGGTTATGAAGCGCAAGACATTGAACAACCAGAAGGCTTCAATGAAGAAAAAATTATGCAACTGCTAAGAGACGGAGCTTCATTACGTTTCCGCAGTGCTGGTGGATACTTCAATGCCCAAGGTGAATCTGCATTCCCACAAGATGACGGAACAACCTCAAGAAAATGGGGAACATGGCGCGGCGGTCAACATGGTAGCCGTGCATATGGATGGCGTTTATTTGGAACTCGCAATACCGTCATTAGAGACTTCGATGTTAGAGGCCTAACAGGTGGTGCTATCAACTGTGGTCTATACGGTACACCATCAGGCGAAGCAGTTGATGCTCGAGACTCTGAGGCTGCATTCAGAGCAGGTATTGTTGCTACTAATACCAAAATTACCGGCGGATACTTTACTCATAACTACACCTGTGGTATCGAATGTATTCGTGCTTCAGGATTTGAGCTTACCGGCATTTATGCACCAGACTCAGTAGTAGGTCACCCAGATGCACACCTAGAACATACACGCGGTATTGGCGGCGGCACTTCATTGGATCCAGGTTACCAACAATGTACATCACGCTATCTACCTATGGATAATATCTTTATCCATGACAACGTTTTTGGTAGAGGTATGCGCAAAGTAATGGATATTCATACAGGTAATAATGTCCGCATCATCAACAACAAAGGTGAGGCACAATATTACGGTGTATCAACAGTAATTGAAGAGCTATTTGCTGGTAAGCTTATTAGCGATACCCCAGGAAGCAAAGATATTGCAGACCCTCATTCCTTCTATTACCAAGATAGCAATATCGAAGTAAGAGGAAATACAATCCTTTCTGGCCAATTCGGATTACATCCAATTAATGGTGCAAGAGGTGTTAAATTCAGACGTGATAGTAAGAAATGGTGGTTACGTTGTCACCAAGTATGGGCAGATAATATCGTTTATGCTCCACGAGGAATTCAATGTAACTTTGGACATAACCACTATCTGATCGAAAACAACCAATTTACCTTTGCATTGCCATTTGGTGAATTCTGGGGACAAAGATATATCTCTGCATTAACAATTACTAACCCTGGTTCAGGATATACAACACCTCCAAAAGTAATTGTAGAGGGTGGTGGTCCAGAAGCATTTGGTGCAAAAATAACTGCCCAAATTAAAGATGGACAAGTAGTAAATCTAAAACTAGATCGCATGGGAAGCCGTTTCTCAGAACCACCTACTATCCGATTTGAAGGCGGCGGCGGTTCAGGCGCTGAGGCAACTGCATTCGTTAACACTGCAACATACGGTATGCTAGTAGGTTCTGAGCCACATTACGGCGAAATGCTGGGATGTGTTATCGCTAAAAACTGGGTACAAAACTCTCCAGAAGGAAACTTTGCCCGTCAAATCCTAGTTGGTAGACTAAAAGGATCTAGCCTTGCATTTAACTACACTGACGTAACTCCATACACAAGCGTAGAGAAAGGTAGACTTCCATTTGGTGATCCTTATGTATCCAACTCAATAAAATATAGAGATGGTATCCAAAGTCTTGGCTTCTACGGCGGAAACCTTGAAACATGTGAAGTAATTGGCAACTATGAATACGATCAATTAAAACAAAGCCTAACTCCTTGGACTGGTAAAAATAGCAATGGTAGTATACATAAAAGCTATGTACCGACATACTATCAATCAGTTCTTAATATGGAAGAAATTTCCAAATTAACGACCAAGGTAACAGAGCTAGAGAAAAAACTTGCATCTAACCAAAATGCATCCCCAGCTGCACCTAGCACTGAAAATACCGGCACACCAGTACCTCCTGTTGCAAAACCAGAGGAAAATCCAGGACAACCAGTATCTCCAACTCCTGGCAATGAAAGCCCTGCTCCAGTAACACCTGCTAATCCAAGTCCAGCAGTAGAAGAAGGTGAGCCTACTGTAACAACATTCGACTTTAGTTCGCTTGAGTCTACAGCAGAAACAGCAGAGTCTGGAAGTCTTAAACTGAAAAGTTTAAATTCTTCAATTAAAGCTGGTGACCCTGTAGATTGGGCCGGCGCAGTTAAAGAGTTTGATGGTCATAAAGCAATGATCACAGCGCATTCTAATGGCAAAGGATTCAGATACCTAGAAACAGAAGGATTTGTATCCAACGCTAATACACCACGAGCTATCGTTGTTCCATTCAGACAATCTAAAGGTGGCTCTAACGGATCTGCATTCTCAATCGCCGCATTGAAAGATACCAATATTGCTTCACCTAGCCTGATTACTACAAATGAAGAAAACGGATTCAAGATCCGTCACTACCCAGATGTTAAAATCAACGGCAAATATATTGACCCAAGCAAAGTCTACGAATATGATAAATGGTATGTTGTAACCTTACCATTGAAACCTGATGCAGAATTTAACAAAGTTAGATTCGGTGCCAACCAACATGCAAACTCAGTTCGCTTAGTGGCAGTAGGTTCAGGAGTTGAATTCGTAGAGGGTAATATCTCTAAAGTTTCTGAGAAGGCTAAAGAGATTATGACTAAATACGGAATTGACGAATAAGGATTAAAGATGGAAAAAGAGTTATTGCTTTCCCAAATAGAAGATCTGAAAAGACACTGTAGAAATCTTCAGAACAATATCCAAGAAATGTTGCAAAATGAAAATCAAGGTTGCGCAATGGCACTTATGGATGATCTTCAAGATGCAGAATTTCTTATTGATATGAAGAAATCAGAAGTAGAAAAACTGGAATCCGAAGGACAGTAATCTATGATAGAGACCATTACCATTACAGGTACTGGCGAGTCTGTCTATGAAGTCCCCGCAAAGGCAAAACGCGGGTCAGTTAAATCTACTAATGATAACTATCAACTACAAGAAATAGACGGTAGCCTGGACACGAATTCGGGCACCGTCCTTGTATTGATTACACCAGAACTACCAGTAGGCTTTAAACTAGATTTGGAATACGAAGTTCCAGATAAAGAAGCATTACAAAAAGTAGAACGAGCAGTATTTGGTGAACAAATAAAATCATCTTCACTAAAAGATATCATAGTCGTATTAACCAATATCATAGAGAGACAAGATAACTTAGAAAAACTCCTATATGACAAAGTTGGGTATTCAGAGCTTGACGCAGCAGTGCATCCAGTAAAAGAATCACTATCTTTGATTATAGAGGATGTGAAGTTACGTCAGAAGAAAAGCACTTCAGAAAAATCTAAAGATAATTCTGGAAGCTTTGACCTGTCCCCTACAGTGGTTAAAAAAGTTGAAGATCTTCTTAACAATTAACCAAAACAAAACCCCGGCACCAGTTAGGTGTCGGGGTTATTTTTATTGATACAAAGATTTATTGTATGTATCAGTAGTAAAATATTTTAAAGGATCAACACGCCCAGAGAGACCTTTCCCTGGATGCTGAACAGTTCTAACTTCAAAATGCAGATGAGAACCGCCAGCCATATCGCGCATTGTCCTAGCATTACCTGAGGAACCAGTTAATGCAACAACGGCTCCAGCCTTTACGCGCTGGCCTTCTTTAACAAGAATGTCTTTAAGGTGAGCGTAAACAGCAAATAAACCACTATCAAGTTTAATAATAAGCATTCTTCCATAACCATTGTCATCAGAAGTTTTTACGAATGAAACAACGCCATCATCAACCGCATAGCAACGATAGTTATTTGGCACAGCAAGGTCTACACCTTGATGAGCTCTAGTTCCACCATTGCGAACCATACCGAAACCAGCCGAACGAACAGACGCTAATTTGGCAGTTCTTAAAACATTCAAGCCATGCTTTAACGGTTGGAATTTAAAACCACCCGGCAAAGGCTTATATTCGCTCACAGGAGCGCTTTTCGCAGCTGGTGAAGGCTCAGTATTAACAGATGGAGAAACCTCTTCTACGACGCCTTTTGGAGCATCTACAGAGGCCTCGGCTGTTTCTTCAAAAGAATCTTCTTCCAATTTATATGGAATTTTTACTTCGGAGCTTTTATCGTTACCGTGATGTAACAGTCCTCCAATAATATCAAAAATATTCATAGACTTTTTCCTAATAATGTAGGGACTAATCCCAAATGTGAAATTTACTAATAAATTCTGCAGCGAGCGGCAAAGCCGGATCATACATGCAGTCATCTATTCCATATGATACCACATCTGGCACATCATCGAAGCCTATGGTTTCCCGCCTCCATATAAGAGAATCATATACAGGCCCTCTTCTAAGAAAATCTCTAAATTCATATTCCAAGCAATCAGGAAATTGATTGATAAAGAATGTACTGAATTTAAATTTTGCGTCATGATTATATTTTGGCAAAGACCAGGTCATAAACTTATTTAGGGCATTATTCCAAAGTGTCGGCCAATTCTCTTCAAGTATTGCCCAATACTTCGAATTTAATTTGAAATGCACTCTTAATTCAAATCTAAAAAGAATATCATCTCTTATTAATTTGTAAGAGCCTTTCCATTGCTTTTTAAAGACATTGTCAAAGACAAGATATGACCTTGTTAATCTTGACATTATTCGATTCATCTTCTTAGTATTCTTAAGCCCCATCGTTAGCTCTTCTTCGCTAAAATCGGACAACTCATTGACTAAAGAAGATTTGAAAATTAATTCATCTCCAATAGGCTTATCTAAACATTTTTCAATCCTAGATACTCTATCCTTATTGCGCTTTTGTCTTTTCTCCTTGAATTGACGCTGCGCTTTATAGTATGCGGACCAATCAGTAACATATGGGATTTGTCCATCGTATCTATTATTGATAGCTACGCCATTCATAACTTCATAAAGCTATATAACGATGCCATAGGATTTTTGCCATAATTGCGTTGAAAAGTTTTTTCTTTACGAGTAAGAGTATCCAATGCAAAGTTGACAATTCTTTTAGCCAAGATAAGCATACTTTGGAATGCTAAGATTCCAAGGAACTTAGAGAGTGACAACATAAATATCACCAAGGATTACTTTGCCTGTATCTTTCTACGCTAATTTTGAAAGGCGAATCCTATAACCTTTTAAATTAGTTTGGGCTGATAAAACAGGCTCAATACGGAATTCATATCCACAACATCTATCATAACCAGTTATGAAATTCATGTCTGCAGAATCATTCCAGGCCAGTTTCAAATCCCATTCAAGAGGAGTGCCACAGATATGGCAACAACTCAAAAGTGCCTCTTCTATTGTATCGAATACGGCACCATCTTCGGCATCTATATAAACAGTATTCATAGAGATACCGCAGATTCAAAAGCTTCTTTAAGAGAAACCAGATATCGAGAGGAGAAATCATTTTCCAAATCAATAACTCCATTAACGTTATCTTCAATTCCCCATTCTGACATATGCTCTAAGAATTTAGATTTTTTATGTTTATCACTAGAGCTAACAATATTTATAACCAATCCGCCATTATTAATAATATAATCGCGCTCATTATTAAATCTAATATCAGAAACAATAACAACATCGAAATCAGAATATCGTTCTGAAATTCTTTTATCTAAAATTTTGACCCATATATCTTCAGAGATCATGTGTCTGCCCCAATCAGTACCAAGGCTCTGGAGAATTTCTCTTAAAGAAACTCCAAAACCGTCTATTGGGTCTTCTTTGCTACCACGTCTATAAATATCATCAACATCAAAAATTGGTCTAACCATATCTCTAACAGCATCGGCAAAAGCAACCTTTACAATTTTTAGGTTAGGATATTCTTGAATAATATGGTCGGCTGAAAAGTCTTTACCACTGTGGGCCTTTCCAGCGAAGCCCAATAAGAACGGTTTCTTCATTTTTTATTATACCTTGTTCAACTTAGCAGAAAGTTTTTCCTTCAAATCAAAAATATCAATAAGCTTTATTCCATAAACTGCCATTGCATGAAATTGCAAGTCCTGGAATTCTCCTCTTGTCGTTTGAGAGCAGAATTCAGAAATAGCGTCAATAATACGATAATCGGATTGCTCAAGATCATAAATATAAGAATAGCCTATTCTTTCGATTATATATCTATTAAGCTCTCTAATCATGACTAATTTTTCGTCAAAAATACCTGATCTATTAAACTGAATATTATTAATCCAAATCAGATGTCTCAAAGTTTCTTCAGCGTTAGATTTAAGATTCCTTTTTGCTTCTAGGATTAATCCCATAGCCTCAAATCTAAAACTATTATCATCTTTTAATAGAGTGGATAAGTTTTCCAGAAATTCTTTCTTATTCATTTATTTCGCTTTCATCGAACCGGATGTCCTTCTACAGCTACAATCTTGCAGAAGCCCCATGTATCATCTACTTCTATATCTACATTAATAGTAGAAAAAGCAGAACGTATTGCATCTTGCTGCTCTTCATTAAACATAGTAGCACAATGATCCAAAGGAGGAATTTCTCCTTCTTCCATTTTAAATTTGCATCTTACTAGCATGTTAACCCTTAGCAATATGTAGCTGTATAGACTATTTATCGAACAATAGATCCTAAAATTTTAATAAGCATTGCTGCATCACGCTTATGTTTATGAGCATCCAATTTTCGTTGATGTCTTTCCAAAACGGAGACATCGTCCTCTTTATCGATAATGCTTGCCATAGTAATAGCCCCAATGAGTTTCAAAAACTCTTCGAAGTCTTTTTGATCGCCATCCATATCTTCGCAATCAGACACTTTTGTTGGAATAACTTCTACGGGCTCGTCATCTTGAACTGCTCTCAAATATCCAAGTCCATTAACAGCTTTACTTCGTTCTGCGGCTTTATGAGCCGACATAATTTTGGCGATATCGCCAGGTGATACATTTAAAATCATTATAGTTTACACGCTACACAATCGTCTTCATCGTCTGTGTTAGAATCATCCGGAATCTCAGTAATATTACCTTCCATAATATCAGAAGATTGACCATCATAGTTATTATTATAATACATGGTTTTACCTCCTAATAGATAATGCAGGTAAATATCCCAAGACACAACAGATGCGGGAACCTTATTGTTAGGATAATTCTGTTTATTGTAATATGTATTAACAGAAATAGCCTGATCGGTGTATCTCTGAATAATAGCATAAGTTTTAATTAATGCCTCATTTGAAGTATGATCCCAAATGCGGTCATATTTATCTTTGAGTCGCGCTAATTCAGGCACTACAAATTTAGCCTGTCTATTTTTGCCGCCCTTAGAAATGATCAATTCCCGTATTGGTTCAATGCCATTAGTAGTACCAGAACCAGAAATCTTAGCACTTGTTTCAGCAGGGAACATAGCAATCATAGATGCATTTCTAACACCATGCTTAGCAATTTTAGCACGGAGACTTGTCCAATCTAATTTCTCTTCATGATTAAATAAAGAGTCATACATAGGAGTAGTCATATCTTTTGGAAGTTTACCTTCCGCCCATCGCGTATCTTTGAATGCATCACAAGCACCACGTTCTTCAGCAAGATTAACTGAAGCACTAATAACTCCATAGGAGAAATGCTGCATCCATTCATCTAACAGTTCATAGCAATTGGAATATTTTTTATCATTCTTAGCTAACCAATATGCAAGACCTGTAATACCAATGCCGATAGGTCTAAATAATCTGTTATGTTCCTCAGCAGCCGGGAAAGGATGCTCTTGGAAATCTAGCAAATTATCAACAGCACGCATAGTAACATAAGCTACGCGTTTTAAATCTTCAGGCTTATCAAAAGCCCCAAAGTTAATACCACTCAAATTACATAAAGCAATCAATCCATCTTGCTTATATGTCTTACTTACAGGATCATAAGTTCGTGTAAGTCCTTGGGTAGGAAGTACAACCTCCTGGCAAAGATTTGACTGTTTAACAGGATATTTATCGGTATTATACATAGAATGGCGATTAATATTATCCGCAAATCCTACATATACTCGACCAGTACCGAATCTTTCTTCCACCAATAGGTCCATTAGATGTCGTGCATTAATAGTGCCAACAGCCTCGCCTTTATTCATGGCTCTGGTGTAAGCATCATAAAAATGAGAGTCAGGACAGCTAGAATAAAAAGCATCGTAAACCTCTTTGGAAATATGTGGAGAGAATAAACCGATATCTCTATTTTCAGCAGCAGCTTTAAGCATAAAGCCATTTAAGAATATAGAATGGTCAGAATGTTTCATAGACTCAGAATCCTTCTTCATGTTGTTTTTATAAAGAAGTATTTCTTCGACATCTGGATGTAAACCCCACCAGTTAAATGTCAGTGAGCCCTTCCGTATGCCACCCTGGCTACAGGAAAGTGCGCTATACTCAATAGATTTAGCATGATAAAGAGCTCCACTATTTACAGCAGCGCCATTTCTAATTGCCGCATTGCGTTCTCTCAATTTCGATGAGCCAATGCCGAGACCAGCGCCAAGTGTTGCATATTTACGAGCAGCAGTTGCCACTTCACCAATAGAATCAATGGAGTCATCAGTCTCAAGCAAAACACATGAACTAAAACTACGTGTAGGTTTTCTCAAATTTGCAATATGAGGAGTCGGGACATTTACTCGGCCAAGAGACATATTGTCATAATGCTCTTTGATAAAGCTTAGACGATCTGTATAAGCATCACCTTCGTCATTAATAAAGTACATCATAGCTGCAACCATATACGAAATCTGTGGAGTCTCGTAATACTCTTTGGTTTTAGCATTCTTAGCCAGATATTTGGCTTCCCATTCAACTGCACCAGAGATAGAGTACATCATATCTCTATTATGGTCGATTTGTTTATTTAGCCAGTCTATTTCATCTTCAGAATATTTCTCAAGAATAATCTTGTCGTATACTCCAAGTTCCGTATTCTTCTTGATAATACGAAGTAGATGTTTAGGCTCAAAATCGCCATAAACATATTTGCGCATATTGCAAAGAAGGATGCGGCCAGCGACAATGGCATAATCAGGACGTTCTTCATCAATCAGGTTATTAGCACTGGTTAACAATGCTCCATTGATTTCTTCGGTAGTAATACCGTCATAGAACATGATATTGCTATTTACAGCAATTTCAGAAACAGAGACGTTATCCAACCCTGCACATACAAATCCTAGAAAAGAATTAATACGTTCAGGGTTGTAGGGAACAACGTCACCATTTCGTTTGGTAACATTGAATCCCATATTATTCGCCTTCTTGATTTAGAGATTTAACCAACTCAACAACTTTGGCTCGAAGGTCTTTAAATTCAACATGCTCATAAGAACCGGTATCATTAAGGTCAATAAAGATTTGTGGAACCGAGCGCGGCTCTGGCTTACCCATATCTTCAAAACGTTTCTTCATCTCATCCATCTCAGTTTTACCGGCATCAACATAAGTCTTTTCAAGATAGAATCGTTTATGTTTATCAATATATTTAGTGCCGAGACCTTCTAGGATAGACGTAGCTTGTACACATTGTGGACAATTAGATTTGGAATAAATCAAAATCTTCATTGATTTTTCTCCATACTATATTTGTTAAGCGCGGATAGAATATCTCCATAATTAGTTTGAGACTTATCAATAATACCGCGTTCATAATCTGTCTTCTCTGCTTCTTGTGGAGCCACTTGTTCTTTTTCTTCGCCATTCCAGGCTGTAACCCAAGGAATAGGATTCTTAGTAACAGATGGAAGACCACATAATTCTTCCAACGGTGGTAGTCCGTATTTCTTCAATCTTGAAGTGGCTAGATAACGTAAATATTCTTCCAAAATAGATTGATTAAAGGCAAAGATTTCACCTTCTTTGAAAAGGTATTTACACCAATCCAACTCTTCCATTATAGCATCACGCCATATTCCTTCTACTGCGCGTTTAACTTCGTCTTCTTCAGACACCATTAAAAAGTCAATATCATCAACAGGTAGAATGCTTAGGAGATTATTTGTGATTGCAACATGGATGTTCTCATCCCTATTAATCAATTTGATAATACGTGCAAGCCCAGGCAATTTGCCCATTTGTCCAAAGATAAAACTACACGCAAAAGAGACCTGGAACCTGATAGATTCTAAAGCATTTGCGGTATGCAGTGCAAGCCATATCGCTCTTACAGCGTCAATACGTTGACATCTACCTTCATAATAATCTTGAACCTTTTGAATAGCTTCATCATAGTATTTACAAATACTATTTTTACATTGGACAATCTCTTGAATATCCATAACTGTATCTAGTGTTTCTTTTGGGTTAACAAAAGATTGCTGAATGATATGGGTATATGAGAATGAGTGTAAGCAATTGCCGGTAACAGACGGAATACCATTATAACGGACAACAAATGCACCAGTAGGAACAGTTAGGCAATAAACCTTGCCTTTATACTGTTCATAGGTTTTAACAATCTCATCACCACGAACAACATCGCCATCTGTAAATTTAACAAGATATCCATTCTCAGAAGGCTCAATCATGACATGAATGCCGGCCAATATTAATAAACTTTGAATATCATCGGCAATTTCTTTTCTTTCAACCCAAACATAGTTTGGATCATCATGAGATGCCATTCCCATTTCCATAATAAGACTCTGGAATTGGAAACCCTTATAATAATTCATCGAAGAAAGAGGAAGTACATCAGTAAGGCGATCATGATAGACATTTTCAATCGCTCCTTCTAATTGGAATTCAATACGGTCGTCAAAGGTATAGCTAGGCTTAGCTACTTTTCTCAACATCGCCGCAGCATATTTATTACGACTATAAAAATGCAATTCATCAGGAATACCTTCGTCTGTTTTAAGTTTATAGCCTAAAACAGTTGCGATGATTTTAGCTTCTGTCATGGTATCAAAGACAAAATCAAAATTATCTTCATCAAAGACAGAGCCAGTCAAAGGTAACTCAACGCTTGCATCAGGTTCAAAATCAGCAGCCTCAGTGAAACCAAAATTACTATGGTCACCAGTCTTTACAAACGGCATGCGGTGATTCTTAGTGACAAACTGTTCATAAGTACCATTTTTTGCCTTAAAGCGAATCAGCTCTTCATCTTTATCATAGACATGAATTTTTTCAGGCCGGGTCCAATATAATCCTCTATTGGTAGAACGATACTGAGCAACCATAGTTTCCATAGTTACATCTTTAATATCAATCCAACCTTTATCAGTGAGAACTTCAGTACCTTCAGCCAAACATTCGAACAATGACCAGGTCTGAATAACGCACTCAAGACTTGGATCAGCAACCGCAGGATTAAAAACAGCAGTAGGGGCGCGCCCCATAATAGAATCTAATAAAATTTGACGCTTAATATTAGAAATAACAATATGCTCTTCAGCTTTTGTAAGCAAAGGGAAATTGATCCTATCATTAGTCATATCAATTTCCTCTGGTCTCCAAATCTTCTCAAGCTGCATTGTGAATAAATCTAAGATAACTTTATATCTAGGATTATCAAAGCGTTGGACCGTAGCTCCCTGGCTGCGGTCCAAAAATAATGTTTTAGGAAATAATTCATTTCCAAATACTGTACCTGTCATACTAACTATTCCTTTTGTAATTATTGTAATAGGAACATCTAAAATTGCATTTCGCAACTAAAGGACGGTTTTGCAGAAAACCGTTGCATCCATCCGGCGTCGGCCGGGGGATGCATATAATCACCTAATTCTTAAATTTGGAACAAATTTAAGAACTTATATATTACGAACCTCAATTCGTATGATTGACTCAAAGCTATTAAAGGTCGGAAGGCAAACTTCCGCCTCTGGCGCTTCGGCGCCAGGGGTGATCACCTCCGAAGGCGGCACGCCGGAGGGGCGCATTATTTTGGTAAAATAATGCAAGCTCATATTAATGGACCTCAATCCATTTGAAGATCGGAAGGTATACTTCCGGGAGGACGGTTGGACCCGTCCTTCTGAGCTGCAGCTCAACGTTCCGAATTATCGAAGAGAATTCGGATGAGCTGCAGGGGTTTTATAGCAATCCTAAGATCGTATTGCCGACTCTGCCCTGGTCGGCCCGGGTGAAAGGAAAATCATCATGCATTGTACTTAAACAAAATTAAATCGAATGCCTGGAGCTTAATCCAACGTCGCAATTATATTTTTATTTTTATGTAGCATTGCGATCAACCACACTTTTTTGTTTTTGTTTTCTATAGCGCTTTGCCCTAATCTCTCTTGCCCTCTCTAAGGCCGGATTTTCAGGATTTTTCATTATAGAATTAAAATCATACTCAACATCTGGATATGGAACGGAGTCTATAATAGCCTTTAATTCTTCTTTGCTTTTAGGACATTTGTGCTGGGGAATCCTAATCAGTTTAATACCGGACTCTTCTGCTTTTCTATCCTTCTTTTTATCCTTGAACTGCTGCCACTTAAAACCATTTGCATCTTTGTGAAAATGTTTAATAAATTCAAAATGCTGACGGCCGTCAGTTTCTATAACTATTCCCATTTCTTTAACGAAACAGTCATATCTCGTCCCATCTGGAAGACAAGCCTCGTATATAACATTACACGTAGGATAAAGCTGACAGAGGTATTCATAAATAATACGCTGTTCCTCTGAGCCCCTATTGTCAAATCCCATATCTAATGCCTTGAATATTATTCAATTGGCCGTGAGCTATACCGTCAATAATGCTACCCAATCCATTATCATAAAAGAATTTACGATAGGCCTCAAATGCCTTATCATCATCAACCCTTTTAAAATTATGGGTAGCAAATTTCCAGATCGCATCCTTATCGATAAGCTCATTAATATAACAAGCGTTATATACCTTATCTACAATCAGGGCAACTTGAATCCCATCGTCCTCAAGAACAGCTACAACGACCTGATGGTCAAAGCTACTTTCTACATTAAATCCCATTCTTTCCGGGGCCATGTGTACTATCTTCATCTAAATCCTTTTCTAAACAATCTTTTTTAATTTTACATCTAATCAATATATATGTTTGTTCAACGAGAAGAAGAAATGTAACTAATGCCAGTATGCCTAATATAAAAATAACCGGCGACATTAATAATAATGGCCATGGAATAAATGATATTTCACCAGCAGCTTTTATTAATACCATTGGAAATATTCCAGCTATAAATCCAACGCCAATAAGTTTTAAATGTGAAAATGAAAATTCATTTTTATCTAAAGCGATTCTAACTTTTCTGTTTTTGCTTTTATTGGGACGACTTTTCATGTCTTAATCCTTAGAAATTGTCAGGTATCATTTTTTGTATTCCACAATAACTGTGGTTTAAACAAGCAGAACATTTCCCTGGGTTTCCACCAGAAGTAGAATCAGAATTTATAAATTTGATAGCAATTTCTTTTAAATGACCATCTGAAAAATTCGGCCTTTTCGTTACACTGACATTAGAATTTGGCGTCCATCCAAACGGAACCCTAATCTCATGTATTGTTTTGATAGTAATACCGATATCTTCTATATGTTTAACAACCGCCATTGTTCTAGGGTTATTATAAGCATACATAGGATTGTTTCTATTATCCTGATGAAAGGGTGTTAATAGAAATATTTCAATACCATCATCCATCAATAATACAAGATCAATTACAGTGTGAAATGTTTTTCTTGGTTTTCTGCCATAAGACCAAAATATAAGCTCATCGTTTATAGCGCCGTTAGAATGATAAATCCTATCAGATATCCTGTCCAAAATCTCAGTAAGAAATCTGCGCAAAGATGCCTTATATGATTCAACACCTTCATCTTCATTTGGAAGTATCTTTTTGATTTTACGTTCAAAATAAAGAATAGGCGTATTACTAGGGCCGTTTAAATCGGACATATAGACCTTAATGGCCTCATATAGAGCCAATGACGCCCTTTCCCTTGCATTAAGATTTTCGTCCTCCGATGATAATCCATCAAAAGAAACTATTTGACTTAGATTCCGATAAATAGTATCAGGAGAATCAATCTTATATTTGCACTGGGTATACAGTTTAAACATATTTGCATTAAGCTCCATATATGGAGCATCTGACCTAGTTCTTTTGTCATGAGGAGGTATCTCTACCTCCTCCTTTAGAACTAGTTCTTCTATTTCATTATTGAACATTTTGACTAGCACCATTTTGAGCAATGGCCGTATTTTGCAAAATCAATGCCTCAAATTCACGAGGAGTCATCTCTTCAAAATATGCTTTCTCAGGCCAAAACCTAGTCGGAATATCGCCTTTAAAAGATGCAACTTTGTTTTTACCAATACTCCAGATTACAAGAGGTTTTTTGCGACGTGCCTCATCTTCGCTATAATCAATGTGATAAGCAACAGCCTTTTCACGCAAACCATGAAGTTCATTCCAGCCATGCATGATAAGGTTACTGTCATATACAAGGCTATTGGATTCCGCAATATTGTTATTGTGAGGACGAACTTCTGGCGGCATTTTTGTATATTCCACAGTAGAAACAACAGTTAAGCCAAACTCTACCGAATATGCCTTAAGTTCATGAGAGATATGCTGAAACTTTTCTCTGCCGGATTTTTCTGTAGGAACCTGAATCAAATGGAAATTATCTATAAAGAAGTAAATATGTCTGCCAGGATATTTGTCCCGATAGTTCGACATTAAGGTTCTAATGAAAGATAATGAACGACCATCGACACTATCATAAATAATAAATCTGTCTTCTCTGGCATAACTTAAGAATTTACGGAAGAATACTTCACGCTCTTCTAAAATCATAGGATACTCTCTGCTATCTTTATAAAGTTCAGGCTTAGCGAACTTATTAATATTAATAGCATCAAAGATATCCATATTGCCATTGTCCTTTGCTCTTTTTGCCGCATCATAAGAAATAAATCTTGGCAACAGTTCTTTCGCACTATCATCAATAGAAAGAAAGATCACCATTGCATGTGGATTATTTTCTACAATACGCCAAGACAAATTAACCTGCCATGAAGTCTTACCAGAGTTAGAAGAACCGCCGATAAAGATAACTTTTTCCTGAATGTTACCATCAGTAGTTGCAGATAAGATTGGCATATCACCGCCCCAATCCGTATACTTGCCACTGGATGGATCTTCCTGATACTCCTTAATCCCCAGAATATTATTAACACGGGCAGAAGTATCCATAATGTCAGTGTTGTTCATTTGGTTAATCTGTCCTATATTAGACAGTGCTTCATTGAGTAAAAGTTCAGGATCATCTCCTGAGTTATTACTCAAATCTTTAACCAACTTATCGACAATTGCTCTTTTTGAGTCCTGACTTCTACGAGTTTTTTCTCTTTCAGATTTATTTACTTCGTCACGAATAACTCTATCGCTATATCCAGTAAATATAGATAATTCAGAGATCATCTTTTCTCTTCTGATAGAGCTAGGCTCACTGGTTATAATTGGAACCATTTTTTCGCAAATATCTGCAGGATCTATATCTTCATCTTCAAATAAAGACAGTCGCCAAGAGAATGATGAAATCCTCGGAATCTCTTTAAATTTTTGTATACCATACTTACGAATGAATTCGTCTGGGTCTATCTTAACTCTAACGCCATCTACATATTCATCAGGCAAAAATACAAATGAGAATTTAATATCATGGGTTTTTGCGACGACTTTGTCTAGCATATCTATAGCCTTTTGTCTGCCAGCTACATCGTTATCTAGACAGATGGTAACATTATACAATCCATTACGTCGCAAAGTGTTCAAGTGTGCTTCAGAAAAATCTAAACCACAAATACCGACAGCATTAATCATACCATGATTATGTAGGCTTAATGCATCAGAATTTCCTTCTACAATAAAAATAGAATCAGTTGATTTTTTAGCTTTATCTAATAGATATAGCCGCTCATTTTTCTTGTAGATATTCTTTTTAACGCCATTTTTGGTTCCAATAAATTTTGGCCCATTGATAAGTTTACCCTCATCATTGAGGACTCCGTCGTAATTTAAATTACGAGCTTGAAATCCAACAGGCCTTCCAAATTCATCACAAATGGTATAAATAAAATTAGAAGGATTGAATAACATCGGATTGCATAAATCAATTTCATCGATAAATGTATTTTTAAATCCAAGATTATTCAAATATTTTCTCAGGTCTGCATTGTCATTGCATACTCCAACTCTATATTTTTTCATGAACTCTTGACTGAATCCACGTTTCTCCATTTCACCCAATTGTTTATCATTAAAATTAGTCTGAGAAATAATATAGTTTGAAGCAGCCTCATAGGCCTGATACATATTAAGCTCATATATTTCGTCTTCAGATAATTTTCTATATACAAGCTCAATTCCATATTTATCAGCGAGATATGCAACAGTATTATCGACAAATCCTGGCCCAGACATCGGCTTATCTTCCAACACATGTGCTGCATTGAAAATATCCATAGTTGAACCGCAGCTCATACATTTAACAAGAGGATAACCTTGTTCTGCCATAAACATAGACATAGATGGATGATGGTCATCATGATCAGGATTTAGACAACAAATTTTCTTGCCATTCTCAACATTGAGGCCATGCTCATGTAGATATGCAGGCAATAACATCCGAATGCTATCAAGCTGACTTTCAAAGTCACTTATTTTTCTGTAAGACATATCTCGCCTTTATAATTATTTATCTTTAGCTTTTCTTCTGCTGCTTTTACAGCTGCCTCTGCAGAATCGGCAAGCTTCTCTGCAGCTTCTGCTGCTGATTGTTCAGCCTCTTGTTCTAAGCGGTCACGATGTGCTTTGAGCTCTTGTCCAAGACGAGTCATCTCTTCTTCAAACTCTTCGCGGGTAATCAGTTTCTTACCTTCAAGAATAGAGAGAATTGCTTCGCAAATCAGGAAGTTCGACATCCATTTACCGTCTTGTTCTACAAATGCTTGGCTTGCACGTCCAAGTGCACTTTGAAAGCTGCCCAATGCAAAGTATACTTCAGTGAATCGTTTAGATGCTTCTGAAAAATCTTTAACTTCGATTTGAGGTACTTGTTGTTCTTGTTTTTGTTCAGACATTATGTGTATCCTTGTTCTTCTTTTTGTTGTTTACACAGGGTTCTATAATTGCAATATGCACATTGCCAATCACCAATCGGATTAGCTTCGGGTTTTTTAACCCACTTTTCATATTTAGTTTTAGCAATTTCGCCTTCGTTCCAAAGTCGAATTACTTTTTCTTTTGAATAAACATGCTCATAATCGGGTGGAGGTGGCTCATCTTTATAATCACGAGCAGAATTAATCTGCTCTTCATATCGTTGAAATACACCTTCTAATGTAATTCCTGGCATATCATAAGAGTGAGCTACGCCTTTTACATCTTCCGTATCGATATGAATATAGGTTTTATCGCCTTCAGGCCGCAGTGTTATCCAGAATTCTCTATTGTTCTCAGGTCCACCGCAGGCTCTATCAAAATAGGTTAATAAGACACGCTTAATGCCACCCTTATCTGGAGCACTAAAGTAATGTAGGTACAAAGCCGCTTGCATTACGTTTTGATGCTTAGGCATAGGAACACGGCCACCAATGCCACCGTATTCTGCTTTGGCTTGATAATTCGCAGAACTATATGTTTTAGATTCCACAATAATTACTTCACCCGTATCGGGATCTTTAATAGCGATATCGATTTCGCCGGATAGGTAATACTCTGGAATAGAAAACTTTAAATTATTCATCAGAAAGAATCCGCCCAGTTTACACTGCTCGATAATCCACTCTTCCCACATTTTACCTGCAGCAAAAATATACTGACTATAAGCACCAGAAGGATCAGATTCAGAATAACCTGCAAGACGATACCAGGTAGCTCTTAAGCATCCGCCATGAACCTTTGTTGGATCATCAATGTCTCGGCATGATGCAGAAGAAGGGTAAAGAGTTTTAAGTCGGCTTCCTTTTAATGCCGGCGGAGCCAAAATATTATCTTCTATTTTTTTAAAAAATTTCATCAGTTAAACTCAGTTAAAAAATGAATAAGATCCATAGGCATATATGGACGCATATCAAATGAATGTTCGTATATAATACCGTCAACTTCAATTCTGCATTTATAATAAAGCCTAATCATCATATCTTCATCTCTGCGGATAGTTACGCCAATTGGCTCCCCTATCTCGCTAAGAGAAACATCAGCATATGGCGTTAATTCATAAATAGAACTCTTATTGTTTGCCATTGCCTTAATGCATGCTAAAAGAATAGACTTCTTAATGGAGACATGAAGATTTACACCTCTTGCAGAGACAGCTTCTCCATCAAAAGGAACTCCATCAAAATCAACTTTATCTTCAGGGAAAAAGGTCGCCTTCATATTAATATTTTCAAGGCCATCAATGAAAAACTGTTTTATCATTATTGTTTGTTCTCCAAAATCGCTCTTTGGATGTCAGAAATCCATTTACTGGCGACAAGTTCAATTGCGGTAGACGTTAATCTAAACTCATCTTCTTCTAAAATATTCTCTTCGATATGGCGATCTCTCAAACAATAAGTGCAACCGTATAGAATATCTGTCTTAATTTCTTTTGCTTTAAGTATCATAAATCCATGACGAATATCGTCCTTATTATTATGAAGTGAAAGTTCAATTCCTACAGAAAGACTATCTGTTCGGAATCGTCCAGTCTTTTTATTAGTTACAGTTCGCAAGCAATTTGCAATATGAGATTTTGTAATAGAAGAGAGTGGATGTTCAGACATTTCATTTTCCGTTATTATTTTCAATAAAAATAGCCGGGCCGTTTCCGACCCGACATATTATCTTGCAGAGATTGTGACATCTCTAAGTCCATTAAAATCACGAACCACATCAATATCCGCGGTTTTAATATAAAATGGACCAAACCGTATAGTTGTTTTATTGATCTTAACGCCTGGACTAACCTCTGGTTCAAAATTAGCCATAGTGATAAATACTTTCGTATTATTGTCACCTTCAGACTTATTATCTCTAATTTTATTTAGAATTGTTCTAAATCTAATCGGAGATGGAATTCCAGTTAAATTGATAGTAATTTCATCAAAGGTAGATGCAGCTTCTTCATTCGAATTAGAGGTGTCTACGGTTAAATCTAAAACAGAATTGATTACACAATCAATACCCGTTCCCCTATAGCTAGGTTTTGCACTTATAAAACATTGCAAATACTTGCCAGCGGCAAATAGATCTTTATTGGGCTCATAAACATTCGAGAATGCAGTTAAAGCATAGTCTCTGCTGTATATATCTTTAGCTTCAATAAACGCCATGGGTTTACCGGTCTTGGTTGTAATAACTCTAACTTTTGATACCTGACAAACAGTCGCGCCATAATAAACGCCAGTTTTAGCAACCTCGTTTTCAATGAAGGCAGAATCATGATGAGGATCTTTAATATCTCTTGTAATAACATCCATAGGATTGCCAGAAATATATACCCCAATTAGATCTTTCTCTGCTTCCAAAATTTCAAGAAGAGTGAATTCTTTAAATAATGGATCAACGAAATATGTATGTTCAATTTTACAGAATTCTTTTATTCTCTCTTCTGCCTCAGGCGTTAGAGCCTTGGCGGCCCTACATTCTTTTTTGAGGACACCTTTAGGATCAAAGTCAAGAATAAATTTAGAATATGAACGAATAAGAACACTTCGTTTATATCCAAAAGAATCAACGGCGCCGGAAAGAATTAAACTATCACAAACCTTCTTATTGATATTAGTAGTCAAAAGATAAGTTCTAAGAAGAAAATCTCCAAAACTACTATAAGGTCTAAGTTCAATTAATTTACTAACAGCACCATCACCAATACCACGAATACCAGATAAACCATAAATGATATCATTATTACGGTTAAGGCCAAATGTACCAACAGATTCATTCAGGTCGGGTGGCAAGATATTAATACCTTTAGAAACAGCATCCTCCATATAGGTTTTCTTCATAGGAGGATCAGTTTCACAAGTAATAATAGAGCAATAAAACTCTTCCGGATAATTGGCCTTAAGCCATGCAGTGTAATAAGTCAGATGACCGTAGGAGTACGCGTGTGAAGCATTAAACGCATATCTCGCAAATTCCAGGAGCTCTTCCCAGAACTGCGCCACTTCTTTTTTATCTTCACCATTGGCCACTGCACCATTGATGAAGTCTTCTCTGAGTGATGCCAGTTTGGCTGCATCTTTTTTACCTACAGCCTTTCTTAAGACATCGGCTTTAATATCAGAGAAGCCACACATCTCTTTTGATAGACGCAAAAAACCCTCTTGAAAGATAAGTTCGTTATGCGCATTACTAAATATATGGTCATACTTAGGAAATCTAAATTTCGTAGGAGGAAGTTCCCCTGAAATCTTTCCTATAATTCGTTGTACCAATCCAGGGATATTAAGCGGCCCCAGAAATACAATACACCAGTGTCTGATATTTCTATCAGGATTGGACTATCTCATCACCATATCAAATAACTTAGGTGTCGGGCGCTGTATCTGGTTATTAAGAGCACTCTAGCTCTCCAGTAGTCTCTGCACCTTCTTATGGTGTACCATAAGCTTGGCTCAGGATTGCCTTATCTTAAAGACTTAGGTTTCCCTGAGTTCACCCGATTTTAACCTAACTGTTTCCAATTAGGGCCCCAGACCGCTTTAGGGCGATACGTACTAACAATCACTGCAATGTCATGAATAGTTTTAGGCTTACAGGCGTTAACAAACCCAGACATACCAGCCTCTTCAAATTGAAAGATACCATAGTTTCTCTCATTCCAAAGAACCTTATACGCTGCTTCATTATCCATTGGTAAATTATACCAATCAATATCAATGCCATGCCGCTTCTTAATAAGCTCTCTAGAAAAGTTAAGAACTGTAAGCGTCTTAAGTCCAAGAACATCTCAAATTTTTGTATAATCAATACAAAGGTGGGCTTTTTATCCCAACCATCCAGACTTCTTCTTAATCTGGTTCGGCATACTTTTTCAACCGTTCTGGTTGCACCGGCCTCGTGGGGATATTATATTCTATTAAAAAATAGGTTCAATCCCTATGCTCTGCGCCTGACTAATTCTTTAAAATTAGCCTTCGGTCTCGAGTTAGCGTCACAGCCTTCTCGCTTAATTCCGGTGTGGTAATCCATAATGTTCCCACTATGGACGCCAGATATCTAGCTTCACAACATTCGATGTTTCTTCAATTTTATTGCCTTCCCATTGAATAACAGGAGCGCCTTTGCTGTCCCAGAGTGGTACATCTTCCCATAGTGGACGGTCAGACAATGCAACTCCACAGGCATGCACCCCTAATTGAGAAACACAATCACTTAGATTTATAGCATCATCCCAGACCTCCTTGATTTCAGGATCTGAATCATACAAAGCTTTAATTTCATCATTATCCTCAAGCAATACATCAAGAGGGGGGCATCCGATCTCAGGCATCATAGAAGATATTTTGTTAGCTTTGTCAAAGCCCATGCCGTGAATACGTGCAGAATCTTTGAATGCCTTCTTGCCGCCAGTGTATGTAAAGGTTCCCAAATGGGCAAACCCTTCACCATATTTCTCTTTGAGCATTTCGAATACTTCGGGACGACGATCTTTTTCTACGTCGGAATCAATATCCGGGAAGCCGCCGCCAACAGTATGCACTTTGCCGGTCGGCGGGGTTGCTACGATTCTGAGTAGATAAGCAATAGAAGAATTAGCCTCATTCTCTTCAATATTTCTTACACCTGCATTGTACAGGTTCAGATAATACGAATCGATATGATGCAATTCGCAGTGGTTCAACTCAAACATAATATTTGCTTTATGCCCTTTAAACCAATCTGTATCAGAATAAGAAAGAACTAATTCTCTTAGCGTTTTATATTCAGCCATTTTCTTTCTCCTTATTGCTATCAGTATTTATCAGAGAACGTTGATAACGCTTTAAGCTTCTCTTTAAATCCGATTGTTCTTTTCCCAGCTTAATTAACGTGGCCGTAAGATCTTGTATTTCCTTTTTCGATTTAATAATCTTTAATTTCGAATGGGAGTATACAGCGCCATAGGTATCTGATTCTTTTTTAAGCGAATCTCTTGCATTGCGTAAATAAGACTTCATAGAGGCGAGTTTTGCATATGATCTTCTGATAAGCTCTTTATTTAAATGTATCTTTTGCTGAATATCACTGATATCCTTCTTAACTCCACAAAGCTCTAAAGAGTCGGGATACCTAAGCTTCTTATCATTAATGACATCTTTATAATGCTTGAGTTTCTCTTCCATATTAGCAAGGTCTTTTGGACATGCAAAATCTCTTATGCATTCTAACATGGCTATTGATTTTTCAATCTTTCTAACTCTATGGCGCGTTTTTCGTCTTGGCTTTAAAGGGTCTATTAGATATTTGCTTTTATCGATTTCTAACATTTTTCTTTACCCATATAATAGGCTAAAGGCTGAACGATATAAGCGATTCTATCTTCAACATTTGACTCTTTCGGCAACAAGTCTATAATCAACGCCCGCATTTTTCCTTTAATCTCGGCAGAATGAGGTTTGGTACAATCAAAAGCTACAGGTTCTGAAGAAACCAATTGGATAGTCTTTTCGCCAAATTTAATATAACTACCATCTCCAACTGGACCAATAGGAACAAACAATCTAATTCGTCTTGTATCGAAATTAATAGTATCGGTATGTTCTGAGACACTACAGTCATCAAACTCTTCTACCTCAACACCAGCTATAATGTAATCATTTGATTCATTGTATTTTTCAATTTCTATTTCAAGACCAACAGTTGTCAAATGCGATAATGGCGATCTATGTGCTTTCGGATTAACAAGCCCTGCCGCATATAGGAAATTAGTATTCCAGACTCCAGAGAGTTTATCCATACTGTTGGGGTACATACCAATTGATTCAATAATAGAATCAAGAAGCGTATAATTCTTAAATAATTTAAAATTAGGAATTCGAATATGTCCAGAATCACAGCTATCGGCGTAAATAAAGCTACCCTCAATAACCTCTGTATAGCTCATAGTTTGATTTGTAAAACACGAGTTATAACATCTATCCGGAGGACAAGTCACAATGAATGCATAAATACCGGCGCCACCAATATGTTCAAATTCGGTATCTTTATTAATCTCGAAACAAAGTTCTGTAGCCTTTGATTCATAATGCTTGCCATTATATTTCAATGAAGATTGAAACAGTGGAATCAGAAAACTTAAAGTACCGGGAGGTTCATATCCATAGGGATGACCTTTGAGTTCGCCTGATTTGCCAGGAATCCAAATGCCACATAGGGAATTTAAACCCTCTTCGCAAACTTCGTAACCTTCAGCCAATTCCTGTGCAATCTTCATTCCAAAATCACCAGGCTTCTCATTTACATTACCAAAATATCCATATCTACCAAGATCAGAGTATTTGATATCAGCATAGACACTTCTAAGCATATATATTGGTGAGTCATTCATTTTCTAATTCCTTTATCATTTCATCATATGTAATATACGAAGGTTTATCGCTATCTACTATTTTTGCCAGATTATAGCAAGATGGAAGCATCTCAATAAAAGAGAGCATAATAATACTTCCAATACATTCAAACCTAGAGCCCCTTTTTATTGGCAATAACGTACCCGCAGTTAAAGATATATATTCGCCGTTTAGAAGAAATTCAGAATTATTTAATGCAACAATATAAAAATATTCATGAAGAGGAATTGTTTCTTCTAGTATAATGCTAATACGGGAGTCTAAAAAGTCTTTGTCTAAGACAGCGAAAGATATAGCCGCAGTAGACTTCTCGTACGGACTGCCATATTCTTTGACTATATTGTCAACGATAGATTTACATTTAATTCCAATAAAGTCTTCGTATATGGAGGCATACATAGACCAACCTTTTGTCTTTTTCCATAACCTCTCTTTAGAAGCTAGGACCAATTCATTGACTATCATTGCTCACTAAGTCCAGCCTTTGCTAGACCATAGAATACACCAGTATCACCATTCCAGCTTTGGAATTTCTCGGCGATAACGTGCAGTTCGGTAATATCCATTGTTAATAATGGGAACTCTTCAAAGAAGCTCTTAGTTGAAAGGCCACCATAGCCAATCATAATGCCACCAGGACGAAGCAATTTTTCATAAACCTGAGTAGAATAAATATTAGTAGGATCAAGAGCAAGGTCATCTATTAAATCACAAACAATCAGATCGTAGGTGTCGGATTGTTCATTATGCTCAGCAAGAAAGGTTTGGATATCTTTTTCTACGATATTTAAAAAGGCCTTCCCGGTCATCGCGGCATATTGCTTCTTGTACTGATTAGCGGCAGATGTACTATGAGGTTTAAATTTGGTGAAGTAATCTGTAATACCTGGATCTACAATAGTAATACGATTGTCATAAGATAAAAATGTACATTCGCTGATTAATTGAAAGTCGCCGCCGCCAATAACAAGGATATTATTCCATTCCTCTGGAGCCTTATTATCAGGAAACATTCTTTGATAGACCTTATGAAACATTCGTGGATATTTAAAATAATCCCGGCCAGTTGCCCATTGGATTAAGCCGTCAATGTAATAGCCAAATGACCCGCCAGGGCCTTTTTTAAATTCAAGCTCCATATCTTTTTACCTCATCAAAAACAAAACAGTTATCCTTATCTATATCTGTAATGTTGTATTTCTTAATAATGTCTTCCTTAGTGGGGAAGTCTCTTGTTTCACCATAAAGAATACGATACTCTTCAGCAATCACGCTCTCTTTTAAGCAAGGAACAACAGATTTAGCAGTGGATACAATAAGTGGAGTCCATGTATTTACTTCACATGCATCGAACTCATCCTGGATCAAACAAGCTCTAATACAAATAGCTTTGATAGCCTTAAGAATAGACATTTTGCATGAACGAGGATGCAAGAACACTGTTCCGCCAATAATTGAATTTGTCTGATCTAAATCTTGACAGAAGAATCCAACATCTTTCTGACCGTTATTTACAATATATAAATCTTGCGGAGCCTTAGGATAAATATACCGTTTAAACCAATCAAAGTTATAACACTTATGCAGTTCATCTTCGGGAATGCCAAAACCCTTTAGCCAATCCTTAAATGTGCCACTGTAATCATTAATAACCCAATCTTTATTAGAACACTCTACAAGCCATTCGAAATCGGCCCCTGTTGCTTTTCGTACTAAAACCATTAGTCTCTCTCAACTTCTTCCTGTTCAATAGCTATCTTTAATAGCTCATCAACTTTAGGATAAAAATAATCAATTATCTCAGGTAGATTTTCATCCTGAGAATTTACAGCAAAAATTGTAGAATACATAGGTTTCACTACAAAATCTTGCCACGAATTGGATAGCCAATATAGGTCGCTTTCAACACCTGCTTGCCTATATTGTATATTTTTAACTGGACAATGTGTCAAGTCTTTTTCATTCTCTTCAACTACAGGGAATGACTCATTATTTGATTTTAGGTTATTTCTATTAAAGAACTGAATAACCTTTGGAGAATAGAACATCTCTTCTTCATTTGCTGCATGATCACGACACATATAAATGTTGCCGCGCGGAGAAATTGCTCTTACATTCTTAGAGCATAAATCCTTTTCACTTTTATGATACCAAGATGCAGCCAATAGTTCTTTCGCAACAAATAAAGACTTTTCTTCTCCAGAAATACAAATATCCCTAGAAATCTCCATGATGCCTTTAAATAAAGCGCCAAAGAAATCCCTAGGGATAATAACAGCTTTGTCTGTTCTATATATGGTAACCGGCTCATAACTAAATGTATCAACACCAAGTGCCGAAAAGAACTTGTAATTCTTAAACATATTATCAAATTTAGTTCGGCCATATAGAACAGAGCTTAAAGTAATATCAAGATTATCTGATTTGCGCATTGTTCTGATGTTATTTAAAACGGCGTCAAACTGATCTTGACTTTCAAATCGTTGCTTATTTTCTTCAAATGTAGAACCATCAAGAGAAATAAGAACTTCATCTAAAATATAAGACAGAGAAAGAATCTCTTCCTCTGTCCAGTTGGCAAATAGCCCATTAGTGTATAATCTTGTAGAAATATCCATATTAAGAGAATCGCAGAAATTAATAATATCAAACAATTCTTTTTTATGGAGAGTAGGCTCACCGCCGTAAAATTCAACGATAGAGCCTACCTTAGCGTATTTCCTAATGAAATCTTTTATTAGTTCCAGATTAGCCAATACAGGAGATTCATTCTTAGACTGTATACAGCAATAAGAACAATCCAAATCACAATGATTACTGAATACAACACTAAGAATATACATCTTTATTCCTTCACTGGATTGTCTCTAAAATAAGATTGAACTTGCAATGGGATAACTTTACGGGCAGAATCATCTTCATCAAAGAATCCCATGATATAATCATTATAACCAAATCTTGTCTTATACGACTTAATTTTTTCATAAAGATCTTTGATGTACATCCACAACCAATCGGTCTCATAATCAAATGCAAACTGATACTTCAGAGATTTGAAATCTGATTCTTCAATACCATCAAGAGCCTTATAACATTCATATAGGTGATCTACAAATTCACGCAATCCCCTAATATCAAGTGCCGCCAAGTCTTTATCATCTCTTGGCAATGCATATTTTTCACAATAAAATCGTGAAAATCTCAATAGAGGATATTGTTCAGAATCTACTTCGGTTAACGCAAGCTCTTCATCAATAATACCTTTAAGAACATTATAAGCATAAAGAGAATATTCATCGTCTTCAATATTAGAGGCGAAATAAAAAATTTTCTCTGCTCTTTCAAATGACCCTTTTTCTGAAGATTCAAGCACCTCAAGCGCCTTTTCATAATTACCTTCAGCGACAGTCATAGTATTATTGATTTCAAAAAAGCTAATAGGCATTAGCAACCACCTCCAACAGTATCTTGGTGTGAATGTGTATGAATCATTAACGCCTCTATAACACGACGAATATCATTAATGTCTCTAACACTAATATCATCATCGGTAGTCACGCGTCTAGAAACACCATTTCCAAACGGTAAGGCTTCTTGTCCTGAGCCATTGGTCCATTGAGGAATTGAAAACCCGGTAGGAGAACTTGTTTCTGGCATAAAAATCCTTTCTTGTAAAATACGCCAGTCTTATTACTGGCGTAAATATATTTTACAATAAGACTCTATTCTTTACTACCTTCAATTCGGATGTATGCAGCATTTGATACTAGCATAAAATTCAAAATCGCGGCCAACTCCAATAAAGAATCTGGCTGATGTATATGCCAAAGGATTCCCTCGTCTAGACGATTATCCAAAATTAAGGAATCTAAGCGCTTTTCACCATCTTCCATTTCGAGAATCCTAGCCAACAATCCATAGATGTTTGTAGTTTCATCTAGGGTCATTGAACCCTTTTTACGAGATGTAAAATAAAGGCTAGGATTGATTGTTTCTGGCAGACAGCTTAACAGCAAATCATCTTCGTCACAACAGATGTTGAATGTATCCATAAATGACATCCAGTTATGGTCAAATCCTGATTTCACAACTTCTTTTATAAATTCATATTTCTCTGACACTGACAAATTTGTGTAAGCTGAATAGCAAGCAAATGTTGCATTATTTAATTTTGGCAATAGTTCATTTTGAAGATATTGTAAAGACATTTTTATTTTTCTTTCTGTTTAAAGCCACTCTTTTAATGGGTAGCCTTTAATTTCAATCACCGGCAATTTTGCACGCCCGGCATTAAGGTAACGACTGAACATAAGTCCATATGGAATAGGATCAATAGCAGTGATACCTAAAGCATAAGAGAGTAAAGATCCAGCGGCACTATTATGTACCATGCAAATATTAGTTCTAAAGGAACAGTCCTCATCAACCATAAGATCATACACCCTTACTGGTTCATCTTCATTATAGAAGCTAGACAACTCGAAATTATCTATTGAGTCTGTTTTGTAATCTTCAACCTTTGATAAAATATCATCAGACAAAGTTCCTCTATCCAATGTATGGATCTGTCTATCCAATTCAATAGCAGGGATAAAACCATGGTTCTTGGTTTTTATTTTATGGTCCTCTGTAAGATGCATCATACCATACTCTGTTTCAAGAGTAATCATATCCCTATAGTCTACAGTATATTTTGTAGTGTGATACACTGATTTCCACCGATTATTATGTGTCCATACCATATCGCCAACTCTTACAAATTCAATTGGGCAATAATAAATGGAATTGTCTCTGTTTATAAGAACCTTGGTTCCTTCTAATAAACAGCCGCGGCCAGGACCAATCATAATACCTTTGGCTTTCGCTTCATCTAGGATTTCTTGTAGAACCAATGGATAAGAACTGAAACCCATTTTTAAATACATTTCAAGTTCTTCTTCGAGCCTATCTAAATAAATCTTTTTATCCTTTTCGGATAATTTCTTAGAATATTCAGAATACCACTGCATAGCCCTTCTTCTTAAAACAGAGTCTGGGTCTAAATATGGTGCCGGGAAAATAATATCCTCATTCTTAGGCAGGGTTACATTACACATTTCAGCAATCTTATTCGTATTGGCAAATGCTTCTGCGTCTTCAGGATGAGAATAGTATTCTTCAACCAATACGTGATATGGCTTAACATAATATTGGCTAGGCTGATAGAACATCGAGTTACTGTCTACATCGGCATCTTCTTTGCTTGAATCAGTCAAACCGGCAGCTTTAATTGCCTTATTGATTTGACCACCAGTATTAACCATAACCAATTTTGCATGACTATCAGACTGCCAAGGATAAACATAATGACTATCACAAGTGATAATCATAGGAATATTATGTTTCTTAGAAATTTCAACTAGATTTCTATTTGCCACATCTTGCTCTTCAAGGCCGGTATAAGTCTTCTCGAGATAGAATCGGTCGCCAAAAATTTCTTTTAATTTTAAAGCAACCTGCTCAGCTTCTTCTGGCTTACCATCTAAATATAATTGATTAATAGGCCCGCCTAGACAAGCAGATGTACAAATCAAACCCTCATTGCATTCTTCAAGAAGAGCTAAATCAAAACGGGGCTTATAATACTTATAACGAGTCCAAGCAATAGAAGTTGCTTTCATCAAGTTCTTATAGCCCTGCTCATTCATAGCGATAAGCAAGATATGATAATTTGCCTTATAGCCTTCTATTTTTTCTTTAATAGAACCAGAATGAAGTGTCATATACCCTTCATTTGCAAAGATAGGTTTTATACCATGTTTAGCACATATCTTCGCTTGCTCATGATGACCAATCATATTGCCATGCTCAGAAAGGCAAAGACCTTTCATTCCTAATGCTTTGACACGCTCGCAATATTCCTCAAGCTTACCAAATCCATCCAAAGGACTATAGATGCTATGTGCATGTAAATTGGTATACATCCCGATATCTTCGGGCTTAATATCTCCATTTGGATTCTCAGGAGTGGATACAAAACTCATTAATGGCCCTTTCTTCTCTTACTTATTCTATTGGCCCCTTAGTAAAAGGAGCCAGTATTTTACCTATTTAATAAATTTGGTTAAGTCTGGTGCCCAATAATTGGGCCCTTTAATGACTTTTCCAAGATCATCTTTTAAAGCCTTACCGTCAACAAATTTAGACATATTAGAAGCATGAACTTCATTAAATCCAGCTTCGAGGTCTAAACCAAATGTAACGGCAGCACCAGTATTGACATAGTCGATATCCACAATAGCGTCATAAACGCCAAGTAGATCAACATCTAAATCTTTATCTTTTAATTCTAAAGAAATAGCCTTTAGGCTACCAAGATCTTTATTTAGATCTTCTAGCAGTTTTTTAGCATTACTATTATTTTCCGCTTCTTTCCCTAGAATTGCTTCGGCCATTTCAATAGTCTCTTCTAATGTTAGTTGAACACGAAGAAGAGCATCAGCAGAAGAAGGAACTGTAGGCTTTTCATTTACAGTTTGACCAGCAATGGTCATAAACTTTTTAACTTTTTCTGTATGACTTTTAAAGCCCAGTAAGTTCCCAAATTTACAGAGCATAAGATTGCTCATCATCCATACTTGATAAAAAAACATTAGTATCCGTCCTCAGTAGTTCCGGGCGCGCCGACTACTTGAATTCCGTCATCACGACCAGCACCATTAACCAATTCTTGAAGTCTATCTAATTCAGATGGATTAGCCTCATAATAAGCCTTAAGGCCAGTCTTACCCTGGAATTTAAGAACCTCTCCATCTTCAGTGCAGTAAGGTAATGTATACCAAGCTCCACCTTTTTCAAAAACATCTTTAGAGATAGCAGAATCAATAAGCTCTTCGATTCTATTAAATCCTATACCAAAATAAAGATTAGATTCACCAACTCCAAATGGACTTCCGACTTTATTCTTAATTATTGTAAAGCCAACAGTTTGACCAATGAATCCATCACCAGATGAATTTTTAATTCTCATTGATGGAGTTGAGTTGATTTTGACACGACTTGAACAGTAAAATGGAATTGCTTTTCCTCCGGGCGTTGTCTGGCCGCCCCAAAGGTCCATCTTGTCGCGTACCTGATTTACAAAAATCATAGTAGTATCAGCTTTTTTTAATGACTCTAAAAGTTTAGGTAAAGATTTAGACAGAAAACGAGCCTTCTCGGCCATCGTCTCTTTATCATAATCACCATTCAACTCACGTTTAGTCATTAATGCCGGCACACTATCAACAATAACTAAACTAAAGGCGCCGGTAGCAATAGCACTGTCAATAATTTCAAAAACATTTTCAGCTTCTTGCATTTGAAGGAATACAACACCTTCATCATTTTCACAGTCGAGACCAAGCTTTTTCATATACGAAAAGTTTTGGGCTTGTTCGGCATCAACATAAAGAATGTATTTATCTGGATATTGTCGACGAGCATTTGCACAAGTTAAAGATACAATGGTTGATTTGCCAGAACCGGATTCGCCAAAGATTTCGTGAATGCGACCTCTAACCCATCCTCCATTACCAAGAAGGCCATCAAGGATAGCAGAGCCAGAAGATATAGATTCAAAAACTTGATACTCACCATTAGAGAAGATATCGTTACCCTCTCCGTATTTTTTATTCATTGCAGTCTTAAAACTGGTCATTGCCCTTTTAACGTCGGGCGAAACGTTCATTTCTATTTTAGACACTTCTGCGTTGTCCTTTTTATTTAGAGTTATTATTGACCTCTAGTAGAGTATCTCTCTTCTAGAGATACCAAGTATCCAAGACCTCCCAGTCTGGAATCAAAGATCTTGATTTTTTCATTCTGAATATGCCAATAGTCTAAGAATGATTCAGCTATGTTCATTGCAATATATTTTGTTTTGCACTCTTCCATAGCCATGGAATTTAATGCTTCAATGCTCGGTCGACGCTTAATTTCTTGTGCCTCGAAACGCTCCATAATTTCTTTTTTGGATGCAAGCATTGCGGCTTGATAATGCACTTCACAGGTTTTATACGCAGCTTTTGCATACGCATAATTGGAATTTACAATACGAAGTATTTCTATAAATTTTGCATTGGCTGCCCGCAAATCGGCAGTGTCCGAATGCTCATTAACAACAGGTAATTGAACCTCTGCCTCCCATTCGGATAAAGACTTTCCTCTAAATGGAACGTTATCCATAAAAGAGGAAACATACTCATCGTAATTGCGATAACCAATCATAGCTGTTTCAATAGTTTCAGACATATTATTTCTCTATTTCAGGTGAATCAGAAAAACGTTCAGACATCTTAATTAAAACATGAACCTGAAGCATTAATTGTAATCCAAAATTATCTGGATAACTCAAGCACATTTTCTCAACTTCAAAGCTATCATTATAATTGAATTTTGGAATATTTGAGTCTAATACTATATGCGCCAGCGAAAAGACTCGCAGCAAATTAGCAACAGATAAAATAAACTCGGCATTAGTCGGACTCTCCTCTTCTACTACTTCGTTTAGCTTTGCTAGTATTCTTTTTATCTTCTTTATTTCCATTTTGTATTTCTTCCATTTGCAAGCCATAAGATACGGCAACTGCAACAGCGTCAGATTCATCATAATTATTGAATTCAAATTTATCAATATTTATGACAAAATTTTTCAATGATTTTTGAACTTCATTTTTATCCGCTCTTCCAGAGCCTGTAATTATTTTTTTAACTGTTTGTGGTGCAATTACATCATAGCTTTTTCCAAGGCCGCGTATAATATGTCCCTTATACAATCCTGCTAATTCCGCGAGGTCAGTAAGGCGACCAGGAGAACCAAAACTATAATTTTCCAATACAAAAAATTTGGAGTCTTTAATTGAACTAAAAGACTCCGTTGCAAAAATAAAGCATTCTAAAGATTCTAATTTTTTATTAAAACCTTTTGTTCTAGGATTTGGAGCAATTGATTTTATATCAATTAAACTAAATTTGCTGTCACCTAAATACTCAACAACAGCTAACCCTGTATTGGTAACAGACAAGTCAATTCCGCAAAAATAAATACTCATAATTAATCATCACTGTCGCTAAGGCCTCCGCAGACTTTAGCGAGAAGAATCAAAAACTCTCTATCAAGAAGTGCTTGGGCTGGAACAGAAATCGACATAATTTCTGTGGATCTATCAGGATCAAATGTAACAGAAGTGAGATTCACCAAAAAAATATTTTCTTTGTGATGATAGATGTATCTGGGATCATAACTCAATTCAGGAACATTTGAATCACTATAATATGGAGCAGTAGGATACTCAAAAGCAAGATCTCTTACAAAATTATGATAATCGCGTTGTTCCTCTGGCATATTGGTATCGACACTCAGTCCATCTACCCGATAAGTCACATTTGTCAAACGAGTATTAAAAATATGATTATCGATCATTTGAGCTGAATCAAGGAGATAACCGCTTTTAGCCATATGATTACGAAGATTGAATAGATCTTGAATTCTTTTATTTGCATGATAAGCAAAAAATGGAGGCATCCTCGTGCCCATTCTTCCAGATAAATATGGAGCCTGAATCAAATCTGTGACTCTTTTTGTATTTTCATCCATATAATTTTCATCAAAAATACTGATGCTCGGAATACGGACTCTAATATCATCCCTGGCATAAGACATATTATAAGTCGTGCCAATAAGTTTTCTAAAATGTGTATTTAAGGATCTACGATAACTATCCATAGTAAATCCTTTAAACTTCACTTTGGTTCCACGCAGTTCAGCAATATTTGAAATAGCTGCACGCAAAAGCACTTCATTTTCTAAAAAGTACATATTAATATCTTTCTGTTTCAATTAAAATTCGGATCATAATTAAATGAGGATATATAGGCAAGGCCTTTTTCTTCTTGAGATTGAATTCAGAGATTCTTGTAAAATAAATAAATAAGCTCAAGAAAGTCTTTATTCATAAACAATGAAATGGGCACAACTAAAAGTGAATACAATGGTTTTTTCAAGTATGATCCCTCCTTCCAACTGATCGTATCATAATTCATAGTTTTATCAACATGAGTATAATCAATCTTTTCCATTAGAATAAAATTTCGATCATACCACTTTTTATAATCCATGCCATTTTTCTTTCATCCATAGATATAAATAGTAGTATGCCTTCATAGTCATTGAAGGTTCTTCGGCCTTATCGAAAAGATATCTGTTTATATTAAAACTAGGAATAGGCAACGCTATGTATGAACATTCCCGATAAAATGAAAGAGAATCTACAGTTAAATTTAATTTACTAAATTCAAGGAATTCACAGATTTCAAGCAAAAATTCCCAAGGATAATCATCGGTCTTAAAAGTAAAATCTCTTCCGGATATTTGTGACATCAGTGACAGGCTTAAACGTCTTAGAAGAAAAGGGACCATAAATAATAAACCTATATAATAACCTCATATTATAAGACGAGGTATAGTATTAATTGATACCAGAATTCATTAAAATTCGATCCATAATACTAGGAGTCTGTGGATTGGCTTTATTTAAAACAGTTCTTTTAACCATTTCCAATGCTCCTACGACTTCATAGGCGGCCCAGCCATCATCAATTGAAAAAGATAGAGAGCCGTTATTTTCTCTAATCACAATCGTTTTCCCATCAGGCTTTTCTTCACTATCTGTACTCTTAGATACATGCATATAAGATGGACTAGGACTTTCTTTATTGAGACCAGTATCTCCTTTTGAATAAATTGGACCACTAGTTAAAAGAACATCATTTTCTGCTGTTTCTTCGGCATTTTTATATTTCATAAATTACTCTCTTCTCAAAATAAAACGAATGGTTTTAGATTCTGACATCAATGCAAGTTTAACTAGCGAACATACATCCTTAAATGATATATGAACACCTTCACTTGAATCTTTAACAATATTTCCCGGATAAACAGTAATGCGCTGACCATTGCTAGATTCTAGGACAACAGCCTCCATTAATTTTAAAGATTTACCTAGGCCGGGATCACTCAGTTTCATAGAATCAACCATACGGTCAATCATTTCTTCAACTTCAAATGAAACTTCATTCCCATCTGCTGTTTCTTGAACTACAGAGAAAGCTGTAGGGGCATCATCCGGTCGTATATACGATTGCTCAGGTTCAGCACTTACATGGGTTTCTTCCGCATTCTGAGGGGCTTCCTGAACGGTCTCTTTCACAGTCTCCTGTTTGACTTCTGGCTGCTGAGACTGACTGTGCTGAACAAGGCTCGGATACCATTCTGAAAATTTTGCTGCAATTTTTTGAACACAACTCCAAAGCATAGCCTTATCAGAAACGAGGCAATGTGGCAATGCATAATGGGAAATAGGTTCTGATAAAATGCACACTGCAACTTTTTGTTCATCGTCAGTAAAGTCTTTTAAGAATGCATATCCTGGATAGCCCCGCTCTTTTGACAGAGGCATAGTTACTTTCCCGGAGGTCTCATTGAAACATAGAAAAATAGATTTTCCGGAAACATTTAAATCCTCAGACTCTACATCAATAATACGTATAAATTCAGGACTAATCTTTGCCAAAGAAAAGATTCGTTTAATTGCTTCGGACTCTTGAGAGGTTACACGTTTACTTACTACATAAATCATATTATGCATATTATTATCCTTAAATTATTAATCTCTCTACATTGTAAATATAAATAGAATGGATCAGATCTAATTTTTAGTATTGTTCTCTTCTAAATTTTCTTCCAGATAAAGAGAGCTCAAAAAACCTTTTTTAAAAAACAAAGGACATATATTAAATCCTCTTCCATTGCCCTTAGATATTTTACCAAAAGTAATCATCAACCATTCTTTATCATCATGAGTAAAGTAATCAATATTTACTAAGGAATATCCAAATGGATTGTCAGAAATAAATAATTTTACAAACTCTTTAATGGATTCTGTAGCAACATTCTCTGTAGTAATAGGGTCATTAAAATTGTATAAAAACATTTTAGGATCAGGGTCCTTTGCCATAATGCATATGTCCTTATACTTCAAAGCGACCGGATTAAAAATGTCTTGATTGATTTTTAATCTTAAATCCCCAGATAACAATTTATCCCATAGTTGAGATTTGTCGTTAAAATAGGAATGCATAATTATATCTGGATTAAAAATCTTTCTAGTGCCATATTTCATATACAGAGCGTAATTTATAATGCCTTTTTCTGATTCATTATAATCACGTCGATCTTTAATAATATCCAAACATTTCTTACGAGCTTTTGAGTTTACCTTAGAGATAACTCCAGCATCATCGTGATTCCTTTTGTTTATCCCTAAAGCGGAATATTCCAGGGAACCATCTTTAGGGTAAAAATATTGAGTCTTCTTATAATTTAAATACAGGCCGCCCTTGTTTATAGCCTTTTCAAATTCAGAATAAATAGCCTTAGCATCATTCTCATTTGAAATAACAAGTATATCGTCAACATATACATGAATTTGTCCGCGCTCGGAATTCAATAAGCTTTTATCAAACTCATGGAAAAGAAGATTATTCAAATAACATTTTGCCAAATCATTTGAATACTGGGCTCCGGTAGGGATAATACCATTATGGAACAGACAACTAAAAAATGCCCAAAGTGCAATTTCAATTCTTTCAAATTTCTTAGTCTCATTATCTTCCATTTTGCACATACTGTATAAAAACAAGTTTTTAATAAGAAATGTTTTAGGAAGATATTTCATTACATTTTCGAATTTTACAGAACGAAAAAATGCTGATATGTCAGATTTAATAACAATATCATCGCCCTTTAGGGGGCTATAATAATCTGTATGAGCATAACTCTTAACCATTCTAAGGTTAGGGGTCAATGCTCGTAAAATTTTTCTAGTAGAAGAATGAACATTCTTAATGGCTTCAACATTATCAGAGTCTATCTGCTTATTGATGTAGCAAACATTACGACCCTTATCGGTTACAAAATTTCTAAAAAGAATTGTATTGTTACAGTTGCCTACAAAATCTGACAAAGTTTTTACCATTCTTGAGTAATCATCAAAACTAATTGAGAATATATTTTTATCATCAACAAGAGTGGATATAGCGTTCAAAACATCCTCTTTAGGAGTTTTGTTAAATAATTTTTCAGGAAATTCAGAATTAATAGTAGATTCCCCGCTCTCAATTTTTTCAATTATATTTAGAAAAGTACGGGCTAATGCCATAACTGGAAGCAAAAAATTTAGGCAAACTTTTTCTCTCATCATTAAACTTTCTTAAAAGTAAAGAACGGTCGACATATTAAATGCCGACCATATATTAATTACACACTGTTTTTAAAACTGTTTCTACAGTTGTTGCAGGTAAGCATGTAAAATTAATTCTTGCTGAAATTACATCTGGACGACTCATGAGTGCACACAACCAGTTGTGTCCAACTAGCGCTGCTGTATCATTGGCAACCAAAAACTGTTCCTCTAGTTCGACATCTGTGTCTGCCTCCGCGCAAGAATAGATTTTTACTTCTTCATCTTCAGTTAATGTTTCTGGAGACATAGTAAAGAATTTTAATTTTGCATAATCACTTGGTGTAACACCATATGGTGTGGCAAACAATTGACCATGAGCCAATTCATTTCCAATATCTACAATCCAGCCTGTAATTGGCAGGGAGTGAACTGCCCGTCTAGCATTTTGGTTGTCCACAAGATTAAACACTACAACAAATTCAGAATGAGCAACCATATCGTTCAGAGTATTGATATGACTAAAATGATTTACATCATAATTACTTTTCTCTGTGAGATATTTATCAATATACTGAACACTAATATCATTAAGTGTTGCACCATAACGAACAGCCATAACTTCGGCTTTATTTCTACCAATATCTGACTCGACAAAGTTCTGACGAATCAGATTTTTACTTTCGCTTATTGTTACTATTTACCATTGATAAAAAGTTTTCATACTTTCTATCCAAATATATATTAGAGTCCAAATAAAGATAATTTAAAACTTTTAAAACATTGTCATTACCAGATAAAGCCAATTCATAACAACAGTTTTCTGTATTAAATCTCTTTTTTAGCTTTTTAGAAGTTGAAAATCCCATTGAGTTGAAAATCTCCATCAGGCCGAGAAGAAATTCTTCTGTTCCACATATCGTCATTGATGACCTGTAATAACCGTCATTGTGAAGATATTTTCCAAAGGATCCATCGCCATCCACATACCCTCTTATAAAATGCCTATAAAGGGAACAGTCAATTTCTGGAATTCTAAAATTCACTGTTTTTTCTCTTACAAAACCTAAAGATCTTAAACTAGAAATCATTTCCTTTGTACCAAATGTAAATCTAACAAATTTTGAATTTTTATTTAGATTAAAGGAATTACCAGTATAAAACTTTATATCCTTATTTATGCCAATAGTGCTTCTAATCTTTTCAATAATATCAACATCTTTAAATGACAATGATATTATTATTTCTTTGTCAGAAACATGCCCATCAGCTGCTATAAAGCCAAGGATATACGCTTTCTCTTCAGTGTCAATCGAAGAAAAGTATTCAGGATCTTTATAATTCTTATGGCTATAATTATACCTTCCAGATAGATTATGCCTCCTTGCGAATGCATTCACATTTACGAGAGAGCACTCGTATTTTTGTGCAATTTCTATACTAGGAATGTTGTTACATATATCTATCATCATACAAATATTTTTAGATGACATATGTTTAAAGCCAAGCTCTTTCATTCTTCTTTCCACAGTTCTTTCTGAAACCTGGAAGAATTTAGAAACGAGATGTTTATCTATATAACCATTGTAAGAGTTCTTTTTAATATACTCTAAAATATTTTGTTTTATTTTCATATGCGTCCTAATAATGTTGATTAAGTCTATTTGACATAAAAAACATTATACGACACTATTTGGTAAATGGCAAGGTCGTTTCTGTTCCGCCTTGCTCTGTATCTCTTATATGCATATTTCCGATACAGTACAGACCATCGCTTCACTATAAAAGTGTTCACCCGCCTTGGCCGTTCACGCTGCACGAGAATAATCTCTGCTTGCGCCTTGTCTTCTGTTATGCCAGAGGTCCAAGTCAATTAGGGCAAATTTATACACGGCCGATTAGAGTATTCAGGTTAACCGTGTCACCATCCACAAGCACCAATGAGAAATCATTAGCAAGCAAGTTTTTGCGTTTCATGTCGTTGATAGTTTTAGCAAGCTTTGGAATAAGCCAAGAGCCAGTTCCACCACATCCAACAACTACGATTTTGCCTAAAGGAAGATAACGTTTATTAGAAGTTTGACCAGAAAGTTCTTTCATCAGAGCTTCTGCTTCATACTCTTCAACTGCCTTTTGATGTTTATTGACTTCTTCTTCTGTTGACAAGAATTCAATAACTTTTCTACCAATCGTAACTTTTTTCATAAACATTTTCCTTTAAAATTTTTTCAAATAAGCAGCGATGCGCTCTGGCAAATATAGATAATTCAAATCATATTCTTTCATAAGATCGGCAATTTCTTTACCAAGTACAGATTTATTATAGAAAGAATCTTCCACGGCATGAATAGCAGAAGCAATCGCAACAACAAATGCTCTTGACGGATCATCTACTTCGCTAAATCCTTCTCGATTACCAGAATGCACTTCTGAGATATTTTCAACAAGACTGTACATAAATGATTTCAGAAGTTCAGAGAATAGATAATACGGATGGGTTTCTGGCAAACTTACAGCATTTGCAAAATCATAGCCAACAGTTTCGATTTCTTTAAATTCGGAGTCACTGTACAGAAGATTGTCACCAGGTTTAGACATGCCAGATAAAACTGAAAAGATGTAGCCAT